TCTAGCGTTGACAACTGGTCGGCGCGTGTCAATAACTCGTTCACTTTTTGGTCATCGGGCGCGTCGACCGCGCGCAAATACGCATTGGCTTCAACGTATTTATCGGCCAAGAGCAAATTTTCAATTTGCGTGAAAAACTGCGGCGCGTCCGCGGCGTACAGCGCCAGCATTTGTTCGGCGTTGGGTAAATTTTCCGCTACAGTGACGCGTTTTTTAAATGTATCTAAACTTACTTTGGCTTTATTCACGTTTTCGGCCGTTCGTGGTCTTTTTTGCAATAAATAGGCAGCAGATCGAATCAAGTTGCTCAATTCCAAATCTTTTTCTTTTTTATACGCGTTTGTGCTTCTAATGAAGTTTAGCATGTTCACCGTGTGTTTCAACTCACCCTTGTTGGCTCTATCGTCTTCCACGTAGTCCCAATTATCTGCAGACTCGCTGGATACATCTGACGCCGTGGAATTGCCGGCCATAGCAATGCGGCGCTTGTCAATAGTGTCGGAAAGTAGAGACATTTGTCCTGCCGTTGTTTTGTCTTGTTTAATTTTGCTACCTAAATCGGCTACCGGGGCGGTGTCTGCGGGTCTGGGTTTGGGTTTATTGAGCTTTATGCCTCGTTTGATTTCATCTAAAAGCGCACTGTGCGCGTCACCTGCGTTTTTATTGGGCTCGGTGTCTGCGGGTCTGGGTTTGGGTTTATTGAGCTGTTTGCCTCGTTTGATTTCATCTAAAAGCGCACTGTGCACGTCACCTGCGTTTTTATTGGGCTCTGAAACCATTGCGTTTATCAATAAATTATCAACCGGATTGTCGAGCAACGGCGGCGGAGGCGGAGGCGGAGGCGGAGGTATGCCCGCCGACAAAGTTGGCGCTGCAGCATCAATCGAATTGTCGAGCAACGGCGGCGGAGGCGGAGGCGGAGGCGGAGGTATGCCCGCCGACAAAGTTGGCGCTGCAGCATCAATCGAATTGTCGAGCAACGGCGGAGGCATGCTCGACGACGCACTTGTAGCAATAGAAGCAGGACGTGATTTTAAACGTTTTACTACCTTTAGGTCTGGGGGTTTGAAAGGTGTGAGCGGTTTGCTAGGCATGTCGGGCCTTTTAGCGTGCGTTTTATCCGGGTCGGCCACAAATATAAATTCGTCTGTAGGTCTAGACGATGTACCAATTGGTGATTCTAGAGTTGGAGAAAACGTACGTACAGGCTCAGGCGATTTGTGGTGCGGTTGAGAAAATAATGCATCCGACTGCGTGTATATCTGCGCTTGTGGGGACGACGGCGGCGTGTACGTTTGTGGCGACGTGTGTAGCTGTGATTTTGGCGTTGGTGACGGCCTATACACATATAGTTCCGGCGGTGTCTCAGTTCGCGATTTTGGCGGTGGCGTATGCAACTGCGACTGTTGTGTTACGGGCTGCGTGTGCGGCTGCAGTTGTTGTGGAGGAAGCGTGTACGTTTGAAGGTGCGTTTGCATAAATTTGGAGTATTCTTCGTAAAAATCGCCGCTGAACACCCCCATCTCCACGTCATTCACCGTGTCCAAGCGCAATAAATTTTCAATACGTGCTAGAATATTATTTAGAGATTGTCTGACGTTAGGCTCTTGCACGTTAATTAAAAGCTGACGCATGCGCGTCAGCGTCACAAAATGCCGCGACGCCTCTGCTTGGTCCACGTGCATGTACGCTGTGTCAGCGTAAATGTTTTCGGCCAGCTTGAGCAAGTCCAAAACGGTAGTTCTGTTCAGTCGCACTGTTCGATCGGCCAAGCCCAACTTGATGTTGTGTGCCTCGGGTCCTACCACTCTTGAAAAGAAAAAATTGACGTCGATGTTATTGTGCTGGTTGCCAATTAAATAAGACCGCACGGACTGGTACTGGCGTTCCATCATGGACGCAACCTTACAAGCGCTAACGCAGTTTGTGAACGACAGCACCGTTATTGCGCCCAAAGTTGTCAACGGCAGGTTCGGCAAAATGGACGTGCTGCACCACCGACCCACCAGCAAGCTCTACCTGCGCAAAACAATTTCCGCGCACAACTTCAGCGCCGATGAGATAAACGTGCACGATCTGATGGCGGATCACCCCAGTTTCGTCAACATGTACTTTTGCTACAATTCGCCCACCGCGTGGGCTATTGTGATGGATTACGTGCCGTGCCCGGACTTGTTTGAAACGATGCAAACTCAGGGAGCGCTGGATAGCGCGCTAGTGGCCAATATAGTACGGCAGCTGTGTGACGCGCTTAACGACCTGCACGTAATTACCGGCTACATACACAACGACGTCAAGCTAGAGAACGTCTTATATTTCGGGGCGCGCGATCGCGTGTACCTTTGCGATTACGGCCTGTGCAAACGCGAGCACTCGCCGGGCGTGCACGACGGCACGCTCGAGTACTTTAGCCCGGAAAAAATTCGCCGCCACAATTACGCGCGTTCGTTTGACTGGTACGCCGTGGGCGTGGTAACTTACAAGCTGCTTACCGGTGTCAAGCACCCATTCGAGCGCAGCGTGGCCGAAGTGCTCGACTTGTCCAGCATGCGGCGCCGCCAGCAGTACAACGACATTACCTTGCTGAAAAACGTGCGCAACTTGCAGGCGCGCGATTTTGTGTTTTGCCTGACCAGGTTTAACCTAGAGTGCAGATTGATTGACCACAAACAAATAGTAAAACACCCATTTTTAATTAACAAACACAACTCTGGAGGATGCTCATCACACGCATCGTTGGTCGCCGAGTTCAGTACTAATTGTGTTTGAGTTTTTATGTTTAAGCACTCGTCAGGGTCGTCGGAAGTCGGCGTGGTGGTAACGGGATGCAAAACAATAAAACAAAGGTTATTGTTTAGATTATTATTTTTATTTACATCAGCCATTTTAAAACTTATATTATACAAAAACAAGAGAATAACAAATACTTTTATATTTAATACTTTATTAACATTACAAATTAATCGTCAATGGTTATGGTATCATGATGATCTTCAATCAATATTAAATCATCATCATCATCATTATTAACATTATTATCATTACAATTAATATTGATGTCAACGCGGCAAGGCACACATGCGGCACCAAACACCTCTTTTCGTAAATTTATGATGCGGTCTTTGAGCATCATGTTCTCAAAAGTAGAGTCTAAAAGTGCATTGAAGCGCTGGTACAAAGGAGTGTCTGTGTTCCGATTAAACTCGACGGTCACCGCTGATTTTGAGGCCAGCTCGGATTTCAAACGTTCCACGGTCTGGGTCAAGTCCGCAATCGTTTTCGCAGAAGCACCGTCCCTTTCTTCTTTTTGGCTTTGTAAACGTTTTTTTTCTAAATGATTAACACATATGGCTTCGTCATACTCTTGGTTTTGACGCTGCAACTTCTCATTTTTGGTTTCAAGGCTGGTGACGCGTTTTTGCAGCGAAGCAATTTGCCGGCAGGACGACTCCCACGCAGCGTCATGCGCGGCCTTCATGCGCTGCAGCTCCGCCGCCTTTTCCTCCTGAACGCGGTTTAGCTGCTCACGCAGCTCAACTTCATTGTTCGGAATGTCACCTGGTAAGGCGGCGTAACGCTTGTTAAGAATGCCCACTGCGTCACAAAATTGCTGGCAAACAGGCACGTCCGTCGTCTTTTTAGTGAACTTGCAAGTCACCACGGCGTTAGGAAAGAACGATCGCCAAGCGGTCACGGTTTTTTGGCACAATGGACAGCCGATACCAACGCGCGGCATTTCGGCGTGCACTTCGGCGTTGCGGTACAACCCTAGCACGCACTTGTAACAAAACATATGCGTGCAAGTGGAGGGCATCATGAACTCGACGATATTGTCCGACTGCATCACGTACGTTTCGTAACACACGGCGCAAGTAGCTGACAGCGGAGTCACTGGCTTCTCGTTAAAACTTAAAAGCAGCCGTTCCTGAACGGCCTGGCGCTCGTTGTCGTTACGTATGACGTGCCTGTAGTAAGGGGTATATCTTCTGTACATGTTGACTAGTTAGTAATTCACAACTTTAATAAACTGTGTTTACGCGATCGCGCTGCCTAATAGCAGAGTGCTCAGAAGCTCTCAACGAACTGTGATTACAAGATCGCGCAGCCCGTACTTATACCCAGCGCGCCCCTCCACAGCAAGCATTTTGATAAGCCCCAACAGCGAATGCAGCCCCTCCACCCATGTGACGTGCAAATGTTTATCTAATCTAATTTCTACTCCGGTTGATAACAATGTTTATTTGCGCCGGGCGCCGACCTCGTGAAGGTCACCGACGATTAAAATAAATTCCGCGTAAGGCGTCATTGGTTAACGTTTATCATCGACATGTTTACAAGCAGTGCTATTTAAAGATAACACTCCTTTCAATAACACTCGTACTTGAAAATCGGGGTCAGCGCCAGCCGCATGTTCAGAGTAGGTGCCACGCTTTTTAAAAACACTCGTCGAGGACGCGTCTCTTGAAACCACCAGAATCGCCGCCCGACCCCGCTTTTGGAGAACGTCTGTACTCAAAAGCGGGGTCGGCGCTGACGCATGTCTGAGGTACTCGTTTTTCGAAAACATCTGTGTTCGGAAAGCGGGGTCGGCGATGACGCATGTCTGAGGCATTCGTTTTTCGGAACGTCTGTACTTAAAAGCGGGGTCGGCGCTGACGCATGTCTGAGGTACTCGTTTTTCGAAAACATCTGTAAAAATTTAGTTCCGTGTTGTTATGAACTTTTTTGAAGTGCAAAAATAATCATTATTTTCAAGGACCCATATACAGAACAAAGTCTTCGTTTCGTAGACTATTTTACTTTAATAGTCTACACTGTTTAATATGCTCTCTATACACTACCACGTAATGTACATTTTTGCACTGCAAAAAAGTTGCGCGCGCGCCTACGTGACTCGGCGCGCGCTGTTTATCTAATCTAATTTTATCAAACGGCGTGTTTATCGGCCTACGTGACTCGACGCACGGGCGCGGGCCTTATCGCGCCTATAAATACAGGCCGCACCGAACTGGTAAGCACAGTTGAACAGCACCAGCCTGATCAAACACTCGCCATGAGCCGCCAAATTAACGCCAACACCCCCGTCAGCCGCCGCCGGTCCGGTCTTCGCGGTCGCCGCCTTTCTTACTCGCCGGAAGACGCCGTGCCCACGCCGGCGCCGCGCTTCAGCATTCTTGAAGCGCGCCGAGCTGCCGATCGCCCTGCCGAGGAACGCATGCGAGCATGGCACGTAATAGGCGACACCAGCGAGCCGGTGACTTTGCGGTTTGTTCACAACAACGCCCAGTACACCGTGCACGGCAACGCTCCGTTCAACACTGCGGATTTTCAAGAAGAAAGGGATTCTCAAGAAACGGAGGCCGCCAACCGCGCGCATCAGCGCGCCGTGCATCTGCACGAGCACTTGCACGAAGTACAAGAAACTGCAGCGCCACTGCCTAACTATTCTCCTGTCCACTCTCCGGACCTGACTGTGATGGAGGACTTGGAGACGCCGCGCCAAAGGTTTGAAACAATGTTTCATGCAGTTGATGCCGAATCGGAGGACGAGGCTGTGCCTCTTCCGCAAGTGGATATGGCCGTGTTTTGCCACATTTGTTCGTGCTTTTTTACGGACATCAAAAATTACAACTCCAGTTTTGTAACAACGTCAGAGTGTAATCATGCCGTGTGTTTTAAGTGCTACACGAGCATTATGTTTGATAAAGAATTATTCAAGTGCAGCATGTGCAATAGAGCGACACCGACGTGCCGCGTGTACAATCATAAAGGTTTTGTGGAACTTTTGCCGACGAGGGCTGTTCGCGATAAACAAGCCATCAAGACACACTGGGCCCAGTTGCTGGACAATAACATGTCTGACAGCAAAGTGCCCGAACAAAATGACGTCCAAAAATTACAGGCAGAACTGGCTGAATTGCGTGCTGAGATGGCGTCCATGCGTGCTGAAATGGCGTCCAAGCAGCTTGGGGCAACCATGGCCCTCGAAAACCGTCGAGGGAGTTCCAGCTCTGGCGCCAGCTCATCCTCGACGTCGACCAGTTCCAGCTCCAGCTCCTCTTGGCTCTGGGAATGTTTGTTAAATACAAGAAACTATTAGAAAACACATTGACTTAAAATTTACTAGGTAAACAAAGACATTTATTTATTATTTATTTATTCCAACATATTACAGTAAACACCAATGCGCTGTAAAATTCAAATTATACATACAAAAAGACATAAAGCAGCTCAAAGAACGTAATCGTAAACTGCAAAGCCAGATAGATGCGCAGAACTTTAAAACAAAAGCTTACTTACGTGCAAGAGTTTTTGCGTCAGCAAACAAACCTAATGGAATTTATGCGATTGATATTAACATTGTTTTATATATTAATAAACTGTATTAATAAACTGTTTGTCTTTATATACCTGTGCAACCCTAAAAAACAACTGTCAACGGCAAATGCTTTTGTCGATACATTTCATGCGTCGGCGCCAACCCCGCTTTTCGGGTACGAGTGCCATACGTTTACGTGTACGGACGTGTTTAAAAATATTTTAGTCACGTGTTGGTGGCGCCGACCCCGCTTTCCAAGTACAGATGTTCTCAAAAAACAAATCCCTTAGACATGCGTCAACGCCGATCCCGCTTTCCAAGTACAGATGTTCGAAATAAATGCCAGACATGCGTCAGCGCCGACTCCACTTTTCGAGTACAGATGTTCTCGAAAAACGAATGCCTCAGACAGGCGCCGACGCAGTCTAAAGATAGCACTTGTTTTTCGAGAACACCCGTACCCGAAAAGCGAGGTCGGCGCTGACGCACGTTTATAGCACTCGCTTTTCGAGAAAAGCGAGGTCGGCGCTGACGCACGTCTATAGCACTCGCTTTTCGAGAACACCCGTACCCGAAAAGCGAGGTCGGCGCTGACGCACGTCTATAGCACTCGCTTTTCGAGAACACCCGTTCCCGAAAAGCGAGGTCGGCGCTTTTCAATCGTATCAAAAAGCAAGGTCGGCGCCGACGCACGTCTAAAGATAAAACTAACAATCGTACCCGAAAAGCGAGGTCGGCGCTGACGCACGCGACGCACGTCATCAAAACCAGACGCACGATTTAACCTATTACACTAGTTTTCTCAACAACAATCGTACCCGAAAAGCGAGGTCGGCGCTGACGCACGTCTAAAGATAGCACTTGTTTTTCAACAACAATCGTACTCGAAAAGCGAGGTCGGCGCCGTCTAAAGATAACACTAGTTTTTCAACAACAATCGTACTCGAAAAGCAAGGTCGGCGCTGCTTGTTTTCTCGTACTTGAAAAGCAAGGTCGGCGCTGACGCACGTTATTAATAACGCTTGTTTTTGACAACGCTCGCACTTGAAAAGCGGGGTCAATGCTGATGCCAATAATTAAATTGCATTGAAACTTAAGTCATATTAAGTCGCAAACATGAGCACTTTCTTTACAAATCTGCGCAGGGTTAACAAAGTGTACCCCAATCAAGCCACCTTCTTGACCGACAACACGCGCCTGCTGACAACTACACCGGCGGGGTTCACAAATGTGCTCAGAGCGCCCAGCACGCGTAACTTGGGCAACGGCCGTTTTGAACCTGGCTACAACCTGTCCAACAATCAGTTCGTGAGCGCGGGCGACATCAACCGCATTACGCGCGGCAATGATGTGCCGCGCATCCGTAACGTGTTCCAGGGCATCAGCGACCCGCAAATCGGGTCGCTAAACCAGCTACGGCGCGCCGACAACGTGCCCGACGCGGGCCTGCACGTGAAGCGCACGCGCAGCGATGCGGTTAAGCAAAACTTCCCCGAAACCAACGTGCGCTCGGCCGACGGCGTGGACCGCGCGCTGCAGCAGAACCCGCGCCTTAACACCTATCTGCAGGGCGCCAAAACGGCCGGCGTGGGCGTGTTGCTGGCCGGCGGCGCTTACCTCACCTTTAGCGCGGCGACGCTAGTGCAGGACATAATTCAAGCGCTCAACAACACTGGCGGCAGTTACTATGTGCGCGGCGCCGACGGCGGCGACACGGCCGACGCGTGCCTGCTGCTCAGCCGCACGTGCCAGCGTGACCCCAACATGAACACGTCCGACGTGGTTATTTGTAACCATGACCCGCTTATCGCCGACACGGCGCAGCTGCAAGCCATCTGCAGCGGGTTCAACTACCAGCAGGAGCAAACGGTGTGCCGGCAGAGCGACCCCGCCGCAGACCCCGACTCGCCGCAGTTTGTGGACGTTAGCGACCTGCTACCCGGCCAGACCATAATGTGCATTGAGCCGTACAACCTGGGCGACCTAATTGGCGACTTGGGCTTGGATCATTTGTTAGGCGAAGACGGATTAGTGGGCAAGTCTTCAAATTCTAGCGACAGCGTCAGCAACAAGCTTATGCCTCTCATTTGGCTGATCGGCGCCGTGTTATTTTTAGGTCTCATCATTTATCTAATTTACAGATTCGTAATTAAAGGCGGCGCCGGGGCAGCGGGCGCGGCCCGCGCCCCGCCAGTCATCGTATTACCGCCCCCGCCCACACAACAAACGTATAATAGCACAAAACAACAGATTTAAATGCAAATATTTATTTTTTACAATAACTTTCAAAAATAAATCTACTATCACTTTTGTTGAGTATCGTGTATATTACAGTCTTTTATAGATAAATTTACTATCACCTTTGTTAGAATATTGCTGCACGTCGTCTATTCTAATTAAATTTTGCAACAACAGCTGTAGCAATTTCAACAGGTTATTGTGCCACGTGGTGCTTTCGCGCCGGTTTACATTTATAATTCTAAACACGTGGTGCACGTTACGAGTATATTTTTTGACCAAATCGTCCACGTTGATGTCTTTTATTTCGGCAGCGATCCAGAAAAATTCAATTCCCTTTTTGGCAATGGTCAGGCGCTCGTCGTTGACGCCTCCGAACTGCAGCACAATAAAATTGTGACTGGTCTCGTCGTTCTCGTTTTGCGACATGTACTGTTCCACCAGCAGCCGGTTGCCGTCTTCCTTTTTGACCTTCTTTAAGCTGTCCGCGTTATTGTCACGCTGATGACCGTATCTGCTGAACAACAGATTGGCCACGCTACTGTACTTGTAAGTCAGCGATGATTTCTGAGTGACGATCTCCTCTAGTCGACTAATAACGCCGTTGTCCGGATTGTTTTCGGGAAAGCGCACGTTTTTGGAATATTTGATGATCTGCGCCACGTAAGAAGACGTGTAATTCCTGCTGAGCGGCGTGTTCTCAATAGTGGGCTCCTTGCGGCTCAACATTATGGGAAGCGTGAATAGGGAACGGTCTTGGAACATTTGATACAGCTTGTTCAGCAGCATACCGCTCTTGCTCTCGCCCATGGACTGCATGAGCGTAACAAAGGTGGTTTGAGAATAGTACATGTCCAAGTGAAAATGGTTGATCAGCGTGGTTTGGAACACATTTTTGACCGGCTCAAAATAGCAATCGTAGGGGTTGCGCTCTGCCTGCGCGTCGTCACACAGGTTCACGTGCGGCGGAATATCGATGCCCTGCTCGCGCACTAGCTTATACGACACCATAAACTTCACGTTATTCAGCGACACCACAAACACGCGATTGTCTACCATATAATAGTTATTAGTGTACTCGTTAGTCACGTTGTTGACAAACTTTGCAAACACCACTTCAAACGGCTTATGTTCGCTTTTCTTAACGACAAACACGTAATAGCCAGTCTCGGAAATGTAATCCGAAAACCGGTTGGCGCTCATTTGACAATCGCTTTTCTGCTTCTCCAGGTACACAGAAAAGTCATGTTTAAAATATTCCGCAATTTGGTCCGTAGGCGCCACGGTGCAAATCTCGGTATTATAATTGCACTCTTCAGTCAAAGAAGTTTTGTTCTGAATGGTGGCTTTCTTGTAGCGCTGGCGCATTTTGGGCTTGATGACGCGTTTCTTGCCTTTTGAAGACTCCCCGCTGTCGGAGTCGCTGTCCAGCTCAGACGCTTTGCGTTTCATGCTGTCTCCAATTGTTTCCACGATCACTTCGGGCTCCATCGTATCGGCGCGAAAACCGGTCACATACTCCGACGCAGTAAACTGCGCCAGCTCACTATTGACATCGCGATTCATAGCTGCGGATTCTTGAAGAATCTTATCAATTTGGTTATCTTGTTCGGCTGTTGTCAAGCTTACAGAGGAGAATGTTTCATAAGAATCGTTTAAGACGTCAAAGTTCAAATTTTCAGGAAATTCGGTGGACCTGCTGAACTGCGTGTGGCTTGGCGTGGACGGGCCCGTGTACAGAGACTGTTGTAAAGCGGCCATATTCTTAGGCATTGCGAGGTACTGCGCGCGTCGCGGTCAACTTGCAACTGAAACAAAAACCAACATGAACGTCTATTTATACCAACCCGATGGTGAACAAGATAACGATATAAAGTTCTACATGCCACACGCCACTAACGGCGTTATCGTTTATTTATTTAAATCGGGCGCGGGAACGGCGCCCAATAAGACGCTGTTGGTAAGCGGATATGAAAACAGCAGACCGATTAGCATGCAGTTGGCTATGGGTGCACGCAAAGACGCATTTGTCCTCAGTTGCGTGCGCGCGCCGTGTCTGTTCCGCGAGCTCTTTGTTTACAACAAATACACGGCGCCGCTGGGCCTCGTAATTGTGCGCGCCGGCCGCGCCGCGCCCGAAGCGTGGCACGTGTTGAGTGTGCGCCGCCGCGCCGAGGCCAAGCGCACACAGAAAATTAAGGGTTTGCGCGTACACAACAACTCGGGCCCGGACCAGTTTTACCCCAAAACGCTTATGTCGCTAGCGGGTAACGTGCCCTCCCATTTTATGAACAACTTGCAAAACTGCCGCACCCGCCACCAGGACGTGGGTGTTTTAAATTTGCTGTGCCCCGATTTACACATAAACGACAGTCCGGTACAATTAGAGGAGACCATTGCAACAAGTGCGATTGATTAAACAAATATAATGTAAATAGTGTTTTTTATTTATAACAACAGGTTGCGATACAGGCGCGCCGTGCAACCCGCACCCAAACAGTCATATTCGATGGGCACACAGCTGGCCGAATCCAGGTCGAACTCGTGGCCCGGGTCCCAAAACATGTGCACTCTGTGCGGGCACATGTAGTATGCGTTGCAATCGAACGGGTCCGCGTTCAAGCCAAAATAGCCGCGGGGGCAAATTTTGTTGTGGTGCGAATCCAGGTGCATCTCATTGAGGCGCTTAAAAATGAGCACTTTGAGCAAAACTAAAAACAAAACTAGTAGTATCATAATTTATTTGTTAAAGTTGTACACTGTAAATCTAGAACCGGCGCCGCCGCCGATTTTGTCAAACTCCTCGATGGCGAACCGGAACTTGCTTAAGAGTAAATTGTACGCCTTGGCGCTCATCGACGAGCGCAGCTTGTTTACAAACAAGGAATGGTCAAGCAGCGATTTTGAGTATTCCACCGCCCCGTAGTTTTTAAATATGAAATAGTGCAAGTACGCGTGCTCGACTACGAGCAGCAGTGTCAAGTATTGCGTCGCTTCGGTTTCGGTGATGCCAAAGTCCGACAACGCGTCCATGCACCGGTTGTACTCGTTAAAGGTCTTGGGTTGCTTGATGAACTCGTTGTCGTCGTCGCTGGTGCGCCGCTTGCGCTTGTTGGACACTAGCGTTTTGGCAATGCGCAGTCCGTGATCGTGCGTTTTTGGATCCACGACCGCGTCCACGTCGAACTCGCGACTTAGCATTTTCACAATAGACGGCCGGTCCACGGCGCACAGCAGCACGCCATCGTTCTCCGTGAACAATATGGGCTCGCCGGGGATGCTCGTGTCGGCGGTTTCTGTCATTACAAACTCCATCTTGTTGTTAAAGTGTGTCACCAACGGGTTAAACCGGTTGTGTACAAAGCCCATGGTGGCGAGGACGACCGCTACAATTTGGCGCGTGTCGCTTTTGTTGCGAAACACTTCCAGCAAAGGCTGAGTCATTTCTAGCGTGTTGATCATGGCCATGTACTTGCTCAATACCAGCTTCACTTTAGTCGTTTCAAAACTTTCGAGGCTTGACAGGTTTTTTAGGTCAAACTCGGCCAAGTCGTACGTTTTGGGAATTGTGGCATTGCAGGGCACGATTTCGGTGACGGTGCGCACCTTGTTGCACCGCACGCGTCTCATGTTAACGCTTGGTTACAAAGCTACTTATTTACAAGCGTTGTGGTGTGGCCACAAACGGGTTAGCGCGCATCGTTGTATTCAGCGGAAAGCCCATTTGCGGGGTGGCTCCAGGCGAGCTGCTGTTGTTGCCATTGCTGCTAGATTGTATAAAAATAATTACAAGCGCCACGATCACCACCACAGCCAATATAATTAGAAACGTGTTAGGCGTCAACCTGTTTAAATAACCGTTGCCCGTCGCGTCGGTGTTCGTGGTCGTGCCGGTGGCGGGGTCGGTGTAAATCATGATATTTGTTTTAGGCGAGCTTTACAGTGTTTGCGGCGACGCTGGGCCGTCGACAATGAGCAGTTCGAGCAGCGTGTTTTGCACCCAGGGGTTGAGGTCGCGCAGCGATTTTAGTTCGGACGTACTTTCGTAATCACCTCTTACTAAAAGATACGCAGGCACCGTGTTGGAAAACGTGTGCTTTACCAAAAATATTTTTTTGCCCTTATCAACAGCGTACACGTCGCCAGTCAGCCGCACCGGCGGCGAGCTTTGGCGATATACTAACAGGTTGGGGTGGTAGTCCAGTGTTTCTGTTGCGCCAAACAAGCGGTTGACAGACAGAATGCTGAGAATGCGCAGTTTGGGCGCGTAAAACGCGTTCAGCGTGCCGGTCAGCTGCAGTAAATCTCTATTTATAAACAAATACGCCGACTCGTTGTCATACATGGCGGGAAACACGTTAGTCAACTCCATTTTAATATATAGCTTGCGGTAGCAGTCAACCGCGTAGCGGTCGAAAACAATCTCGCGCAGCATATCGTTTGTGGACGCGCTCTCGTCTATGGCAAACTTGGTGATAAACTTCATTATTGAACTCCTGGTCATATATTCGTTGAGCACTTCCAGCAAGTCCGTTGGGAATTGCGCATCGTAAATGTAATCGCGCTGGATGAGTTTTACGAAAGGAGAATGGCTGTTCAGCTCTTTGTCGATTTCATCAAACACTCTGTTCGGTTTGCGCGTGGTGAATTTCATGCTGTTGACTACTTGATATTGTAAGCGGTACAGAGGCAAGCCCTTGTAAAAGTTTTTTAACATAAACATACTATTGTTAATTCGCGTCGCGTTGGCGGGGTGCGGCGGTAGAATGTTGTGTCCCACAAAGTGCGCCGCCATTTCCTCACCCAGCAAATAGAGGCGAAATGGGTGCCGGTTATTGTCTAGCCTAGGGGCCGCACACATGCGCACGCCGGACCAATCGACGTGCGCATCTTCAAACACAAACCCGGCGGCGCCCGCTAACACACACCCGTGATTTGTTGTGTTGGCGAACAACCTACTTTTGTACACTTTTATAAATTCGCTGTAAAGAAATGACGTCATTTTGCGAGGGTTCGACGTAAAAAAATTTGTCGCGTACACGGGGGTGCCTGGCTTGATGTACATGCGCGAGTCAAACTCCAAAATGTCCACGGTGGAGCGATCGCACACAAAGCGAAACTGCGGCTTGATGAACTTGTACACGTCAGGCGTGAGCAGTCCGCCCATCATGTGTTTCAGCTGGATGCTCTTTAGGTACGAAATGTAGTTTTGTAACGAATTATCGTCGAGCACGCGAAAGTGACAGTCCAAATAGTTGCTGATAAATGCTTTTGCCTCGGCCGGCACATGGCTAAAATCTTTCAAGTCAAAATAACTGCTCAGAAACAAATACTTGAACTGGTCCTTGGCCAGCGCTATGAGATTGTCGCCGCTCATGGTACGCACTTACTATGACTTGAACGACGTGCTGCACGCCGGGCATTTGGCGTGAGTGGTGGCCGTTTTCCACAGAATGACACAGCACGCGTTGCACAACGAATACTGGCAGCACTCTTTGGGCTTTAAAAAGCGAGCGTCGGTGGACGCCTCTTTGCACAAATCACACTCGTACAGCGAATTAGTGTCCAAAAACAGATTTATCATTTGCAATGTGCGGCCGGCCGCCTCAATTTTTTCGGCGCATAGCAAACAATGCGAAAGCAGGTCTTGCACGTACAATTGCAAGCCGCTAATCACTTTGGCACAACACGCGAAAGCATCGCTTAGTACTTTTAGCGCAACCTGCAGCTGTTTCAAGTACGGCAAGAGCACCACCACATTATGACCCGCGCTGGCGGTTTCCACACTCTTGACGCACTCGATAACGCGCGCGGCATCGCTGACGAAGTGGTGACAGCAGCCCTCATCGACGGGCAGGCGTTGGGGGAGCGCGGACGCGTTATCACACCGGTCGCGATAGCGAAAGAACCCGTTTTCGATTCGGCGCTTGTAGAGCTCTATATGCTTAGCGTCAATCATGGCAAAGGCCGCGGTGCGCACGCCGGCTTGCGCTTTAGCGTCCACCAGAATGTCGTCACAATACATATGGTCGAAAATAAAATTAATGTCCATTACCTTGTTTATTTCGCACGACTCAATGTAGCTTTCCGAAACAACGTTGGGCCAGTAGGTGCCTTTTATCATGTTGCGTCACGCCGCAGTCATCACTTATATTGTGTGTTCACGAACGCGCTGCCGGATTTAAACTGTTTTTCGAGATCGCCTAACGCTCGTTATATAGCAGCGGGCCTACGTGACTAAGTGGGGCCGTGCGCAAACGCTTCGCGGCTGCAAAACAAATGACGCACGCGATAAGATAATGCGTACAAGGTCGGGGCCCGTGTGCAAAACGGCTCGCAATTGCGCATGACACACGCGATTAGATTAGACAACGCGCCAGATATTACAAACGGTATATAAGCGCGAATGGCTACAAACATGCACAGTATTGTGTCAATTCGAGGCCTGACATGAAGTGGTTTAGGGAAAACAACATTTTTGACAAACGGTCGTCACGGACCGCGGCTGCTGACAAGCCGGCCGTTGCTACGCAAGGGCCGGCCTCGCCCGCGGCGCGCAGGGTCAAACCGCTCAACAAAAGCGAGCAGGCGCACGCGGCCATTATCAAACGCATCGGTCGCGGCAGCGACAAGTTGAACGACATCTCCGCCAGCCTTGTGCCGCCCGAATACGGTTTCAGGTTTGACAACGTGCCGGCTTGCAGTCACAAATTGGAATACGCGTGTGAGCGTGATTTACGCGAACACTTTTTGAGCGACAATGAGCGCGAGGCCATGAAGTCACTTTTGCGCTTTGCTACCAATTATGTGTTGGGCTACGTTAACAGCAAAGACATGCTCACTTTCGGCCGCGCGGCCAACCTAAAGACCAAAGACGGGCTGGAGCACGTGCAAGAATCAGAGTGCACCATGTGCGGATACAAGTTCAAGGAAAACACGCGTGTGTGGATGCTGTACGTCATCGTGCGCCATCCGCCGCGCTCGCTCTCCGCGAGCGAGGAACCCGCGGCGCCGCCTTCGCCCGACGCGCCCGGCCATTTTGAATTTGCTTGCTGCGAGTGTGCCGACAACTATCACGACCAGCTCAACTCGCACCAAGTGTACCCCGGCATCAGCTCGGTTCACGCACAACGCCTGTTCAAGTCCGGTTTCTTCTACCAATACGTGTTTCCGCTTGAATTTAGGTTAGAACATTTTACGTTCAACGACATAAAAATTGTGCACCACGACGGTCCTTTTAAAATAATGCAGCGACTGTTGCGCGAGTACAAACGCCCCAACGAGCACATCATTTCCATTACGTTACGCACCACGGGCGGCATTGCATTGAAGGTGATAAACGATAACGTCCGGCTGATGCGCTACCGCAATATTTACAAGGAACCAACGGCCTCGGACGACGTTAATTGCTTCACCGTCAGCAGCCGTAGCACGCTAATGGAAACGATAGATAACGGAACCTTCAATGCAATTCAAGGCACCGTGTTCGCCGAGATATACGGGTTCGCTATTCAAGAATTTGTGACCGGAGTCGTCACGTTTCCCTTAAAGCCCGTTAAAGGTGGCCATTGCATTTCGTGCAAAAAGAACAAAATGTATTATACCAACCCAATCATCAACTGCAGCAAGTGTGGGTTCACTAACCGGTACATTTTCAAAAATAAATACGACCACATTTATTTTCACGCGGAGGCGGTTCAGACGCACGCAATTAACGGCGAGTTCATTCGTTATTACGATTTAAAATTGCACGCTAAAATTTGTCGGGAACGTTTGGAAAATTATGAAATTGAATAATTATCAATAAAGTATTAAAAATGCACTTTTAATTATTTCATTATTTATTGCGGTAAACAATAATTGAATATAGGGGAACATGCGCCACTACAGCACTCGTCGTTATGGACGCAAACGGCGCCAGTTTCGGAGCAAGCTGCTACAACGTAATGCGCGTGTAGCGCAACGAGCAACGCAAAAGTCAACAGCATTGTTTTGATTTGCATGGTGTTGAGCTTTTACAACAAAATCTGCAAATTTTTATTTTATCTTATTTAGTTAATATTGGCAAACGGCAATTTGTCTCTTTTCTCTTGCGTTTTAGGCTCAAAGTTGGCGAACGTATGAACATGTAACCGATCTTCGGAGTACCCCGCCAACCCCAAGTGTTCGTCGATTAAAATGTTTATAAAACTACAGTAAAGTCAATAACGAAAAACGGGGTCGCATGTTACCCCCTTTTATTACGTTTGTACCCGAAAAACAAGGTGACGCATTTTTAAAGGGCCGTTTTTAGATCACCTGTTTGGAGCACTTAAATAATCATAGTCGTGCTCGGTTATAATAAGCGACAAACATGGCGGTGCTCACTGCCGTCGACCTTACGAACGCGAGCCGTTACGCGGCGCACATGCACCGGCTCGAGTTCATCGGCCGCTGGCGCGAGCGACTGCCGCACATCCTTATCGATTACACGCTGCGGCCCGCGTCGAGCGAAGATGATTACTACGTGCCGCCTAAGCTGCGCGACCGCGCGCTTGCGGTCAAGCTGGCATTTAGTCGGCGAGGCTGCGACAGCATGAGTTGTTACCCTTTCCACGAAACGGGCGTTGTATCCAACCAAACCGAGTTCGCGTACACGCAAACTTCGGAAACCAGCGTCGCGTACTCGCAACCCGCGTGCTATCACCTGGACCGCGCGGCCGCTATGCGCGAGGGCGCCGAGAACGAAGTGCAGTCGGCCGAGTTTACGTACACGCCCAACAACCAATGCGTGCTGGTCGATTCTACGTCGAAAATGTACTTTAACAGCCCCTACCTGCGCACCGAGGAGCACACCATCATGGGCGTAGACGACGTGCCCGCGTTCAACGTGCGGCCCGACCCCGACCCGCTGTTTCCCGAGCGGTTCAAAGGCGAATTTAACGAGGCGTACTGCCGACGCTTTGGCCGCGATCTCATGAACGGCGGCTGCTCGTTTCGTTGGTGGGAGTCGCTGATCGGCTTCGTGCTGGGCGACACAATTTATGTGACGTTTAAAATGATGGCTAACAACATATTTTCGGAACTGCGCGATTTTGACTATACGGCGCCCTCGCCCTTGTTACCGGCGCGGCCCGTGGCAGATTCCAACGCGGTTTTGGCCCAATGGCGCGCTGTGCGTGATCGTGCAGTAGATTGGAACTTTGAAAAGCAGTTTTCGGAGGCGCCGACGCTGCAACAGCTCGGCCTGCTAGCCGACAACGGCGGGCTGATGCAGCTTGCGTACACGGCCGAAACTGGGTTTGCCAAAACGCCCATTGCGTACTCGGCGCGCGTAACACCGCGCGCCGTCCGTGACTTTGGCGCGCCCGGTCGCCAGCTCAACGACGAAGAGCTCGAAGCGATAATCGCCTCGTTTTTGGAAGAATACTCGCTCGTGTTTGGCATCGCGACCGATATTGGATTCGACATGTTGTTGACAGCATTCAAAACAATGCTTAAAAAAATTAACACAGCCCTCATCCCGGCCCTCAAACGTATGCTGGTGAGCACCTCGCAGCGCGTGACGGTGCGCCTTTTGGGCGAAACATACAAGGCGGCGATAGTGCACTCCATGAACAGGATTGCCATCAAAACGCTCACCACGGCGGCCAAGGCGCTAACGCGCATTGCTATCAAAGCCAGTTCCGTGGTGGGCATTGTGCTCATCTTGTTTACACTGGCGGATTTGGTTTTGGCGCTGTGGGACCCATTTGGGTACAGTAACATGTTTCCGCGCGAGTTTCCCGACGACCTGTCGCGCACGTTTCTGACCGCCTATTTTGAAACGCTGGACGCCAACAGCTCGCGCGAAATAATCGAGTTTTTGCCCGAGTTTTTTTCGGACGTAGTAGAAACTGACGATGACGCCACGTTCCAGTCTCTGTTTCACTTGCTCGACTACGTGGCCGCGCTCGAGGTGAACTCGGACGGACAAATGCTGCACTTTACCGAAAGCAATGCAATCGAGGATTTTGACGAGGCCACGCTCGTGGGCCAGGCGCTGGCCAGCAGTTCGCTGTACACGCGCCTCGAGTTTATGCAGTACACGTTTAGACAGAATACGTTGTTGGAAATGAATAAAAATAACAACAGATTTAATGGAGCGATAGCAAGTTTATTTTTAACAGGTACAGCAGTCGCTCTTGCGGCCTTCATGTTGCACAAAAAGCTTACATTTTTTGTGTATTTTGCAATATTCCTAATGCTCGCACTATACTATTTAGTCAAAGAGCCGTACGAGTACTTTAAAACGATCGACTTGCTTTTTTAATCACTTGCGACTGCGGGTTTTGTTTAGGGGGTTGTCGGGTAAAGGGACATCGGGAACTTCCGCTCCACCAAGTATGTCTTGAATCGTGGTCACTTTAGTGTCCAAAGCGGTAAGTTGTTCTGACAGACCGTCTAACGGCTGAACTTTGCCGTCCAGTTCAGTCAGCTGCGCTTGCAACGCATCAACTTTTGTGTCGACATCTTGCACGGCCGTCAAAATTTGTTGTAAAATGCTGGGCTTGGACATGATGATATTGAAATTGTTATCTTAATATAATAATAATTAGTTAATAATGCTTATTTAACGTTGTGGCCAGCAAAAGGCCCCGGCAACCGCCAGTGCATTAATTCGAAACTGCCTTTGTTAAAAGTAATGCGCACTTCGGCGTCGTTGTAAAACAGCGCGCACGACTCGGAGGCTTCAGCTTGTGGCGCCGTCTGCGAAAGCGCGTGCGCCTTTAGTTTGTCGTACGGCAGCTGCACTGTGCCGTATACGGACCGGCCGGTGCCCAAGCGCTCGGCGCGCACGCCGTTTTGAACAAACGCGTGCCCGGAAACCTGGTCCGCCTGGCGCACCCCTGTTACGGGCAGTAGCCAAACGCCGTCGGCGCGCCGAAACACCGTGGTCACCACCGACACCAGCTTGTCGTCGCACGTAATGGGCGCGCCGACGTGCAAATGGTTGCGCACCTCGTCGGGCACTTCCAACGCCGGAACAGTGCCGAATACGAATCGTTTGTTGCACACGTGGTAGTTGAAGCAAGTGGTGGTCAGCGTCCCCGAATATGCGCCGCTCGCCGTAAACACGTCTACCGTCGTGCCCGTTAACAACTGAGGGAACACAATGCTCGTGACTACTCCGGGAAATTGGTGATATTGGTTTAAAGTTTCGTCAAAAACCTCCTGGCCTGGCTCCAACACTTTAATAAACACGTTTTTATCGCCCATTTGTAAACTGCCAGTGTTTTCGTCGTAAATTACGTCCATTTTTACGTACATTTTGTTTGCTTGAAAAATTGTCAATGTTAAAACGAAACAACTTTCGCATTTATGTACTGCGCCAATCGCGTCTTTTAAGCATACACGTTCTTGTAAAGCGCGTAGCGATTATTTTAATGCACTATAAAAGGCGAAACGAATAATATTGCCATAGTTTGTTTCAGTCGCCCGGTGAAGCAAGTCAATTATGAAAACTCCACAAATATTCGTGTACTTTGATGATAAACAGCAAGAATATGTTGAATTTCATGCCGTACGTTCCGACGTATTGAAAATAAATGTGACGTACGATAAACATATTGGCAGTGACCATGTATTGAAGGTGGCAGTGAAGACTGGACAACGAGTGTTAGCAATTTTTAAGTTCGGCGAAAAAATTTTTCGCTTGATAGATTGCAATCCAACTTTTGATGGATTCTACGACAAGACCAGCAAGCGAACGAAGCAGTTCAAGCTTGGCGATTTCAACGAGATTAAGCAATTGGTGCAACACGATCAAGAACAGCTAAACAGACTTGTTAACCAAACCCCCGTGCTGGACATTGTGATTAAAGAATGGGTGGAAGAAACTCCGCGTTGGGAAACGGATGGCGGGGCCCGCATACAATTAGACGGGGGCTTCGACGAACCTGATGACGGTAATAATGAGCTCGAATCGTTTAATCACAAACCGGTTGGATACGAGACAAATGTGTTGAATAAAAACAAGTACACCGACGTCAAGGGCAAGGAAGGGCCAATTCTCGCCGAAATCAAAATTACATTTGTGTCCAAACAATTTATTAATGTTGTGTAATATAAAATAAAAATATAAATATGAAAATGCATTTTATTTAACCCTGTCTGGTTTATAAATTACCGCTAAATAATATGAACACGTAGGAAGGTGGTGCCGCGACGCAGCGCTGCCACGTACACCACAACAAAAGGTTTTAACGGCGCCTTCGGAGTCGGCGTAGTAGCCTTCAACCGCGAGCGCGCGGGCGTTATTTTGTTGAACATTGACAAGGCTGGCGTAACGTTTGTCGAAATCTAAAAAGGCAACGTTGTCAAATTGGTGCTCTTGCAATGCCAGCCCGTCACATTGCTCGTGGGTATACGCCATGGCCGTCTCGAACGACGCGCGACCGTCAAGTACGAACCCGTCACAGTTCGCGCAGCGCAGCTGTCCGTACAACAAATACAGCCCGCGGCGCACCAGCGCGTCCACCTGCGCCGCGGCAAAAGCGTGGTCGGCGGCGTTTTGTGCAAACGATGCGTGGCGTAGCTTGCCACGTTTGAATTGTGCACGCCCCGCGTTTCCCATCGCGAAAGCTACAAACTCGGCAGCCTCTGAGTCTTTTTCTTTGCGGCAAAAATCGTCGTCGCGCGGCACTGCCTGAACCACCAGGTTCTGCTTGAACCTCACCACGTAGAAACATACAGGCGCGTTGCGCATTACATACATTTGCCGCTGCATCTGGCGATAATGATCGTGCTTTTTGACCACTGTATATTGTGGCAAACCCGTCTTGTTGACGAGCAGCGCCGTGTGCTTGACACGGTACCTGCGATTAGCTTTGCCCAGCTCCAAGCGCATCTGGTCAACCGTCGTGTCGCGATAGTTGAATGGGCACTTTATCTCCACGGGCACCCACGACCCGTCGGCCATAGCAAAATAGGCGTCGGGCGAGGCCGAGTGCAGCCCCAATTCGCTGACAAACATGCCGCAGTCCAGCACCGTTTCCGCAACGGCGCAGCCCACGTGCTTTGCGGCAAGATGGCCCAGCCGCTCAAACAATTCCGCGTTGCCCTCTTTGACTTGCGTTTCCTGCGCGTTGCCAAACGCTAGCGCAGACGAGCGCAACGCGACGCCGCCCGACGAGCGCGACGCGGTGCTGCGGTCCAAGCGCAGCAGGTTCCACAATGCGTTTTTGCTCTGACCGCGCGTGGCGGCCTCCACGCGCAAGGTTTCGTCGCGCGACACGGGCGTCGGAACGATCACTTTTTTCTCACGCCATTTGTCTAGTTGCGCGCGCGTCAATGTCACTGACCGTGCGTACGTGGCAAATTTGTATTTGTCGTACACGGCGCGCTGCTCTGCGGTAAGCGACGCGTGCATAATTGGGCGTGACGCTAAGTCTTATGCGGCGCATACGTCGGCGGCGTTAGCGGCAAATTGACAAACGCGCTCAGTAAATCCGACGGCACCGACCACTCCACGGTCGACAGCGTGTTAAAATATATGACACACTTTTTCAACGGTAGCCACTCTATTATTTGTGGTTGAGTAAAATATACGGACAGCACTAATTGTTTTATCTGTTTGTCGTACATGACACTCGCAACTGTTAAGGGCAGTTGGTCGTTTAATTGCACGCAAAACGCCGAAGCCCGCAAAACGTTTAGCATTTGTTGGTTTTTGTCCTTGAACAAAAGGTCTGTGTTTATTTTCATACAATAAATTTTTAAATAATTAGTATTTGAAATTTTATTGTATTCCATCGGATACGTGGGGTGCGCGAACGCTACAACAAACGTGCACTTTTTAATAAAGGCCTCCACGTTGGCCCTGTTGAATATCGACGGCTTTTGCTGTTCATAAAAAATTTTTGACCGTCGGTCCATTTCGGGCGTGGCTTCGTGGTTCAGTTTGATGTTTATGAAGGCGGCAAGTCGCGGTTTTTTTTCCGGTTCGCCGACGCGTTTGCCATATTTGCCCGAGGCCGCCTTGAATTGGTTCAAGCGCTCGGTTGTCTGATCCTCCTCGGCTTTAACGCCAGGGCGTCGGCGGTACGGTTTCTCAATTTTAGGCATATTATTTGCGAGCGCCCATCAGAATGTTTCTTATTTCGGTAACCAAATCCAGCACGTCGTTTAGTTTTTGCCTGTCCGCGTCACTCATACCACCCTCGATATTCTCCACGGCGACCAGCAGGTTGTTCAGCGTGCCGTTGATGTTAGTGATGCTGGACGCCAAATTAGTCAAGATGGAATTGGTGTTGTTGAGCTCGCTGCGCAGCGTTTGCGACACGCCGTTAATGGCGTCCGTGAGTTCTTTGGCCAACTCTTCCAATTGGCTCGTGAGGTCGGGCAATGCGTTCTTGATTTCGTCAATCAACGTATTTAGCCTGGCTAAAAGCGCGTCTTTGGAGGCCTCAATCGCGGCCAATAGTTGCGCGTTTTGCGCGCGCAGCGCGCTCAGCGCGTTGGACAGCTCTAAAAATTGGTTGGACTGATTGAGCGAAATTTGGTTGACGCCGTTGACGAGCAGGTCGTTTTGGTGTCCAATTTTTTCCAGCGCGTCCATTATTTGTCTTTGCGCGCAATCAAACCGGGGCTGGGGCTGCGGCGGGCACGGGCGCTGACGATTGCAGTAGCTCATGTAGTTGTTGGCGATAAAGGTTGTGAGCAGTTGGTCGGAAAACAGGGAGGGGCACCGCAAAGCCAACACCGCCGCGCCGTAGATGTCCACCATGTACTTGACCGTGTTGTTGCCGGGCGGAAACGGGCACGAGGTGCCGATGTCGTTGATCATTTTACGGTGCTTTGACGGGATGGAAAACAGGATTTGCTGAAACGTGGACTGCGGCATTTTGAGGTTTTGGAATATGTAGTCTGAGTCGATCCAGATAACCGACGCGTCATCGTACATGACGTTGTTGTTGGGCACCATGCAAGACGACATATTAATTGATATTGTAGTTGAAGCGCAAAGTTTTTGATAATTACTTATCAGACAAGTGTCGGCGCCGCGTGTTTTAATAACAGCCCGTCAATTCTTTCGTCAAGGTTAGCAATTTTTTTGTTGTTTTTGGCAACGACGTCCCACGTCCGCATGGTGTTGTTTTGCAAGTTAGACAGCATTATAAACGTGTCTGTTTTGAGCGATTCAATTTCGTTGATCACCCCGTTGTAGCGCCTCTCCGCCGCTTCGTAAGCCACTATCAGAATGGACTTGACCTCCTGCAACTCGCCGTTCAGATGGCCCGAGTACACCAAGTACCCCACCAAGCACGCGCTAAAGGCCGCCCAAAAATTCATGGCTAAATTACCTTACTTATTGAGACACACGAGGTCTTTGATACTCTTTACGTGATCGAGAATGGTGTCGGTGGCGAACGTGAGCTTTTTACTGTACTCGGAATGCAGCGACTCGACCAATTCCCGCGCTTCCGTCCGAGGCGCGGGATCGGCCGCTGCGTGACCGTTAAGGGTCACTATCGCCTCGTTTAAACTTTCCTGGATGGCGCACAACTGCGTTTTTATTTCGCACAACGGATCGAACGTCTTGCCCTGCGCGCCCATCATTAGGTCGCAAATCACGGATTTGATGGTGTAATACTCGGGCGGGTGTTTTTTAGTGTTTAAATTGTAATTTTGCAAATACTTAAACAGACCAAATACGTGCAGGTAGTTTTTGTTGTTTCTAGTAAGCTTGTGCGACGGCGCCGCGTTTGTCCACAATGCGGAAATATTTTTTTGAAACGGAGCCAACAAGCGCGCCGCGGCGCCCAATTCTATGTAGCCATCGTAATCGTGTGGCGCATTGGTGATTATGATTACTTCAAAACTGCTGTCGGAAGCGTAGTCGAACGTGCGCGTGTCGAGTGAATCGGTGCTTGCCATGTTAATGTACGTCTTACAATGGGCGACTATTACAATGGGCGACTATTTGACTAACCGAGTCAGTGCGCGGTGTGCACGTTTGTTGTTATTGATCCGGTGTACGAGTGCATATTAATGATGGAGATGCTGGGAAAAATTTAGACAACACTGGTTCCATGTGTTGGGACAATGCCACCAATCTAAACGTGTGCAAAACGATCTATTTGGAGACCGACGATCAGCTGGTCGCAAATTCCATCAAGTCTGTTTACTCTAAATCCGGCGAGGGCACTAAAATCGTAAGCGGCGACGGACAGGTGTACCGAAAATTCAGCGACGTGCCGTTTATACAAGAACCAGCACGATGCTGATCTGCAAGCTATGCCAAAGTTATTGATGAAATTTCTATAATATAAAATCAATTGCAAGTAGTCAAATATGCTGCCTCACCTTGTGATGCGTCAGTCGTATCTAATCTCCAAAACTAGATAAACAAGATGATAACTACATTTAGTGGAAAATAATAATGTGTTTCAAGAACATACAATCCCAAAATACGCGTCGAGGTGTTGCACGCAGCGCAGCTGATCGGGTAATGCGAGTTGCCGAACATGTCGCCGCATTTATACTGTCAGTTATCGAAAGATAAGATACTAAATATCTCAAGATTAGGCGCGCGCCGACCGAGTCACGTACGCCGGCCAACGTGTTGATAAGCATGGGTATATAAAGGCTTGCGCCGTTCTGGTAAATCAGTCGCATCGTCCTCGTCGCAAGAACACTACAAGATGGTAAGAACTGCTGTGTTAATTTTGCTCTTGGTCCGATTTTCGGAGCCTGCCGAGCATTGCAACGCTCAAATGAATTCGGGACCTTGGCGCATCAAGAATCTGTCCATCGCGCCGCCCAAAGAGACGCTGCAGAAAGACGTGGAAATCGAGATTGTAGAAACAAACATGGACGAAAACGTCATCATCGGCTACAAAGGCTACTACCAAGCGTACGCGTACAACGGCGGCTCGCTGGACCCCAACACGCGCATCGAGGAAACTATGGAAACGCTGAACGTGGCCAAAGAGGACCTGCTGATGTGGAGCATTCGCCGACAATGCGAAGTGGGCGAGGAGCTCATAGACCAGTGGGGCAGCGACAGCGACAACTGTTTTAGAAATAAAGACGGCCGTGGCGTGTGGGTGTTCGGCAAGGAGTTGGTGAAGCGGCAAAACAACAACCATTTTGCGCGCCACACGTGCAACCGTTCTTGGCGTTGCGGCGTGTCCACAGCCAAGATGTACACACGCCTCGAGTGTGACAACGACAATGACGAATGCAAGGTTACTATTTTGGACATTAATGGCGCCAGCATTAACGTGACGGAGAACACGGTGCTACACCGCGACGGCGTGAGTATGGTCTTGAAGCAAAAGTCAACGTTTTCGAGGCGCCCCGAAAAGGTAGCGTGTTTGCTCATAAAAGACGACAAGTCTGACCCGCGCTCGGTCACACGCGAGCACTGTCTTGTCGACAATGACATTTTCGATCTGAGCAAGAACACGTGGCTTTGCAAGTTCAACCGGTGCATCAAGCGCAAATCGGAAAACGTCGTAAAGCAACGTCCGCCAACATGGCGGCACGACGTGTCCGCCAAACACGACGAGGGCGCCAGCGCCACCAAAGGCGATCTGATGCATATACAGGAGGAGCTAATGTATGAAAACGATCTGCTACGCATGAACCTCGAGCTGATGCACGCGCACATCAACAAGTTAAATAACATGCTGCATAATCTAATTGTATCGGTGGCTAAAGTGGACGAGCGGCTAATCGGTAACCTCATGAACAACTCGGTCTCGTCCACGTTTTTGTCCGACGACACGTTCCTGTTGATGCCATGCACCCACCCGCCGCCGCACACGAGCAACTGCTACAACAATAGCATTTACAAAGAGGGCCGCTGGGTCGCCAATACGGATTCGTCGCAGTGTATCGATTTTAACAACTACAAGGAGCTGGCCATCGACGACGATATTGAGTTTTGGATTCCCACAATCGGCAACACAACCTATCACGAGAATTGGAAAGATGCCAGCGGCTGGTCGTTCATCGCCCAGCAGAAATCCAACCTCATTTCCACTATGGAGAACACCAAGTTTGGCGGGCACACCACCAGTCTTAGCGACATCACCGACATGGCTAAGGGCGAGCTTAACGCCAAACTATGGTCGTTTATGTTGGGACATGCGTTCAGCTTTATGCTAACAGTGGGAGTAATAATATTTTTATTTTGTATGGTGCGTAATCGCAGTCGTGCATATTAATGTTTTATCAAATAAAGTTATTAATACAATTGTATATTAATGTTTAGCAAATAAAATTATTAATACAATGTATTTTCAATATATTTCAATATATTTCCGCACTTGAAGGCAATTCGTTTTGTATGCCGCACGCGTTTATGTTTTGTTGCACCCTAAAATAGCCCTGCTCTCCCCAGTCCGCGCCCCATGTGTTTTTCAGTATCCAAAACGGCACGCCGTTTTCGACGGCGTAGCCCACTAAGAGCACTGCGTGATTCAACCCGTGGTTGGCACAGTATTTCATAATGCCGCGTTTGTAGTTTACTATGTCCGACGCGTCTATTGCGACGGGAATTGGGCCCACGCTGCGCAGCAAGTCTTTTAGTTTCTCCTCAAACACTGTGATGTACCTGTAGCATTTTTTTACTTTAACCACAAATTTGGCTGCGTTTGCGCGACAATCGCCGTTGTTTGCCTCGTACGGGTAATCACTTTCGGCCTGTATGCCGCCCATGTTCATGACGGCCTCGAACGCCGTGTGCAGCAGGCCTCCGTCACAGCCCGCGTCCACAAAGTCGCAGTCAATGAGCTGTTGCTCCGACAGGTTTATGAATTGATTGTGTTTGATTGCAAACTGGCTTTCTAAACTGCCAAGGGTAGCAAAGGCCCAACACGCGCCGCACATGCCTTGATTCTTTACACTGGTCACTTTGTTTAGGCGGCGCCAATCAAATTCGAGGGGTCCTTTATCGGGCGGGCGGTCCAAGACCACGACTTCGCAAAAATTTTGCGTCTGAAGAGGTAGCGACAAGCCGGTGTACTTAGAAATGGTTTCGTCCTTCGATAAATCTGCAAACTTGTTAATTTCGTATTGAGCCGTACTGTCGTTGTGGTTCTTGTTAATTATCTCCTCTAGATTGTGCCGAAATATCTGAAAACGGCGCAATTTTTCAGACTCACTACTATAACTTTTGTTAAATTTGTGCAAAAAGTCCTCAAAATAATTTGGCGCTTTCAAAACGTCGTACGCCGCGCATTGTACAGCGCCGTAGACCAACAAATACAACACAATTTTGTTCATGATGTTACATTAAATAATAATAACTTATAAGTATAAAAATAAAATGGTGCACTATTTGGTAAACGTTTTGTGGCTTACCGCCGCGGTTGCAAACGCGTTGCCTGGCACACCGGTCATTGATTGGGCCGATCGCAACTACGCGCTAGTCAAAATTAATTCCGACGCCACTGCCTATGAAAATTTGATACAGCGCAACGACCATGTCAGCGTGCAGGTTTCTTGGAACGTGTGGAATGGTGGAATCGGTGACATGGCTTACGTGCTGTTTAACGATAAACAAGTTTGGAAAGGCGATGCCGTCGCTAAAAGGACCACGGTCAACGTCTTCAAGAGCGGACAGTTCAGCATGCGCGTCAAGGTGTGCGATGAGGACGGCTGCTCCGTGAGCGAACCGGTAGCCGTCAAAGTTGCGGACACGGACGGTGGTCATTTGTCTCCGCTGGAATACGTTTGGCGGGAGAACAACAAGCCCGGACGGCGCCAGGACAAGACCGTCGCTGCGTATTTTGTAGAGTGGGGCGTGTACGGCCGCAATTTTCCGGTAGACAAAGTGCCGCTGCCCAATCTCTCGCATCTGTTGTACGGGTTCATACCCATTTGCGGCGGCGACGGCCTCAACGACGCCCTCAAAACCATTCCCGGCAGTTTTGAAGCGCTGCAGCGCTCCTGCAAGGGTCGTTCAGATTTCAAAGTCGCCATTCACGATCCCTGGGCCGCAATACAAAAACCGCAAAAGGGCGTGTCCGCATGGAACGAGCCGTACAAGGGCAATTTCGGTCAGCTAATGGCGGCCAAGCTGGCCAATCCGCACCTCAAAATTCTGCCGTCCATCGGCGGCTGGACGTTGTCCGACCCGTTCTATTTCATGCACGATGCGGAAAAACGGCGCGTGTTTGTGGACTCGGTCAAGGAATTTTTGCAGGTGTGGAAGTTTTTTGACGGCGTGGACATTGACTGGGAGTTTCCGGGCGGCAAAGGCGCCAACCCGACTCTTGGCAACGGGGAGCGCGACGCCGACACGTACAACATTTTACTGAAGGAATTGCGCGCGATGCTGGACCAGCTACAACTGCAAACGGGCAAAACGTACGAGTTGACAAGCGCAATCAGTTCCGGCTATGACAAAATTGCTGTGGTACAGTACGACGTTGCGCAAAAGCTTCTCGATAAAATATTTCTTATGAGCTACGATTTTAAAGGCGCCTGGTCAAACACCGATTTGGGCTACCAAACCACTCTCTACGCGCCGAGTTGGAACCCGAACGAGCTGTACAACACGGATCACGCCGTGAAATTGCTCACGAACCAGGGCGTGGACCCGCGCAAAATTATTGTGGGCGTTGCCATGTACGGCCGCGGTTGGACAGGCGTGGCGGGCTATGACGGTGACAACTATTTCACAGGCACAGCTGCCGGGCCCGTGACCGGCACTTGGGAAGACGGCGTTGTCGATTATCGCCAAATTGAAAACGAATTGAACAAGTACATTTACAAATTTGATTCGGTCGCTAAAGCGGCTTACGTTTTTAACAAAGACAAGGGCGATTTAATCTCTTTTGACAGTGTCGATTCTGTATTAGCAAAAAATAGTTATGTAGATCAAAACGGATTGGGCGGGTTATTCGCTTGGGAAATCGACGCCGACAACGGCGACTTGTTAAATGCTATGAATGAACACGTTAAAATTAAAGACGAACTATAGTGTGCAACCCGAAAAGCGAGTGCTATTTTTAGACATGCGCCAGCGTCGACCCTGCTTTTTGAGAACGTCTGTACCCGAAAAGCGAGTGCTATTTTTAAACATGCGTCAGCGTCGACCCTGCCTTTTGAGAACGTTTGTACCCGAAAAGCGAGTGCTATTTTTAAACATGCGTCAGCGTCGACCCTGCTTTTTGAGAACGTCTGTACCCGAAAAGCGAGTGCTATTTTTAAACATGCGCCAGCGTCGACCCTGCCTTTTGAGAACGTCTGTACCCGAAAAGCGAGTGCTATTTTTAAACATGCGCCAGCGCCGACCCTGCTTTTTGAGAACGTATGTACCCGAAAAGCGAGTGTTATTTTTAGACGTGCGTCAGCGCCGACCCTGCTTTTTGAGAACGTCTGTACCCGAAAAACGAGTGTTTTTTAAACATGCGTCAGCGTCGCTGTACCAAGCGAGAGCTTTTTTAATTATGCGTCAGCGCCGACCCTGCTTTTCGAGTACGAGTGTTGTCGAAAAGCATGTGCTATTTTTAGACGTGCGTGAGCGCCGACCTCGCTTTCCGAGTACGACGAAAAACAAGGTTATCTTTAGACGTGCGTCGGCGCCGACCTCGCTTTTCGGGCACGAGCGTTCTCGAAAAACGAGTACATTTAACCCCGCTTTTAGGGCACGAGCGTTCTCGAAAAGCGAGCGCTATCTTATACGTGCGTCAGCGCGACCTCGCTTTACAAATACGAGCGTTCTCTAAAAGCGAGTAGTAATTTAAAGACTGGCCCGCTTCGTACAGTAGTAGTAAATATGGAGTTGCCAAGCAAGCGTTGCAAGATGTGTCACCAATTTTTTCCGATTCTTCCGCATTTGCCCGTCGAAATTATAGACAAAATTTTGTCGTATTTGCCGTTTAAATTGCACGTGGAAATTGTGGGCGTGAGCGCCGCGACGCGTTGCCGGGCGTTGCGGCACCCGGACCGCTTTGTGTATTATTTTAAGCACACACCGATAGTGGACGACGCGTTTGCGACATATTGGGCCATCGAGAATGACGACCCGGCGCGTCCGTACGTGGGCGAGTTGTGTCGCTTCGAAAGCCCGCGTGCCGCGCAACAGTTCTTCAACGAGCACGTGCCGCGCTCCGTGGCATTGGGCATGCTCAATTTGCCATACGCGGGGTCGGACCGCGTGTTGTCGCGTCGCTGGGGATGGTGGCGGCTTGCACGCGCGCTGCTACAACACGAAGCACGCTGCGGCCGCGGCCGGCTGCCATCGAAAGTTCGCGTCGCTGACGACGACGTGCGAATAGATGAAAAGGCAATCATTTTTGACGCAAATCTGTCTCAGTTTGACGCCCAACCCGATTCGATTGCCACCGTCCTATTTGATGACGACTACAACATTGAAGTGTATATGTGCGGCGATCGCATGTACGTAATGGTTATATAAAGAATTCGCTGATGCCTCTATTTTTAGTTTCTGTTTAACATGGGCCCAATTCAAACCTATGTGTTTTTAGACCTGGAGACGACCGGGCTGCCCAAGTTTCAGAACAACAAGACTCAAATCACGGAACTTAGCTTGCAATGTGTGTCGAGAAAAGAGTTGCTGCGCCCGGGCGCGGTGCGCGTCTGCAACAAATTAACAATGTGTTTTGAACCTACTTTGAGTATTTCTGAAGAAGCGCTGGCGCTGACGCAATTGAGCATGGAAAATTTAAATGGTCAGCCAAAATTTGACACAAAAGTGGTGGACTGCATCGAATCGTTTTTGTCCTTGTTGGCGTCGCCGGTGTGCCTCGTGGCCTACAACGGCTTATCGTTCGACTTTCCCATTTTGTACAAACACCTGAAGGACAATGCTTTTCAACTGGAAGTGCACTGTGCCGATGCATACCACGCGATGTACGCCATCATCGACGGCAGCGGTTCAACCGCCATGAATCGCAGCAAGTCAGGACTCGTGACTGTTCGACAGTGTCCGTGGAAAAGGGGCGATCGCCCGGCGCGCTCGTTCAAGCTCATGGATTTGTACAAAACGCATGTGACGCAACTGGCCGGCGATAAGTGCCACAGGGCCGAAAATGACTGTTCTATGATGGTGGAACTCGCTAAAAAGTTTGCAAACGAATTTGTCGCATTTGTTGATGCAAATAACTGTTTATTATCGTGTGTTAATCCCATGTAAAATATAATTAAAACATATAATACTATAGAAAACGACGGTGGGCATCATTTGAAGAAGACGCGCGTTAGCCTGATATGAGTGTCTAAGTCTTACGAAAACAATAAAGATTTCAAGTGTGATTGCGCAATCACAGAGTTTATTATCAACATTGAAAAGTTAGCGGGATGGCTTTGATAAAAATAATTTTTATTCACAAATCAAATTTTATCCAAGAAAATATGTCTAAAGTAATAAAGAATGTAATTGATGAAACGATTTATTTTTTTTCACTGTCACCCATGTTTTATAATTTTTCTTTCAATAAATGTTCCATTTGCACTGTGGCAAACGTAGGCGGCGGGTCGTTGAACGGCACCATTTGCACTCGCTGCAGATTAGAACCGGCGGCTTCCTTGCGCGCCGCCACACGATGGCGGTCAGCAAATACGCGATGCCCAACAACGCGATCATGGGTAGGTTGTCGCACAAAGGCGCCGTTTTCAGTCCGTTCGCGCCCATTGTGATTAATGTAACGGCAGCCGATATGAATAGCACAACTATGAAGCAAGCCTTTGCGTAGCGGTAGTTGCTATAGGTGCCCAGCGTGTGGCCCAACAGTACAATCAGCTCCACAAAGAGCAGCGCCAACGCCCAGCAATGCACCAAGTTCGCGATCAACACCGCGCTGACGGCGCTTTGTTCTGTGTTCAATACGCCGTAATGCATCAACGCGTTGCCAAAGAACATGGCGTGTAACATTTTTAGCTCGTAAACGATTTCGTGCGCCTCGGTTTTCTTCCGGTGCAAAAACAGCGTCACGTTGAAGAGGCCAGTTATAAAAAGTGACAGCATAAACCAGTACTGCAAAAACTGCAGCTCTGCAAATGTGTTGACCGTGGACAGATAACCCGCGACGACGGCGCCGTACGCGCATAGCGTCACGTTTACGTACGACATGGCGGCTAACGAAAATTGCGTTCGGGTGTCGCTTGACAGCCTGATGTACTCGGAGCAGCGGTTGAATAGGTTCATTGCGACCACCGTGCGCTCTTATACTGACCGACAAGAGGAGTGTGGCAAAAAAGCGCGTTATCAAATTAACACGCGCGCGCGCATCTTATCATGACAGCCGGCGATTATAAAAGGAGTGCGGAAAGTAGGACAGCTTCAGTGCACGATGAAACTTTTATCAATTCTTTTCGCGCTAGCGGCCGCCGCGCTGGCTAGCAGGGTGCTCCACGACCCGCTGGCCCCACCGTCAAAGCACACTGGTCACTTGGCAGGCGCTCCCATTTTGCGCCCGCGTTTGGGGGCGTACAACGCCGCCGAGCGAAAATTGCAGCAATGCCGCGTGCATATGGATTGGCGCGACGGTTAAATGTCATGTGACTCTGTGAAGTTTAATTAAAATTCTGTTGTCGATTTTTGTGTTTAATTCTTTTTGCAACAAACAAAAATGTGTTTCCTTTTGGGCCAGCATGTTGGCGACTTCTGGAATTGAAACGCGCTGTCGCAGCTCTTTCAGGTTGGCAAGCGCAATATCTAAACAAACTCTGGCCCGAAACAAATAGCCCAGTTTTACAAAAATAGCGTGCAAGTTGCACGCTTCAGCCACTTGAGCCATACTCATAATTATGACTTAATTAAAAACCCCGCTTCAATATTATGTAATTTGCTTTTGTAGCAAACTTGAGCTTGCTAGGACACGTTTGCAACAAAAGCAAACTTTTGAAAGTAATCTTTAATAGTCTTGTCGCTCGACGTTTTAATAAAGACTAATTGTAAAGTCGCTCGTGTCGCGTTGACGTACGCGTTCTCGAAACTTCATTTTGTTAAAGATTTAAATATATTATAATGTGTAATACGAGTAAATTTGTAAATCTTCACTATACCGAATAATTAGAAAAGGTTTCGAGCACTTGCGTAAGTGCGTCTATTTGCGCACCGCTGGTCATGTCGCCCGTGCTTACGGCGCGCATCGTGTTGCGCTCGCGGTCGTTGTTTAGAAAGAATCCACGGAGGCGCAGCGCGGCCGGCGCGCTGCCGCGCGGATAGCGCCCGGCGCGGCTCCAAATCTTGATGGCGGGGCCGTCGCGGCTGAGTACGCACCAGGATCCGGTAAACGTCTCGGCCGTCCACACCTGCCCATTGGCGTGTCTACGAATGCACGCGTCCGAATTGGCCACTATGCAACGGCCCTCGCCGGGAAAAAAGCACACGGGTGCTGAAGTGCCTTGTTCCTTGTCTTTAAACAGCCTAAACAGGGAAGCGGGCAGCAGCGTGTTCTTGAGCACGGTATCGTAGGATATGGATATCTTTAGCACGCCGGTGCCGGCCAACGAAATTTCGGTCACGTCGGGGTGCGGGGTGACCAACGGGTACAGCATGACAGCGTAGCGCGCGTCGCTAAGCTGCGACGCGCTTGCTTGAAACACCACGTCCGCGTCCGCCAGCTCGTTGTGGTCGGGCCGCGCCCAAAAAAATTTGTAGTCTACGTGCCGCAACGCGAGCATGTGCACATTGAACGGCTGCAAGCACGCGTTAGCGACGGTGCGGTCGCCGCGGCGCACCATGCCCGAGTCCGCGGCGATTTGGTTGAACACGGGCAGCAGCCCGTCGGCAGCCGGGCAGTTACAACCGCTCACTTCGACGCCGTCGGCGGTCGTGTGGTGGAACAAACGGCCCGACGTGCGTCGTCCGCTAATCGGGTCCACCGAGCAGGGGTCTACCACACATATGTCTTCCAGCCGGAAGTAGCGCCGATAGTACTCGTTGAGGCCGGGGTGGTCCAGGCGCACCTGCCCGTCGGCGCACGGCGCGCGCGGAAAGAACGCCTCGTCGAACAGCGCGTCTCGGACCGTGCGCGGCCGGCAAAACGGCGTTTCGGTGGCGCTGTCGTAGTCACTCACGTAGCCTTCATCGCACACGCACCGAATGTCGCCGCTCATGTTTGCAATGTGTCCGTGCGGCGCGCAACCCACCGGCACGTTGCAGTCCTCGTACATGTTGAGTTGCGTCACGAGCCCGGGCCGCAGGCAACTGCACAGCAGCGCGAACCCCGTTTCGGTCTCGGCCAGCAGCCAGACGCCCGTGCTGGGATTGCAGGAGCGCGCACGCTCGCGGTTCAGCGCGAAGCAGTACGATTCGCCCGCGCGAATGGTGACGGTCTGCTCGTTGTTGTCGGCATCGCGCATTTGCACCACTGTATCCTCGTCGAACAACTGGCAGTTGGCTAACCCTTCGCGACACGCGTTACAATCCGCGTGCGTGGAGCACGGCGTCAGAATTTTATGGCATTCGAGGTTGTTCCCCTCGATTACTATTTCGTTGGGGGGTTCGATTAGCGGCACGTCGCTTGTGTCGAACATTTGCAGCGGATGGCGCACGTCCTCGTGGTGCACGTCAATAAGGTTGACGTACATTACCGCCGCTGCAATGATGATCAATAGCAAAACGAGTATTAAAATTGGAATATACATTGCTTAATAATGAAACCAGTAATTTTGTTGTGTAATGTTTATTAGATTATAATCGGGACATTTAATGACTAATTGTATGTATTGCGTTATAACACATTGCCGCGTTTATTAGTCTGCAAAGTTGTCATCATATAGTTTCACAATGTTATACATTTTCGAGTGGAGCAACTTGACGGTTTGCGCGCTGCACACTGCGCTTTCCAACAATTCCAAGCGCGAATTTTCGAACGTGTCTTTGGTGTGCACCAGCTGCGATGGACATTTAATTGTGTCATTAGTTAAAACCAATGCTAAAGAGTCCCCGTTGTAACATTGCAACTGCTCGACAACAATACATTTTTCTAAATTAAAAACGTAGTCTAACTTGTTAGACACGTATAACACGTTGGCCGTTAGCGGCATGACAACTACGGAAAGCGGGCGGATGTGCGTTATATACGAGCGCCGAAACACGTTTTGCTTTTTTTGATGACTAACGCTTTAAACATAGCCGCCATTGTAATGGCGTCATTCTCCGTCTCAAAAACCAGGTTGCGCTTATTGCGAATACGCACCTTTTCTCTAAATTTATTTTCCACGTAATTTACAAAATTGTTAAAGTCTAGCTGCGGGTTGGGCCGCACCAAGTCGATGACTAGCTCGGCCGCGTTGCTTAGCTCGCGCTTCATTTTGGCGATGTGCACCTTTTGGCCCGTAATGGCGCGCAGACAATTGAATTCGCGCGCCACGCACAGCATGGGTGTTTGGTGGCTTTTGGCGGGGTATTGCACGGCAGTTCGGACATCTCCAACAAACTGTTGTACAGCTCTTGAATGCGTTTGTCCTTCTCCTCCAGCATGCTCATGTACTTTTCTATTAATTCGTTGGTCTTTCGCAATTGATCATCTTTAATTTTGAGCTGGTTTTCAATGCTGGCGATTAGCTTTTCCACCGGCGTCGGCTCCGTGCACGACATCCTCGGGCAGTTTCGCTGCTAAACTAAGTATGGCGACCGTGTGGCAACTGCTGTTCTTAATAGCCGTTTTCACGATTGTATACGTTTATGCGTTGCATTTTGTTCGGCAATTCATGCAAGAAGACGCGACTGAGAGGCAGATCGCGGCGATGGCGCCGCTGATGGAGTTTGCGTTTCAGCGCACTCGAGCCGTAGACTGCTCATTAAATCGGCTGCCGTGTGTGACGGATCAACAATGTCGCGACAACTGCGTGATCGCCAGCGCGGCGAGCAATTTAGCTTGCGATAATGGATTTTGCAGCGCGACCAACGCCTTGGCAGAAGCGCAAATTCCGGACTCCACGAATGAATGTGATCCTGCGTTGGGGCTGCTGCGCGTTCACGCGGCCGGCGGCGACTTTGTCGTTGCACAAACATGCGTAAGCACGTACAGAGATTTGGTGGACGACGCGGGTGTCGCGAGGCCTTACCTATGCGACGCCGGCTCGCTGCGGCTCAAGCTGGACGCCGAGCCGTTCTCGGCCGAAGCGTGCACGTGCGGCTCCGGTTTCGATAAATTGCTGTTTCGGCAAACGGCGCTGGCGCGCTCCGTTCCGGTGTGCATACCTTCGCACATGGCTAACTTGTACCAGCGCGTGACATTTAAGCGCAAACGTAGATAAGAGCGTCGACATGGACACGCCGGTGCCGTATTTGTTTGTTCAACGTATGGTACTCGGAGAGTTGGAGTATTTAGATGCTAACGTCAACAACAACGGCACGGGTTATTTTAGTTTAGGCCACTTGGGCGACCGGTTACAAAGCCTGCTTAAAACTTTACATGGCGTGAACAACGCCGATCCGTATTTTCATAAATGTGACATACGAAGCCTTGAGTTGCTCGTTAACAACATTAATAAAATTAGTTTTACGAAAAATGTTGAGTCAAAGTTAGAGCTTAAGCAACGCTTGTTAAGAATACTGCCCAACGGCGATCAAATTGCGAGCAAATACGACAGAGAACTAAACAAAGTGTTAAATTTTACATATAACTGTCAAATTGATACTTTTGATAACATACAATTGACACACCTAAAATTGGCCTGCGTTTTGTGTTACACCGCCTTACTGCCATTTAACAACAACGCTTGGTACTTGCCCAAAAACGAGAGCACCGCGTTTGTGGCCGCTTTTGAAAACTACTTGTCGAATTTTTTGGGTTTGATGAAAAGCAAGGATGGGTCGTTGGAAAAAAACGTGCGCGTAACGTATCACGTCGTGCCACCGGTTTCACAAATTACCCCACCATACGTGCCCATTAAAAACAAGATAAATGCCAGTAATATTACTGTGCACAATGTGAACAGGGCGTCGTATCAAAACGCGTCCACGGACATCGAAGTGTGCTACGCGCTTAACAACAGACTTTACTTAAACAATTCGGGCAGCCAGCAAACCGAACTGTGCGCACAATTTTTGGAGCTAAACGCCCTACCATATTGCCTTTACAACTCCGTCTTGCCAGACGATTTCGCCGTCAGCGCACTCAACTTATACAAGTTGGATGACGCAAAAAAGAAGTTGAAGTTAGGCAATGTTATGTTTGTCAACACGATGCGCACGGGCGCTAAAGAAGCGATAATCGCCACCATGCGAGCATACTACCACGCATGTCAACACGTAAAAAACAACAAAGTGGTTCGCGTGGTCGGCAATTACAAGGGCTACGCAAACGATTACAAGCTGGCCGCTTTGGATTTTGCAATTCTCATGTTGGTGACTAACGCTACGAATTGCCAGCTTAAATATTTAATTATGAACGTGCACGAAAGAATGTTTATGGAACTGAAACAGCAAGTGTGTAGCTGGACACCGCAAAAGGTGTACAACGCGCTTATGAACTATGACATTGAAAAAGAGCCGCTGACTAATTTTAGCAAGGACGCGGTTAACAGGGCATTCAATTAAACGCTTGTCTATTAGTTACACTTTGTTAATTATGTCGTCCAACGTAATTTTGACGGTTCGAACCGAAAACATTGCGCTGTCGTCGAACAGCGTCTCCACAGACGCGTTGACGTGTGCGTGCGCCAAATATTGTGTGGCGAAGGCTTTTGCAGTCTGCGCAATAAAAGGCCTGTATACGAAAAGCTTGTTGCCCACAAATGACCGCAGTCGGCTGAGCTGTGCCTCTTGCAAAAACGTTCCAATATCCGTGCGCGTGAACGCGAGCGCCCGACGGAGGTCGTCTGCGTGTTCGTAATTCGTAAAATTGGCCTCGATGCTTTTGCGGTCCGCCCAGTAGTCGTGCAACAGCATTTCCGCGTTGTTCATCGTGAACACTAGCACACGGTTTGCGTTTTTAATAAAGCCCGTGTATTCGGCAAACTGCGTAATCTTCTTATCGCGCATGTCGTCGCGGTTCCGCATCACGTATGAGTCCAGCTCGTCGAACGTCCACACAATAAAACATTTGCCCTGTAGCGCCTCCTCCCATGAAGCCATCAACGCGCCCGCGTCGTTAATGTTGCCAAAGGTGTTCATGGGAACGGAAATAACTACCGTGTCGGCAAATCTGCTCAGTGCCCGGCCGAGCTGGTAGCTGGCGTAAGTCTTGCCTAAACCGTGACCGCCGGCAAACAGAAACACGTTGCTGATGTGAGGCGGACGCGGCAGTTTGTACAACTGGGCCAGGTACGATTCGTACCGGCCGCTGGCTGGGCACGCCGAGAAGTACGCAGCGTCGACCGCGCTGACGTTGACGGCGTGCGCAAACGTGTTTACGTTGATCATCACAGTGCTAGAGCCCATTACGAGCGGGTAGTTAAAATCGGCGCTGCGCTCGGCGGCGAGCGCTGCCACTATCCGACGCTGCAGCTGTTCTTGGTTGTGTAACTGCGCGGCCACTGACCGCGAAATTGTGCTAATCTGGTTGTTGATCACGGCGGCGCCGTAGCAAGCCAGGCCGACAACAAGCATTACGCTTCCAAAACACAGCCCGTTCATGGTCCATTGCGCGCGTTTGATGCTGACCAATTCCCTAAACAATTTATACGTGCTCTTGTTCATGCCGCGCCTTAATTACAACCCGACGCGTAACATGTACATTTTAAAGGAAAACGAAACCGTGTCGTTGAAACAAAAAGCTGCTATCATGCAAGATTTGTGCACGTGCGTCAGCGCGGAGCAGGGCGAAATGAAAGATTTGGTAGATTGCAATTTGCAATATCATCGCGTATGCGGCAATTGCAACGCGCTGCACGCTCCAGAATACCGCACGTATGGCGACCTGTTCTGTAGCAAGTGTGGCAACCGTTTGTGTATGTTGGACGCCGAGAATTTAGATTTATACATGGCCAGACGGCATTAAGCGAAGACACGGCTGTGGACGCGGTTTTGGACGGGATGCATTGCGCGTATTGCGACTACAAAAACGCGACGTAATGCACTATCGTTGCATTCTGCAACATGGATTCGTATGCACTGCAGCATTTTTACAACAACGCGCGCAAGCCGCTTGCGCCCACCACGCTGCACAGCGGCAACATCTCCGCGGCAGCCTACGAAAACGTGACGTTTATTCGCAAGTTGATGTGCAGAGAGAACTCACCGGGCGCGCACGAATCCAAGTTTTGCAGTCACAGCGATTACAACAAGGAAAATACAAAGAAACGCAAATAACAATAAATTATTTATTAAATATTTTGTTTCATTTACCGTAAGAGTTAACAATGAAATACTTCCTGTCGGCCTCCTTTTTAATAATCATATTTTTGTACGCCATCTATTTTTGCGTGTTCATTATTGTGAACAATGCGCGCGTGCGGCGCGACTTGTTTTACCAGTACAATTACATACCCGCCGCGCTTCTCGACACGGTCAAGGTCCGCAAATTGAAATAGCCGTTACATCTAACGTGACGGCGTTTTCGCATTGGCGCGTTTTTATTGGCAGTCGTAAATGTAAGGCTTATGCTATGAAATGGAGTGTCCGTTTCAAATTAAAGTTTGCGTGAGCGACAGATTTTTCGCGTTTCCTTACAGTCTGGTCGAACCACAAAGCGACGTCGGCAATCGGCCCACGGAAAACCTAGTCGTGTACGTTCCTACGGACGCGGACGTGCTGTACGTCGAAAAGCGCAATTTTCCGCGGTTTCGCTCGGTGCTGGTGTACAAGCATGAGCAAAATTACAACGGCAATAGCCAGGCGCCCAAAAAGACGGGCGCGGCCACCGTTGTGTACTGGAACCCGCTAGTGCCGATCACGGAGATCGGCGCAGGCGAAACGCGCGTCTTTAGCGTGCTGTTGACCAACAACTTGTTTTACTGCAACACGATGATCGTGCACCACGAAAACCCCACGTGCCCCATCGAATTCACCTACCCCGGGCTGGAGATGCAGCCGGCGTGCAAACTGCTCATGAATCCCAAAAAGCTTGTAGACATGCGCGCGCACGCGCTTCCACTCAACTACAATGAACTGCGGCCTATAAACTGCGAACTGCCGCTGGCACATTTTAAGGAGCTGACGGAGAGCGACAAGTTTTTGCTATGCTTCAACTTAGAAACGCCCACTATGGTCAAGATTTTGAGTCTGAAACGAGTTTTTTGCATTTTTCAATACCGCAAGCTTCCTGCACGCTACGTAATCAACCTGCCGCACGAAGAGATCGACAGCCTGTACAACAAGCTCAATTGGGAGCGCACGCGCCGCTTGCTGCGCGGCGACATCCCGTCCAATTGCGCCACCGTCAACCGCGCAAGTCTGCAGTACGTCAAAGACGCGCAGACGCTGCTGCACATTGCCAAGTGTAGCCAAACCGTGGTCGAGTTTGTGCGCATATTCCAGCAACTCATTTTTCCGTATCAACTTGTGCCTATCGTGATCGTAAAACTAAATTCGTTAAACACCAGTACTGGACAGATTGCGGACGTCAATCGCGTGCGTGTTTTTTGCAAAAACGACAGCGTGGCCATTACAACCGCAGGCTGCGTGCCAGTCAACATGCCCGACGTGGCACCTGTTAACACATTTGACAATGCGGACTTCGACGACATTACGCACATAAAAAGGGCGGCCAACCGAGTGGCCGTGGACGGTGTCTTCACGAGCGGCGTTACTGTTCACGCTGTAAAATACAACTACTTTTTGTAAGAATGGCCACACCGTCGCACGTGGTTTCGCGTTTGACGGGCGGCCGCGCCGGCAACCCCATTATCGAAGTCATTCGCAACAACGCCACGCCTACCGACGGTGACCAACTCGAGCAATTTGTAACGCGCAATCGGTCGCTTATCAAGGAGTTTGTTCTAATCTTGTGCGGATTTTTGGTTATAATTATGATCATATTGTTTTTCACTTTGTTGGTTGTCGTTTTAACCAACGCGTACGCTGTGCAGTCTGAGCGCGCACAGTTTGAACGGGCGCTGTTAAAAAATTACGCGCCGCCTGGCGTGTGAGCAGCGCTACAACGTAAACAGTGGCTGTTGCGCATGCGATGTGCGAAGCGTAGCGGACTGTGACGCGAGCAATGAGACTTCGCCATGTACATTTTTTGGCTCGGCCGTCAATTTGGCCCCTTTCGGCTGTGACTCTTCCGACTCTTTTAACTTGCGTTTGCGCTGATTAATCACGTCGCGCAACAGACAAGTCGATGGCGCGGGCATTGGTATGGGGCTAAAGAAATCTGTTTTGAGGCTGCTGGTCGTCAGTTTGATTTCGTTGGTGTTGGCGTAGCTGAACTCGAACGCTTCAATGAATATTTTGGTGGCTACTTCTTTGCCAAACGTAATTAGGTGGTGTTCGTCACTTACTGGGTTGTCCAGGTTTTCCAAACACTCGTTGTAATGCTGTAGCATGGCGCGCGGCGAGCTTTTAAGGTCGGGGTTGATTTTGTTGAGGCGCTTCACCGCCACTTCAATTAGCTCCTTGTACGATGAAAAGTATCCGGAGCCTCGGTTAAGCACAAACTTAAACACGATGAGCAATACGCGGCGGTTAAAATTTTTGTAATCGATTGAATCGTCCATGTATTTGGTGCGCAAAAACAGGTTTTTGACATAGTCGTAGTTTTTTGGTGACGGGTCTTCAAAGTATTTGTCCCTCGCCTGCTTAACAACGTGCAAAATGTTGGCGGGCAACAAGTTTTCTGTTTCAATTAATTCGCTGCACTTGTCCGTAATGAGCTGGCGGGCAAAAGTGTCGACATCGACCACTTTATAATGAGCGGCCATTTGTGTTTACGCTAAAGTGTCTTAAATAACTACAGGAAATAAAACAATGTTTAATAGTAATAATCATTATTTTATTTATACACAATTACATACAATCCTTACCGCGTTTATTATATTTATTGTGCCTATTTTCAACAGCCTTATTACGCTGCAATGCTGTTAATAACAAAACCACACAAAGTATCACAATGGTGTACATTAAAATTGACACGGGCAGCCGCGCCAAGGGCTATGCCGATGGAGACAGCGATTATGACTATCAAGAATTTTCAAAATGCGACCAAGAAACTTTTATGGAGTTTGGGTTTAACGACTATTTGTTAAAGTGTAAACACACATAAGAGCCGAGGGAAACGATGTTAAACATATGGACTTGAACGTTGCTTTGTCCGGATTGTACACTGGCAAATCGCCCGAACTTGGTATTTTTTTGAAGCGCGATAACTGCAAGGACAACCACATCAAGTCCACATTGCCCAAAATACCCAAGTTAGAATTAACGACGAGTTGACTATTGTGTTAAAACACGTGAACAGGATCGCCGAACTCCGAAGCGCGCCGACGTGTTGCGCAGCATATACATGTACGCGCTCAATAAGCGCGGGCCTGTGATGCCGGAGGACGAAAGAACGAAAAACAAATGTTTAACAAGCTTTTTTGTTTGTCTAGAGAACGTTTCAACTTTGACCACAAAGACTAAAACAATGTTTAATTTGTATCGTGACAATGTTTGTTACAAATAAAAAACTTTTAAAGTCATGTTTAAATTATGTTAAAGTCGGCGTTCATAAGTTGGATAAGGCGCTGCAGGTGCTTGGGGTCGCGCCGATTGTCAATTTTTGGAGTTGTGTCGTACTGGAGCGCGTTGAACGCCTGCTTGACTATTTTGTCTCGCATCACCAGCACCGTGTGTATATTCATGTTGGGCTGGCCCAGCGTTGGCAAACTGTCGATTTTTCCAAAAAAAGCTTGCAGGTCACACAAAAAATTAAATTTGATTACAAACATGACCATTGACTCGATTTGCGCAAACGGCCCGTGCGCGTTGAACTCGGCGCGCATGCGGACAAAGTTTTTGGCGCAGTTTTGAAAATATTTAGCAGCCGCGAATATGTAGTTGATAATGCTATTGGACTCGTCATTGTACAGTGTGAGCGAGTACAGTAATTCGTAAAAATTAACCGTCATTTCAACGTGGCTAAGGTTGTACGTGTTCAACCGGCGCAACAAATTGACAAAATTCGCTGCGTCAGGCGTGCCGCTAATGGTGTTTTTACAGTTGCAGTAGTCGTAAGTTTTCTGCATGGCTCTGGTTACCTGCACGATTTTTTCCATGCGCTCGTTTACGTTGGCATACTCAATCAGCTTTAACGCTTGAAGGCGCAAAAAGTTTTTGTCTTCTTCACGCCGACGCTTTCGTTCCCGCTCGTGATCGGGCTCGTCCTCGTCTGACGATGGCGCTAATAACTCGTTGTTCGGCGTTTTGCTCTCTTTTTCAGTCGAATATGAGTCGCGCCGCCTCGGCTCATTGTCTTGAGACGACTCGTTTCCAAGCGTCGTTCTTGGCGAATATGGCGTCAGCGGTCGCACGTGGCGTCGCCGTTTTCTTTGTCCAATGAAAGGCTCTTCGTCAGAGCTATCTGGCAACGACACGTTTTCTGGTAACGATGATTCGATTTCCGGAAACTTCTGTCGGAGACGCTCTTCCCAAGTATAATCAGGCGGTGATTGGCGACCCTGCTGCGTGGGCGACGTCATACGCGTGGGCGACGTGTACGGCGTCGCCCACGCGGGCGTTTGCGGCGGCGATGTCATGGACGCGGGCGTTTGCGGCGGCGATGTCATGGACGCGGGCGTTTGCGGCGGCGACGGCATGGACGCGGGCGTTTGCGGCGGCGACGGCATGGACGCGGGCGCCGTGTATGTCGTCGTTTGCCACCAAACGGTTTTCGCAAAATCGCGCACGTCTTCGACGCTGCCGTGTTTGTCGAAATCGAATTGTCCCACAAAATTGTTTTTAATGTAATCTGTCAATTGCTCAATGTTTAATCGATCAAAGTCTTGCTCGTTTGTAATTACGGGCAATTCTTGTGGCGCGTTAATTTGTTGCGCTGCATTTGAGCCACCCGTTGTTGGTGGAAGTGACACTACATTTTCTATAGAAAAGTTTTCGGCGCGTTTAATAAATTTAAAAATTTTAGGGCGTATCTCCTTGTACAAGGTTTCTGCGCGGTTTAGAAAGTCATCTGCTTTTACGTTGTCAGAACCGCCTTCAGTCACGAATGCTGTATATTCGTCGAGCGCAATCTGCATAGATTGCAAAACTTTTTTGGACAACTTTACTTGCGGTGAGTTCAACAAAAACGTAACCGCAATTTGCAATACGCGGTGGCGCAACACGCGATCTTGCCGTGTCAATATGCTTCTGAGGTCGACGTCTGCTTCGCGGCTTTGGAATTCGACGTCTGTTTCGGGCGGCTCGCCAGGTTGCATCGAATCGACTAAGGCCGTGATAGCGTCAAGTTTTTGACCGAGCGCGCGCTCCGGGCTATGTATAATCGTTTTTATGTCCGCGTGACCGCGCGTCATTATGTCACCCGCCAGTTTGGCGATGCGTAACGAGTTCTGCTCGTCCATTATAAGGTTATATCGAATGCAACATGCACACTTACAAATTGTTTTACAATTTGAGGTTCAATGCGGTGCACCAGCAGGGGCACCGCTTCGAGCACGTGCGCTTTGAAGCGCAAATGTACCATCATGAGATCGATTCCCTAACTTTTTTGTTGGCAAAGTATTTCAACCAGCACGAGCTTATCGACGTGCAAGGTCTAACTTTCTTTACAGAGTTTAACAAATGCATAGTTGCGATCAAAGCCAAATTTGAGGCACAACCCGATTCGGAAAACTTGCATGGCATCAAAGGCATTATGGGTATGTTTTTGCGCGACGAATTTATCAAACAAGTGCCGCACTTTAAAACTATCATGGAGTATTTAAAAGTTTATTACAATCCAATAGCAACGCCTGACGCGCATGCTTTTATGTGTGCCGAGCACTGCCGACCCCTGGGCAAAGTGTCCTGTTTAACTTGCAAATGCGACTATGTGTCAAACGCGCTGACTACGCTCGACTCGGGCCTGCAGGATGGCTGGGACATTTTTCTGCGGCCCATGTTCGGCATGCCGTTGATGATCTACGTCATCCTGAAGACGGATTTTACGTCCCAACCTGATGTGGTCAACGAAAACAACCTAATGACGCAAATGTTTGTGCAATTTTTTTACAATTTGTTGTGTGACAAAGCATACGCAATGCACACTAAACAAAAAGCGTGCGAGCCGCTAGTCAAGGACTGCAAGCGTGTTATTTCATTTTTACCGGTAAAGGACCGCCACCGTTTGTTGACCATGCTCAACGAGCAATGCAATAACGCGTCCACGGGGGCCACCGCGCCTAAGCTTTTAATGCCCTTTAAAAATTTTATGATAAAGATGGGCCAGCACACCAAAATTAAAAAGGTAAACAAAGTGGCGGCGACTGTGTTGATAGGCTTTTTTTTACGCCACTACATCGAAAGCATGCCCGGTCATTATCTGCAGAACATGCGCGGTCTTTTGGAGGCCGGGCACAACGACACGCGCGACGAGCCATGTTCCGCCGGCGAACTGGAGCTACTTAACGTGTGCCGGTACATATTTAAGCGGTACGCGGACAAAGACGTCGCAATTGTTGTGGAAAAACTTAAAAAAATCAGAATTGAAATGATGAACGTGTTGATTTTCGAGAAAATCGTTCCCGAAACGTTTATAAGGCGCGTCATTGTCGATTATCAATTGGACAACGAGATTTCGCTGCTGCTCGACCTAAACCATGATTGCTTCGATAAGCGATAGCGCGGAGCCGCCGCGCCGTTCCGCGCGTCTGCAACAACGCAGCCAATCGCCCGTGCAGCTGGCCGCCGCTGAAATGTTGCACAACATGAACGGCGCACAGACGGCAGCGTCTTTTATTGTCAAGGACGCGTCCGAAAACAAAATAGCCAGCCTCACCACGTTGGGTAACCAGTCGATCGCGGCGCGCAAGCTGGTCGAGTCGCTACAGGCCAACTTGCCCACAATTAAGTTGAATCGCGAAGACACGGCTAACGTGCTGCAGTTTTTGAGCGACGTTTACTCTAATCAACTGGAAGTGGTCAACATATCATAAGCCGCCGCCATGAGCGTCACCGATGTGCACAAGCGCATTGATAATCTGCGACGTCTCATCGACGTAGAGATGCAAATGGAAATTTGGCCGCAGTTGCTACGCATGTGCAGCGACACCGTGTCCGACATTGACTTAAACACGAACACCTTGATGGGGTTTTTAATTACGGTGGCGCGCAAGTCCCAAACCAAGTTCACTAACGCTAACGCCGCTTCGGCGTCGGAATTCGCGGCGGGGGGACCGTTTGAACGCGTTGCCGCACCTGTGCCCGCGACGACCGTCCAAACCGTGTTTGGCGGCTTGGCGCCCGCGCCAAGCGCCAAGTCCGCTTTGGTCGACATGCGACGCTATCGCGCGGCGGCTCGCCGCCTCATCCAACACTACACGCTAAATACCACCACGTCGAGCGAGTTCAAGGTGCGCGATGTGGTCATGACCATGATATTCTTGGAACGTTCTGACGGCTACCACCAACTTTTCAAGCTGCTGGAAACGGCGATGGAAGATAATACGTGCCGGCCGCAACTGACGGAAATGCAGACCAATTCGCTGCTGCAAACGTTGCGCACGCTTCTAGAAATGCCGGCCACTCCCATCGACATGACTACAGCTGACGTTATGCGCAGCTCGTTTATTCGCTGCTTTGCCAGTCCTGTGCTGCGTTACGCCAAGATTGTGTTATTGCAGGGCGAAACGGTGGGCCGCGACAAACGCACCACGCTGGAGGAGTTGTTGGTAGAGCGCGGCGACAACATTCAAAAGCTGCAGCCGCAACAGTACATTACGAGCGGCAGCGAGATTCCTTTCTGCGACGATCCCGAGTTCATCAACAAGCTGTTGAAGCACCTGGACCCGTACCCTTTGTCTAGAATGTACTACAACGCGGCAAACTCTATGTTCTACACCACCATGGAAAATTACGCGGTGGCCAATTGCAAATTTAACATCGAAGATTACAATAAAATTTTCAAAGGCGCCGAGAGTGTTAAAAGGCATGCAAATAAAACGGCGGAGGACAATGACGATTTGGACATTTATTTGGGCATGTCCGCCAAGCGCAAAAAATAATATAAGGTAAAAACTAAAGCTACATTGACAACTCTAGCACCATGGTCTACCGCCGCCGCTCCCGATCCGCCAATGGCGGCTATAGACGCCGCCGCAGGAGTTCTGGTTACAGACGCCGCCCCGGCAGGCCGCGCACCTACCGGCGCAGTCGGTCCGCCACCCGCCGCGCCGGATATCGCAGGCGCCGCTACTAAGCGGTCATCTGACACAGCTCGCAGTATTGAATAAAGGACACCATCTCGTCGCCGGCGCGTGTTTGTCGCTCGACAATGGCGAATTTGTGACGGCAGGGTTTGAGACTCGTCCCGCTTGGCCCTTTCAGCAATTTGCAGTCGTCGAAAATCGCGGTTTTGTCGTTTAAATAAATTATTCTATTGTTTAGTAGTTCTCGCCGTTTTATTTTTTTCTGTCGCTTGCATCCAATTGTGCACTTTTCCTTCTTTTTAAACCACAAAGCCTTGTAATTTAACGAATACTTGGACAATATGGTGTCAAACAATTCTTTTTTGAACTTTGGCGGTTTGATGTCGAAAAGTTTACAATTTAAGCTGTCTACGTAACTTTTAGCATTTATCTTGCTCTGCTGCAGCAACAAACAGGGGCAATCCGCGCCGCCGTGCGTGTCTATGAAATTAAACAGTTCGACGTACATTTTAAAATCGTTGGTGGTGCTTTTGAACAGTCGCATCACGCAGTCTACTTGCAACCGTATTTGCTTACGCTCCTTTACTAGTTCGCTAACGTTGGGCACGAACGCGTACAGCGAGTGAAACAGGTGGCCGGTGCTCGCAAAGTTGAACGTTTTGTTTTTTACGTAACACGCAAAATTGCTAGTCAAGAACTCAATCAGTTTGGTGTAGTTCTTGCTGGCCCGAAACTCGGCAAACACCGTGAATAAGGCGCGAGGCGTCCATTGCTTAGCATGAAATGCAACTGGGCGTGTTTGCGGCTGCACGATGCCTTTTACAAAGGCCATGTTTTAGTTGTGGCCGAGTACGCGGACCTCAAATTCTTGGGGTTTAGAAAGTATGAGTACTTTGAATACGTGCTGTTTCAGTTGAACAGCAACGCGCAGTTTTTAAGCGTCATAGCGTCCAACGAGCGCTACTGTTTGCAAATGTTCAAAGCCAATGACGACATGTGCAGCGTGCGGCACCACGTGAAAACTGCGTTCAAGACGCCGGTGCTCGGCCACATGTGCGTGTTTCAGCACAAGCCGGCCATGTACGCGTGCCTTAAAGAGTGGCACACGCTGTTCGAGTTTCAAGTGCCGCTGCTGCGCAGCGAATCGCTCGTATGGGACTTTCCACACGTGATCGTGTTCGATTTGGACAGCACTTTAATTACGGAACAGGAGCAGGTGCAGATTCGCGACCCGCGAATCTACGACAGCCTGAGCGAGCTGCGCGACTTGGGCTGCGTGCTGGTCCTGTGGTCGTACGGTAGTCGTGAGCACGTGGCACATTCGTTGCGCGCGGTGCGGCTGGCGCCGTACTTTGACGCGATCATCAGCGAGGGCTCAATCGCTGAAGACTCTCCGGCTGCGTTCGCTGCGACGACAGACACGCAAATGCAAAGTTGCTACATTCCTTCCAATTTTAAGTTTGATATGCACGCCCAGTCGGGCGATGAGCTGCCCAAGTCGCCGAAGGTGGTGATTAAAATTTTGGCCGACAAAGGCGTCAATTATTTTAAGTCGATCACGCTGGTCGACGACCTTCCCAGTAACAATTTCGCGTACGACTATTACGTGCGCGTGAAACAGTGTCCCGTCCCGTCGCGCGACTGGCAGCGTTACCACGACCAGATTATAGACAACATTGAGGAATACAATACAGCGTATACATTTTAGGCCATTCTATTAATGCGATTTTGCCCCGTTCTCGTAAAACAAGTGCACTTTTGCGTGCGTCATAGCACGAAGCGTTAAATTGCCAAAACGACCGTTTTCAGGCCAGTTTGTTTTAAACTTGAAGATGGACACATCATTTTGTCGCCGGAATTGTTGGCAGTTTCGTTTATTGAAGTATATTGAACCCCACGAAGATTGCTGTAATGTATTATTTGCATTGTCGCGATATTTAAAAAATGAAATACGTCGTGACGCGTTACAAAACTTCATTCAATTAAAAACGTTTGAAATGTGGAGCGTTTGTTTTCTACCAAATCGTGTATGTTTTCTACCAAATCGTGTAGTGTTATATGATTACTATGACTTGCACAAGAACTTGTTGGATTTTGTTGACATATACCGATTGTATTATGCACCGACAGCGCCAAAACATAATACTAATTGCGTCTGTATTACTGAAAAAGTATATAATTTTTTTGCAATGATGGGCCATTATTTTAAAGTGACAGAACTAACGCTGAAAACGTTAAAAAATCATGGGGAATATTTACACCACACAAACGGAATGATAATGGCCGATTTGATGCGATTACTTGAACACAAAAAATTGTTTCACATGTATTGGTTATTAAAAAGGTTACTATTATACCGCCCTTCTTCACTAAAATCTCCAGAAAGTTTATTGGCACAGACCGCGCGATCGATATACCACGGCGGGGGCCGCCCATTGTGGCAACTGAGGTACATGGTAAACACAACGAACATGCCACTTCTATTGCGACGAATAGTAGAGCAAAAGTGGAGCGACGACCGTGTGTTAAATGAATTTTTAGTACATTACACACACCAGCTAAACCAGTTTTCGACAAAATTTACACCTGGTCGAGTTTTACAAAATTACAATGTATGCCTTGCTGAAATAAAATTCCTGATGTACGATAAATTTGACGACGACCTAACTAGTGTGGCGTTGACGTAAATTTAAAAATAGCATGAACTGGCTATATATGCTAACGCGCTCGTATTTAGTTTAGTTCACAAAAGATGGCCGTATTGTATTGTCGGTGGAGTTGCTGGCAGTATTATTTGCTAAAGTTAATCGAGTCCTACGACCGTTGGGATACGTTGTCTGCAGCGTCTAATTATTTAAAAAAACAAGTCTATCGCAACGCGTTGAAGAAATATATTGAAGAGAAGAAGATTGAAATTTGCAACTATTATACAGACAAATTCGTGTATCCACGTAAAGAACTTTTTGATTTTAAGTTTCATTTTCATCATGACATAATGTATTCTCATCATGCATTTAATATCTTATTGCATGAATATAGTAATATTCACAAATTAATTCGAAATGAAAATTTCTATAAAAATAGTAATGTACTTGTAGTTTTAAAAGGTATAAATTTTTTTGAATACTTGTATAACTATTTTGTTCAAATTTTGTCGTTTTTATATGAGTTACAGAAAAATGGGCAATATGTACATTACCAAAGTGAAATGGCAATGAATGATCAAATTGTATCTTTTAAAAACAATCGTATGTTTCACATGAGTTGGTTGATGCAACGGTTGCTGATGTATTACCCGTCGTCGTTGTGCAAAACTCCTGAAAGCTTATTGACATTGAGCGCGCGATCGATCTACCACAGAGGCGGCCAGTTGTTGTGGCAACTGCGCTACACAATGGACACGTTAGATATGCCGTTGAGGTTGCGCACATTTAAGCGGAAATGGGCAGACGACGAAGCGTTAAACGTATTTATAAAACATTACGAAACGCAAAAGGCCCATTTTTCAAATTTTTTATGTCATCCTAGAGTTGAATGTATGGTTGTCAATGCTAGAGTTATTGCGAGAGATTATTTTAGAAATAAATTTGGTTGTCGATTTGAAAATAATATATGTGGCGATGAAATTTTATTTATAAATAAATATAAATTAAATTAAAAAATGTGTTTATTTTTAGTTGTTAGCAAACTTGTTTGCGCGTTGCTCAAATTGACAAAACCGTTAAAAATTAAAAAATTAATAATGTCCATGATTGTAAACTGAATTTGTTCGTCAGCGTCCAACGCTAGGATGTGGTCTGGCGCGTTGTTCTTGAGCCCCACAAAGTGATCAATCAGCGTTAGGCTGCCGACGGATGTGCACGCTGTGGAGTAGACGCCCGTGTCGTTGACCGTACGGATGGTCGCGCTCGTGAATTTGGCCACGGTATACTCGTTGGGGCAGAACACGTTTCCCGAGTCCAGGTAGTAATAGAGCGTTTTATCGAAATTATATAACACAACATTTTCGGGCACAATGATAAACAGTCGCTCGGTGCGCGCGGGTGTGCTGAGGTCGTAGATCCGCACGTGCGTCCCGTACAACAGCGTGTTGTCGAAGTCTCGCAGCAACGCGTGGATCCTGTTCAAGAATGGATGGTGGTTTCGCAGTGACAACGCCACGTACATAAGCAGCGCCACCACAAACACGATAACCACCATTATGGACAGCATTCTGTCTCGCCTTTTTAAAGACGTGACAAACGACGAGGAGTACGCTGTTAACAGTCTGCGGGACGCGAACCGGCTGATAATTATAAATACCGAAACGAACACTCGCAGGCTAGTGGAGCACGTAAACAGTTTTCGTCAGCTCTTAAACACAATCACAAGCGACGCGGCCGGCGCGTGCGCATTGCACCAGCGCGCGGCGCGCCACAAGGAGGACGACGAGGAGGACTCGCCGCCGATAGCGGAAGCGCGCGTGCCCTTCGCGAACCACTCGCTGGTATTGGAGAACAATGATTTTTGCGTTTTCGTTAAACCATTTTTGTTGAAAAAGCATTACGACGACATTAGAAATTATTTAAAGCTGGACGAGTTTTTTAAAAGCGAAAGACCCGAGTACACCAACAAGTGTGTGCAGGCCGGCGAGTACTGTTACTGGCCCAACTGGCCCGCATCGCAAGCCGTGTCTTTCACCGGCTGGCGACTGTACTTGTACCAGGAATTTGGCTTAAGCGTGGAATCAACAATCCCTATCATACACAACAAACAATTGGGGCCCGTGGACCTGTTCGTGTTTAATCCCAAAACGTTTTTGAACATCGAAATGAGCTTGTGCACCAACGAAGCGCCGCCCGTTAAACTGTTTGTAAACGGCAAATCCGATTTCGAGAAGACTGGAAAAGAGTCAAAGGCGGTCGAAAGCCTGTTTGAAATTAAAATGGCGAACGGCGCCACGGCCACGTGCAAAATGATAGCCAATTTGGTAAACTCGAATAAAAATGTGTTTGAGACCATCCAAGACAACATTAACCTAAAAGAATGCATTACGACCCCCAAGTTTCGTCACATCATTGACGTGAATCTAACCAAGCTGCGGCAGTTTTCAAATGACAACGCGGTTTCGGCGCCAATTACCGAGCGGCCGTTCCGGCCGCCCGCTGTGACAACCATTCTCTCCGCCAGCAGCGAAAATGCGGAGGCCATTCAGCTTGAGATAGACGCGGCGCTAGCGAAGGTGCGCGAAGGCATGGTCAAAGTATTGGCGGGGTTTAGCCAATCCGACGAACCTAATTTACTACAGACATACTTCAAAGCAAGCGACTTTAAAAACTTTCATTTTTTGTTGTTCAACGTGTGGAAGCAAATAATAAAGCGGGACAAGAAGAGCTTTCGCGAGACCGACATGAAGCTGTTTTTCGAATTAATGTGCGAAACCTTGTTTAGTAACGAGCGGGACGACGCACAGGAAACGGCGCTTGCCAAATGCGAGCCGTTCACGGCGCGCGGCGTTTCTACCTTTAACAGCCTTTGCGACCATTGGCACTGTTTCAAGGGCGTTAACCCTTACATTTTGCTGGGCCAGTACTTTGGCGCACACTATTTTATCTACTTAAAGTGTAGTAGCAGCGACGCTCTTGAGTGCGAAGACCCGTGGGCTTTTACGTACAAAAACGCGATGGAGTGCAAAGTGCCGCCAAAGGTGTTGGGGGAGGCCTTTTTTATCAAGGTTGAAAACGTTGTTACGCAGGTGACGCTCGTGTTCAACGGCGAGCATTATCAAATCGTTAAAAGAGACGACGAGCTGTTCAAGTTGGTGGAGACCAATCCGTACAAGTTGCAAAACATAAAATTTAACAATTGGAAGTACATGTACCACACCAAATATGGCGTGTATAACGTGATCACAGACGACTTTTACTCCCATTGCCCGTTTTTGTTAGGCACCACCATGCCGGGCACGTTCAAGCGGCCCAAAGACCCACCGTATTTGCCCGAGGCCGTGTTTGCGCACATGCTTGCCGCCAGCGCCGAGGAGCGCGACATTTTGCGAACGTACCACATTGCTAAACTGTGCCGGGACTTCAAAATGGTGAAGGTCAACTTGGGCACGGTCAATTTGTTGGGCGACTGCGCAGCGTGCAAGTTGGACGCGCGAGTGCGGCTCAACGATTTGTTTCGAGAACTGTGGAACTTGGAAGATGATAGCCTTGTTACGCTGGCTTTGTACTTGAACAAAAAAAGAGTTGAGGACATTGTGCACAACTTTAAATGCGCCGCGTGCCGCACTAGCGTTAAGGAGCGCAAGTGCAGGTGCGTTCAGAAAATCAAGATTAACCGACAGGCGTTCAAAGTGTGTCTCGTATTTGATTTGTTTGTCGGCGACAAAGAGCTGAAACAGCTAATGTGGATGCTAATCTTCGCTACTAACAAACTGTACGTTGCCGCCGCTTTGGCCTTCACCGACAGTGACCTTGTTGCGCAGTACGTGCATTTTTTCACTAAAGAACACAATAAAATTGCCGCGGTTTTGTACCGTGATCTGCACAGAATTGAGTTTGTAGACACCTTGATAACCGACGTGTGCGATCGGGACGCGTTTTTGGCTTATCTTCAGCAAGCTGCGGCCAGTGAGCCCGCCCCGGCGGCCAACGTTGACAACGCCATGGCCAGATTTTTTATGCACTATGCAAACGCGATCAACATCTTGCACAAATACAATAATTTATGGTGGGACAAAATTATTTTGGCGCGCGATTCGGACACGCTCTCCAGCTGGCTGACGCGATTTTACCTGCGCGTGATCATGTCAAAAATGGATGTACAAAATTACCCTCTGGCGTATCTAACGCAGGTCGTGGAGGGCTATTTGTATTTTAAGCTTTACACCAATTTTAACCACGCCAGCTCGTACATGTTGATGCACTTTGGGGGAAGTCTATCGGCGCCCACCGACTACGGGCGCAAGGCGGTGTACTTGCCGGGCGTGCCGCTATCCGGCAAATCCACGTTTTTTGCATTGCTCGATTTCTGGGTGCTGATGCACAAGTTTGACGGCGAGACGCACACCGGCGACGAGTCCAAGGAGACGAGCGACAAGGAAGTGAGTAAACTCAACTCGCAGCTGTACACAATTAACGAATTGAAAAAGTGTAGCGAAAGCTTTTTTAAAAAACACGCCGACTCTAGCAAGAGCGATTCCAAGAGCCGCAAGTACCAAGGCTTGCTCAAGTACGAGGCCAATTACAAAATGCTGATTGTAAACAACAATCCGCTATACGTGGACGATTTCGACGACGGTGTGTTGAACCGTTTCCTCATCGTTTACACAGACCACAAGTTTTTGCCGCACGTGCGGTTTTCCGGATCAGTGTACGACCACATTTTAACCAAGCAATACCCGCAGGAACCCATGTTAGTGGACACGTTAAAAGACTCGGTGCGCGTGTTTTTGGCGCACGTCGTAAGGTATCAGCGCGAGCCGCAGACCGGCCTCGTGCCATACAAGACGCTGCTGGACAACGACCCCGTGCACCAGCACAATTTGATGCGCCTCAGCGTTCACAACAGCCCCATGTACGCGATTATATATATACTAAACATTAAGACGGTTCCGCGCAGCGCCAGCACGTTCGTGACCGAGCAAAAAATGCAAGAAATGATCGGGCACGCCGCGCAGCACCTCAAATCATTCCTGCATCCTTCGTTTACACAATACAACGCGGCCAAAAACATTAACGCTGGCACCGCGAGGAAGTTTGCGTTCGACGAAAACTTATTGTTGCAGCAAATAAAAGACAAGTTTAAACACAACTACGACGAGCGTGGTTGCAAGTTTAATAGCCTGACGATGGCGCTTAACAGGCAAGATATGAACATAAATGTGCCTCAATTTAAGTGCTAATACATGATTATATTTATTTAACCAATATAACAGTTTAGAAATGTATTTATCTTGCGCAAAATAATAATTGCTTGTTGATAAAATTTACTTAGTGTCATTAGTTGTAATAGTTTGAAATTTTATTAAAAAATTTAACTTAATTAAACTGTGTTTTTTTAACATCTTACGTAGTACACTGCAATTTAGCCAAAATTAATGCTTCACGTTATCCATAAACATGTATGCCGGTTAATCTTCTCTTAGCGATGACGTGTTGTATCATTGATTACAACTCTCTGTAGGACTTTTGGTTTTTAAGGTAGGCCGTGTGTTCGGCGTTCACCACGGTGTAGCCGGATTCCAATAAAAGCTGCTGCGCCGCCGAATTGCGCGTGTACACGAGCGTGCACGCGGAACGACGTAGCTCGCGCATGTCGCGCTCGGACAGTGGCGCCGCGTTGGCGTCGATTAGACACACGTGCAGACCGTCGACGGTGAAGCACAGCATGTTGTCCTCCTTAGTCATCTTGCCCGGGGACAATCCTTTGACGACTATAAACATGTTCTTGTATTCTTTTACGTCGAAATTGGCGGTCGTGCGCGTGACGGTCACTTCGTTGGAAGCGCTGGGCGCGTTGGGCGATCGCACGCCCTGGTCGTAAATAGTACCGATAAATACGGAATTGGCGCCAACGCGAGCCGTACCCTGCTTTTCGATGTCGTCCATGGACATTGGCTTTTCCGCTACATACACCTGACTGACCTTGTTGTCTCCGTGCGCCACCCGCATGTACGTCAGTTTGTTGTTATTTAGTTTAACATTAAGCTGTTCCGTTTGTGGGTCGACCTGAACCGAGTCGCTGCTCTGATTCAGGCTGGGCGAGGACTCGTTGAGCGAGTTAAGGTTTAATTTGCCATTATACCACAGGTAGAACAAAAAGGCCAGCAAAATCAACAGTAATAGTGCACCCCACATGTTGCTATTGCACAATGTCGATCGCTATTAAACCCAAGCTGTGCAAATGTTTCAAAAGTACACTTAAATTATCGTTTTCCCAACCGGGCGGAACCAACACCACGACGCGGCTGCCCAACCCGAACACCTCGAACGCGCCGGTGATAAATTGTTCGCAGTAATGCAACACGTTGCTTCCAAACGCAGATTCGTCCGCCAGTTGCACATACGTCTTATACATGACCATCAAATCGAACAACACGTGATGCTTGTTGTAGGCACCGTCGCTCTTCAGCACCATGTGTTTGTATAGTTTTTTCATAAATAAGGCCTGTTCCTGTTTGAGCTCGGCAAAGTACGTCAATTTGTCGCACGACGCATCCGTGAGACATTCCGTGATATTTTCGAAGTAGATCATCGGCTCGTCGGCGTCCGCGTCGTCGACGCTCAACGCCACCGACGGCGGCACTTGGCACAAATATAACCGCACCACTTTGTCCGCCATGATTCCGCTCACGCCGCTCTTTTCGCGATACAAAGACAGCTACTTGTTATATGCCTTCAGGCTGATTGACTTGTTGCGCGCGTCCAAGTCGGCGCACTTGACCAAACTGTTGTCTTCGCAAGCAACTTATTTATACCATTTTGCGTGTTTAATAAAATACAAGGACGTACAAAAATACGAAGTGCAACAGCTTATTGAGTGGGCCGCGAACGCGTCGCCAAACATGGACTTGCAACAGTTTCGCATCGAGTTCATGGACAAGACTGCTGAGCTGAATTTGCGTTCGTGCCAACCCAAAAGTTTTATGTACACGTTTACTACGATTTGGGACACAATTCACTTTCTGAGTTTGATCATAGACGACATGATGATTACACGAGAAAAAAGCAGCCTGGACCTTGTGGCCCAACAGCTAAAAACTATGAAAGTTCTGTTCTACAACATTTTTTTTATATTGCAATGCGCCATGTGCCGCGACCATTACATGAACGTGAAGGGTTACATTATTTATCACATCGAACGCTTAGAATTGGCTTTGGACAAAGAACGTTACGGTACACCTATAATCTTTACGGAATTCTATTGCGAAGAAACAGCGGAACAGGCACAAGATTTGGTGGGCGCGAAAGCAGTAAACGAAAAAGATGTCGGCGAATCGCCAAACATGATAATGAAAAACCTCATGGCGTACGTCAGCATGACGTTTCACAACCACATTAACGAGTACAAATGGATACAGCGAAACCAGAAATCACCTGTGCATCAGGAACGTATGACTTGGCATCAATATAAAAAGTTATTAAATTTGTAAAACATTTATTTAAGAATGATAGTTCTTTTAATATTGTTAAATTTTATAGTTATTATTATTTTAATATTATGGTTGTATGTTATAATAAACCGACGTAATAAAGAGCTTCCGCCGACACCCTGGCCAACGCCTCCGCCGACTCCTCCGCCAACGCCCCCGCCGACACCCTCGCCTACGCCCCCGCCGACACCCTCGCCTACGCCCCCGCCGACACCCTCGCCTACGCCCCCGCCGACACCCTCGCCTACGCCCCCGCCGACACCCTCGCCTACGCTCCCGCCGACACCCTCGCCTACGCTCCCGCCGACACCCTCGCCTACGCCCCCGCCGACACCCTCGCCGACACCCTCGCCGACACCCTCGCCGACACCCTCGCCAACGCCTTCGCCGACACCCTCGCCGACACCCTCGCCTACGCCCTCGGCGACACCCTCGCCAACGCCTTCGGCGACACCCTTGCCGACTTCCTCGCCAACGCCCCCGCCGACACCCTCTCCATTAGGAGAACCTATGTATTTTTCTTCAGATATCACCACAATTGAACAATTGCAAGATCACATCAGGCCGCTGTGCAGCGGCTGGACGCGGCCTCGCGAAACGTACGCGGTTCCGTGGGACTGTCGTCGGGTAATTCACTGTAGCTATTTTGGTGTACTCTTACACACAGTGTCGTGTGATACGTTAACAAACAGCGCATACTCGTTTACGGCCGACGGTTGCGTGCCGCACCATCAGTCCGATTGTCCGTTTTATCCACTCAACATACTTTAGAGGGTACTATTCTGTCGGGACGACATTTAAGAACGTTGATGACGGTGTCGGTGACAACACACTCGTACACAGTTCCGTGTTCAAGTTGCGAATCCGCCACAATAGTTTTGTCGAGTAACGGTCCGTCGATAGAATTCAATGTGGTGGTTTGCGCATTATATTCCAGTTCAACGGTCGGCATCCACTTGTATTTTGCATACTGCAGCTGTTCGTCGAGCACAATGTAGCCGTCCACGGCTACCGTGGTGTAATGCGTCGGCACCAACGGCGGATCGAAAAATTGCTGGAAACGTAGCTCGCCGAACTGCGGCCATGTGACTTTGCCAACGCTAAGGTGCAATTGGTTAAGGCATTCCACTGCTACATCCGCGCAAATGTGATACGCGTCGCGCAGGCTACACTCGTATTGAGTACGGTTGTTGTACTTATAGCGAAACACCTGCAGCAAGTCGGTGACAAAAATATTGTCCGCCATTACCTCGCACTGGAACGTGATAACGTTGTTGAGAACAAAAGGGTGCGCTATGTGGGCCGCGTGCAACTGCATGTCGTCCGTTTGCACCATACAAAAGCCCCGCCTAAATATGCCGCGGCCGCGCACGCCGTCCAGTTTAAATGCCCACTTTTTGACGCCCGTGCTGTCCGGCGCTTGGGCGCCGTAGATAATTTTCTGCTCGCGCGCAAACTTGCGGGGAGTCGCGCTGTCGAGCAATGTGGTGTAGGGTAAGCACGGCGCGATGTTTTGGGGGTCGGCCACGGCTTCCATGTGGACCACTAATTCGCACAACGCGTCCAGGTTGGCGCCGGTGGGCGCAGGCCCTTCAAACTCCAGCTCCAGACGGATGCGCGCCAGAATGGCGTCGCTGCCCAGTTGCAGGTTTTGCGGCGGGCGCGCGCATTCGGTACCTAGCAGCGCGCTTTTAAGCGCGGCAATTTTGTGTGCCGCGGTAGATTCATACCGGTCCGCTGGGCCGCTTTGCAAGTACACGTGTTCAAACTTGACATCGACGCCGTTTAGCTTGTAAACAAACGTTTCGATCAGCGATGCGATGTGTCGCGACACGCGGTCGCGAGGCACGGCCGCCTCTCGGTTCTCGCGCCACACCAGTGGCACCAGTGCGTTGGCTGAGCGCAGCCAGTGCACAAACTTTTCGTCGCGCAGGTTGGTCTTGCACACGCTTTCCGTGGTAGTTGCGCTTTGGCGTGTGCGCACATTGTTAACGTCGTACAAATCGATGTAGCGCTCTGGAGGCGTGGCGCAGTGTTTCTTTATATAAGAATCCAAAATTAGATACAATACGTCTTGGCTAAAATTGATTGTATAAGAGATTTCTCGCTCTATCACAAAGTCGGACCCCATCGCCGCTGAAATGGCGCTTGTGTCACCCGGCGTGTCGTCGCGCCGGTCAACCAACCACTGCATTTTCGGCGCCATTGCACCGTTTGACCCGTGCATCACGTACAGGTCGCCATGCTCGTCAGATGCGTCCGTGGACGATGGCTGGTTTATTTGCAATTACCATTTGACACTGCGTTTCAAAATGGCCAAAATGGTGCTACCTATTTACGACGAGGACGACAACCAGTACAAGCGAACAATAGCGCGGCATTTGGTGGGTCACAAAGAGAGGGGCACAAAGCGCATTCTGGTTCCAACTAGCAACAACTACACCACCGTGTTTAATTTGCCTAGCATGATGTTGGCCGAGCAGCTAATTTTTCATTTAATTTACGACAACCGTGTAGAGGTTAACCGCATTTGCAACTCTTTGCGAAACAATGAAAACTTTTTAGATAACACGTATAACGTTGTTGAGGACGTGTACAATTCAACGGCGCAACATATTGAACTCACAAACCCTCAGGCGTATTGTTCACGCGTAGCAAATGACGACGTTCGGTTTTTCGACGCGACTGTGGTCAATAACAACTATCAAGCGGGTAACGGCGATACGGTTTTTAACAACATGCCTGGTTTTTTGCGCAATTTAATTAGACGCGCCGTGGCGCCCGAAACGCTACAAATCGACAGTGAAGACTTGCGCTTGCGAAACTGCAACACCTGCATAATCAACAATACCGGCCTTGTGGCCACCGTTGAAGGCACCGAGTTGTATAACCCGGTGCGCAGCGCTGACATTATTAAGACGCGTCCCAACCGCCTGCAAATCAGAAACGTTTTAAAATTTGAAGGTGACACACGCGCGTTGGAACGCACTTTGGGTCGCTACGAAGAATATCCCATGTACGTCCCTCTGTTTTTGGGCTACCAACTGGTCAATTTGCAAAACAACATCTTGCGCGCAAACAACTTTTTACCTGCCGGGGTGCCCCAGGCTGTAATTAATTCACGTAACGTAAGCGTCCAGACCGATTTTGCCGACAACGACGGCAACGCCGGCGGCGGCGGCGGCGGCGGCGGCGGCGGCGGCGGCGGTGGCGCTTAGGCGAAATGGACACGGTAAAACTTCAATGCCACATTTGCTGTTCAGTGGGCGATGTAAAAAATTATTTTTTGCAACCTGCCGACGTGATTACCATTTTGCCCATTGTAGAGCTTTACACGTGCAAACACCATTTGTGTGCTATGTGCGTACGTAAAATTGCACAGCGAGCCGCAAACAAGCGCGTCGAATGCCCCATGTGCCGGCGTAAAAACGCGCATTTCAATGTGTACAGTGTCAATCGCAACTCGGTAGACGCGCTACGATGCGCCGTCGCCGACGTGCGAGAGTACGGCCGCTTCAACGGGTTGGTGGATGCTGCGTCGCTGGCGCTCGGGCTGTTCGAACACAGCCTGCTCGACGTTGAGCCCGCCCCGGAAAACGCTATTAAACCGAGCGAGTTGCAAATTGTGCTTAAACGCCTACAGACCCAAATTGAGGAGCAAACCCGAGCCAACTACGAATTACAATTACGAGCAACAGCCTTATCGCAAGCCCTTGAAGAAGTAAACTACCGCTTAAACAAAACCCAAAGCGATTATAGTGAAGCTTGCAAACAAGTGGAAGCGCTTCGCGGTAACAGATTGCGTGAAGAACGCGCCCTCAAAGCGTTAACCGATAAATACGCCCAATGGGCGGACAAAAACGCCAAAATGCAGCGCGAAAACGACAAGTTGACAAATGAAAACATTGGTTTGATTCGAGACAACAATTTATTCAAACAAAACATTGCACGCAAACGTAAAAGCGCTCCGTAATTGTTTTTCTTTTCGCGTCGAAGTCCACCTCGTACACGTGCCGGTTGTTTGTTTTATTGCAACAATCCCAGTTGTCAGTTGTGCACCACGCTGCATTGTGTTGGCGGCACAGATAAAGCGCCTCGTTAAACTGCGCCAACGGCAAATTGTAACGTTGCAGTTGGCGCTTGATCTCCGACACTCCCTTGAATTTTTTATATTTTTTTACGGAACACTTGTCGGCAACACTTTGAGCAATAAGCTTTAGCCGTTCCTGGGGCCGAAGCTCTAGCTTTTTGAAGAAATGTAATTTGAGTTCTTGTTCGACAGAGCGAGTCCGCATTGTGAATTGTGAGCGGCGCAAAACCGGTTTTGATTAAATACTGATATTGAGTAAGTTTAGCAACACGAAGTTATATTGGATTCAAACATAATAAAACATTGAGATATTCCCTACCGACTTGCGGTGGGGCGCGTTTCATTGAACAATTTGCTTTATAGATATGAATTGTAATAAAATACAAAAATGTTATTAATATTTATTAAAAACCTTGTACATAAACATCTTGTTTTAATTATAATACATGTTTGGGTCCTGTTTGGAGTCGCTCCATCCGATGCGCGTGCCGAAAGTATGATTGCGCATTTTCTTTAACGTGGTAAAATTGATTATGCGAGCGCTATAATAATGAATAAATTTGCGCGCGCATCAATTTATATATACACATATTGCGTCATTTAGAGTTACAACTAAACAACAGTCATGATTAAAAAGCAAGGTCGGCCCTGACGCCGTACTCGAAAAAAAAACGGCGCCGACGCCTAAAGATAGCACTCGCTTTTCGGGTACATACGTTCTTAAAAAGCGAGGTCGGCGCCGACGCACGTAAGATAGCACTCGTTTTTCGCGTACAGACGTTCTCGAAAAGTGAGGTCGGCGCCGACGCACGTCCAAAGATAGCACTCGCTTTTCGGGTACAGACGTTCTCGAAAAGCGAGGTCGGCGCCGACGCACGTCCAAAGATAGCACTCGCTTTTCGGGTACAGACGTTCTCGAAAAGCGAGGTCGGCGCTGACGCACGTCTAAAGATAGCACTCGCTTTTCGAGAACGCTCGTGCCCGAAAAGCGAGGTCGGCGCTGACGCACGTCTAAAGATAGCACTCGCTTTTCAAAAACGTCTATAGTCGAAAAACGGATCGGCGCCGACGCACGTCTAAAGATAGCACTCGCTTTTCGAGAACGCTCGTACTCGAAAAGCGAGGTCGGCGCTGACGCATTAAAATGTACACTTGCTGATGTAACAAATAAGCTTAGGTACAACTCTTTACCTTCTAACTTTACGAAACTAACGCTGATACGGCAATTGTTACGTTATTGTTGCATATTTTCTAAGTAGTACAATTTATCGGGTTCCGCGTTGCACGCAAACGCTTCGTCATCGTACAAATGTTCGGGACAAGCCATATACCGCCCATCCTTAACATGTACATGCTTGTTATAACGGACGCCGTCGTTAGATTGCGTTTGCAAATTTGTAAACACGTATGACGGCACGGGTTCTTTTACGACGGCCACGTCATCGCCGTCAAACACGGATCGGCAGCCTATGTTGTTGCCCGTGTATGCGTACGCGTTCAACACAAAATGTAGGTCTTTGGCCAATTCACATTCGGTGTCGACCTTGACGGACGCTCGCAACTGTTGCAGAGCGTCCACTATTACGTCGTTTTCCGCATGGCAACTGCTCAGTTTAAAACTGGGTAATTCGTAGAAACAAGAATAAAACAAATCCTTTTTGTTTAAAATTAATGGTGAAAACTCGGGCTCCAATTCAAGGTCGGAGTCTAGTTCAGTTTCGGATTCGGGTTCTAACTCAGGTTCGGGTTGGGTAGGTGGCACTTCTGGTGCCCAATGATCGCCGTCACCGCCCGGCTCGCTGCGCCAAACGCCGTCTGCAAACGGGTCGAACAGCGACCGCGCGAAGCCATTTTCCTTGTCAGTCGTTTGTGCTGCGAAAAGGTCAAACGCTGGCTCCGAAATCGTAGCGTTTTTGAAACGTGTATTTTTAGCATATACTACCATATTTTCAGGCCGTTTTACGAAAGTGTAGTTATATTGAACCGGACTTGTAGTATATTTGCGCGCCAGTGTAGTATATTTTTGGTAAATCGTAGTGTATAGATCGGCACAAATGTCCGACTGTAGTATATTAGTCAATATACGTCGCTGGAAATGGTCACTTTTTACGATTTTTAATGGACTTTCGTAAGATATTGCGCAAAATTGTTTGTAATCCGCGTCCGAACCTGTCAAATCGTCGCGAAAAACGCTCAAAAACGCGCCGTCGCCAAACTCGACAGTTTTTAGCAGGTCGTTGCCCGATTCTGTGCAAACGTTGGCGCGGTGGGCGTCCATCACGTCGTACAATTGCGCGCCGAAACAATCGATAGGCTCGGCGGTGAACGGATTAAGGCCGACGGTGTTTACATCGCGCGCCAATAACACGTTTTCGCCAAACGCGGTGTCCGGGTCATCGCCCGCCATTAGTTTTGCCACCATACTTGTTCGCCCAACCACGGACGTTTGCATGTTCACACCGTAATCGTTGGGCGCGTTTTCAATTGGAAACGTGTCGTTTAACACGCTCACATTGTTAAGCGTCGCTGGCGCACATGCCCCAAATTCAAGCACTTCTAGCGGAAACTGCACATTTAATTTAAACTTGTTTATAAACAATTTGTCACCCAACACGTCGCCAGTGTCGCAATTGATTTCGGAAACGACTTCGTAGTTGTCGCAGATCATTTGCCCGCTGGCATATTCAAACGTATCGTCGGTGTGTATGTGAACAAGTTGGCCCGTTCCCTTGGGCAAATCGGCGCAGCGCGCGTCGCCCGAACAAGCATATTGGCCATCGGCGCCGTGTGCACGGTTTATGCACGTGACTAACTGCGCTTCGTGGTTGTTAAGACACTTGAAAAATTGCGTATCACCGATGTCGGACGTAATGTATGTGTGGCCCGCGCCGTTGAAAGCGCACGGATGTGCATGCACGCACGTCATCAAGGCGCGGTCGAAAACTTGCCCGTCGGCGCACTGCGCCACAACATGCTCACCGTTGCGGCATTCTACAAACTCGTTGACTAGCAACGCCTCGGGAAAATAGGGTAGCACAAAACCGTCCGGCCGGCCTTCGCACAACTCGTTTACTCGGCATTCGCCGGCCTCGGCGTCGAACGTGTAGTTGTCGGGGCATTCGCGCACCGCGTGCGAGCCGTTTGCCAAACAACGCAAGTACAGCGTGGGGTGGTACAGGTGCGCACCGGCCGAATAATTTTTGTCCGAGTGCTGGTTGTGCACCAGCGTGTCAAGCAGCAGCTCGTTCATAGGGTAGCGGCCGGGTGGACGGCCGCTACACGGATCCTCTGGCACGCACTTCAACTGGCCGTAATCAAAACTAAAGTTTTGCGGGCAGCGCAACTTAACATCGCCCGCGTCGTTCGTCACCACGAACGCGTCAAGCTCGGCGGCCACGGGCGCGACGCGCTGAGTGACCGTTGCTTGGGCGCCGCTAAACTGCTGTTCCAAAAAGTCAAATACCTCAACCGTGTCATCGTGCACAGTCTCGTGATAAGTGCTTAGGTCGTTGGTCCTAAACCAGCTAACGATGTACGTGTGGTCATACACATCGGACACATGGCCCAACACATCCGGCGTAGGTTTGTCGGCGTTGGTGCGCTTCGCGTATTCAGTCAGCACCCGCAGTCGCTTGGAAAAGGTCGTCTCGTCAAACTCGAAAAATATAGTATAATATATAAGCGAAAAGATTGTTATTAAAATAATGGCCAACACGAGCAAAACCACGCCGGACATTGTTGTCAAAGTGCGCGTGTTTTTCGCGGACTACGACGTGACGGTGCTGGAATTCGAAGCTGAAAACGAACACTGCTTAATGAAAGGCGCGCACGACGTGCGCGTGATTGCTTCGCCGGAACTGGACGCGCTGCACAACGGACCTTACAATTTAATCACGCTCGGCAACTACACGTTCCATTACAATTTGGTAGATTCGGATCGTTTTGGCGCGCAAGTCATGCTGTATGTTAAAAGCGACAACATCAAAATATCCGGCGCCGTTTTTAGGCTGAAAGTATGGAATAGTAAGAAGCGCGTTGTGGCGCCGCCGCAGCATGAGCCCGAATCCGCCCGCGCCGAAGAAGGCGCTTTCGCCGAACGCCCAGGGCCAGAATTTGGCGACGCATCGCCGTCGCCCAAAAAGCAAAAACTGGACGAGCACGAACAAGATTAAATACGACAGCGAGCTTTTGCTGCAGTACCTGTACGAGGGGTTCAACGCCGACAAGTCGCACAGCAACATTAACGTAATCAAGGTGTACAAGGTAAAAGTTAAAAAAACTGGTGCGTCTATTTTGGCCCACTACTTTGCGCACGTCTCCACATCCACTGGCTACGAATTCGAGTTTCATCCGGGCAGCCAGCCGCGCACGTTTCAAACGGTGCACACCGAAGGGCTCATTATAAAAGTGCACATAATGTGCGACGACTGCTGCAAATCAGAGCTGCGCAGATACATCGATGGCGAGAATGGCTTTAACGTGGCGTTCCGCAACTGCGAGAGTATTTTGTGTCGACGCGTCAGTTTTCAAACGCTGTTGCTGGGTTCCGCCGTCCTGCTGCTGCTGTTTAATGTCGAAAACTTTTCGGCGCTCAATCTGCTTGTTATTATGCTAATTTTGTTGGCGTTGTTCTGCCACAACAACTATATTATAAGTAATCCTCACGTTGTATTTTGCAATCATAAGAACGCATTAAAAAACCATGAATGAGCGCGACGGCTTTCATTTAACCTCCTCGCAATCGGCCCACCCATTTGTGTCCACCGGCACGACCAACACCCTGTCGCGCATGGACAGTCGCAGCAGTAGCGCCATGTCGCTTGCCAAGACGGGCGACGTGGGCGAGGCAATTTGGTACAACAAGTGCACCGACTACGTGCACAAAATCATTCGTTACTACCGGTGCAACGACATGTCGGAGCTAACACCGCTCATGATCCACTTTATAAACACAATTCGCGATATGTGCATCGACAGCAACCCCGTAAGCGTGAACATAATCAAGCGCGTGCAAAGTGACGATGAGATTGTACGTCATTTGATCGGGCTGCAAAAAGAGCTGCGCCAGAACAGCGTGGTCGAGGCGGTCGGTTCAGACTTTAACATCTTCCAGCCGTCGTTCGTGCTTAATTCGCTGCCGGCGTACGCGCAAAAGTTCTACAACGGGGGCGCTAATTCGCTGGGCAAGGACGCGCTCAACGAAGCGGCCAAGCAGCTCAGCCTCGCGGTGCAATATATGGTTTCGGAAGCGGTCACGTGCAGCATCCCCATTCCGTTACCGTTTGATCAACAGCTGGCCAACAACTACGTAACTTTACTTTTAAAACGCGCAACGCTGCCTGACAACATGCAAGAGGCCGTTAAGTCTCGCAGTTTTGTTCACATCAATATGATTAATGACCTTATCAACGCGGTAATTGAGGACCTGTTCGCCGGCGGCGGCACCTACTACCATTACGTGCTCAACGAAAAAAACCGCGCGCGAGTCGTGGGGCTCAAGGAAAACGTGGGGTTTTTGGCGCCGCTCTCGGCGTCCGCAGACATCTTCAATTACATGTCCCAATTGGCCACGCGCAGCGGCAAGCGCCCCGACATGTTCGAGAACGCGGCGTTTCTTACGTCGGCCGCCAACGCCATTAATTCGCCGGCCGTTCATTTAACGCAGAGCGCGTGCCAGAAAAGCTTGTCCCAATTAGCAGCGCAGTGCGAGACGCTCACGCGGTTCATTTTTATGATTATGAACCACAACACTGTGGTTGGCCCACCAGCGACGCGCGCAGAACTGTAAGTCATGAGTCTATACCGGAACAAGGTGTGGTGCGTATACATCGTGAGGCGCAACGACGGCCAACTTTACACGGGCATTACAAGCGATCTGAATCGGCGGCTGGCCCAGCATGCGCGCGGCGTTGGCGCGCGCTGGCTGCGCGGCGCCAAACGCTTGCAGTTACTCTACTGTAGCGCCAGCGCGTACGACTACAAGACCGCCGCGCAAATGGAATACAATCTTAAGCGGAAACGCGGCAAATATTTCAAGTTGCGACTCATCAAAGCGCAGCCGCGGTTTTTGCACCAGTATTTGTTGGCCGACAAGCCGCTGCGATGAACCTGGACGTTCCCTATTACCGGCTGGGCAACCACGAGCGCGTGGATTATATTCCGCTCAAACTGGCGCTCAGCGACGACGCGCCGGCGCCGTCCGCACATGAAGCCGAACCTGCGGCGTATAAAGTGGCCGGCGAGATGGATGCGCCAGCAAACCAGATGTCGGCCGGTTTGATTGTGCTGATTAGTTTAATCGCGTTTGTGGCGTTGTTTCTTCTGCTGTATGTAATTTATTATTTTGTAATACTAAGAGATCGCCCCGAATATTCCAACGATATTGACGACGATCCCTCTTTTGTGTTTAACAAATTCGACTAACATGGATGGGCTGGACGTTCGCAACGAGAACGCGTTCAACGACTGGAAAGCGCGCATTCAGTCGGCGCCGCGATTCGAGCACGTGTTTGATTTGGCTACCGACCGCCAACGCTGCACGCCGGACGAAGTAAAGAACGACAGTTTGTGGAGCAAGTACATGTTTCCCAAACCGTTTGCGCCGACCACGCTCAAGAGTTACAAATCAAGGCTAATCAAGATTATTTTTAGCCTAATTGAGGAGTCGGACTTGCAGAATTCATCGTACGATCTGGACAAGGAATTTGATTCTATTGAATTTCAACGGCTGCTTGTCAACCCTAAAGAGCTGTGCAAGCGCATGCTTGAGCTACGTTCGGTAACTAAAGAAACGTTGCAACTCACCATTAACTTTTACACCAACGCCATGAACCTGCCCGAGTTTAAGATTCCGCGGATGGTGCTGCTGCCGCGCGATAAAGAGCTAAAAACCATCCGCGAGAAAGAAAAGAACTTTATGTTAAAGAACGCCATAGACACTATTCTCAATTTTATCAACTGCAAAATCAAACTGATGAACAGCGACTACGTGCATGACCGCGGTCTAATTCGCGGCGCCATCGTATTTTGCATAATGCTGGGCACGGGCATGCGCATCAACGAGGCGCGGCAGCTGAGCGTCGACGACCTCAACGTGCTTATTAAAAAAGGCAAGCTGCGCAGCAGCACGATCGGCCTGAAGCGCAAGCGCAGCCGCAGAAACACGCTAAACAACATCAAGACCAAACCGCTGGAGCTGGCGCGCGAAATCTACGCGCGCAACCCTACCGTGTTGCAAATTTCAAAAAACACGTCGACGCCGTTTAAAGACTTCCGCCGGCTGCTGGACGAAGCGGGCGTAGAGATGGAACGCCCGCGCAGCAACATGATAAGACACTATTTGAGCAGTAATCTGTACAACAGCGGCGTGCCGTTGCAAAAGGTGGCGCGCTTAATGAACCACGATTCGCCGGCCAGCACCAAACCGTATATTAACAAGTACAATTTTGACGAAAGCAGCAGCGACGAGGAGCTTGGCGCAAACAACCGCGACTCGTCCGCCGGTTCCTCGGCGGGCTCATCCTCGCTGTACTATCAAACGGGCGATTAGTAAGGGCCAAAATGAATTTGTACTTGTTACTGGGCGCGCTGGCCGTGTTTAGCCTGGTGTACGACAAGAAGGAAAACAGCATCGTGTTCTATTTTCTCATTTTGGTGCTGGTGTTTGTGCTGATCAGTCCGGCGTTAATAAGCAAAAATACGGAGTCGGCCGCGGACGACCTGCCCAGTCATAAAGCTAAGAGCGTGCGCAAGAAGCTGGAAATCGAACAGGCGCTGGACGCCATTCTTAACAAAAACACCAGCTCTTTGGACTGACGACATGGCCGCTGGCTTGCTGGGTTTTGTTACCGAGCTGAAAAAGTCAACCGAATTTGTCGCCAAGGTCATTTTTGTTAAAGCGCGCCTATCCGATTGGTTAAACAACCAAGTGTATCCGGACGACCGGTTTTCGGCCAAGTGGCGCGGCGTATTGAAAATGTTTCTTGCCGGGCAACTGGACAACGAATCCGTTTACTGTCTGGTCAACACAATTGACCCGTCCAGGCTGCTGACCAACAACCAGATCGATTACCTCGCGCGCGTTTTCATCGGCAACCGCAAAATGATGAGCGTCACGCAAAAATTTGTAAACGGATACAAATTGTCGGACGATGACATAAGCGAATTGTCAAACTTTTTAGTGGCCCAGGTGGACGAGGTGTACCAATTATAAGATAATTTAGACATGAGCAATGCGAACGAGAATCTCGCCGTTGCCATTGCGATCGAACAGCCGCATCGCCGCACGGTGCGCGATTTTCCGGAAAATTTCACGGTGGACGGTTTGAAGCTGAAACCGGAATACGTCGAATACTACAAACAGTTGCAAGACATTGTGGAGCTGTCCGTGATTTTCCTTAGCAAGCAACTAAACATAAAAGAAGTGAAGGAAGTGTATTCGCTAGGTCGTCAGTTATACGAAATATTGCGAGGACTGTTTGTGGACGAACCGTTTAAACTGTGGCTGGAGGCCAACGCCGAGCGGTTAGCCGCCGACGCAGAGTTTAAAAAAAGCACGCACAAAGGTTTGCAAGATCACTTGCAAATGGTCAGCGCTAAAAGCAACACTTTTAAAAATGAGGTGCTCAATGTATTTAACAGCGAATTGATAGACAACGCCAATTTGCACGAAGTTAACGCCGACTATATTAAGCCAAATTGCATCGTGCTCACGTTTACTTGTTGCGATTTGACGTTTGAGCCATGATAACGACGTCTCAAAAAGAGTTGAAAACCGTGCAAGAAACAGTTCTTGATTTGTCGATAGAAACCGACGATTTTTTAAAAAACAAAATTGAGAACACGCAGCTGGAAGAGCGCTTGATAAAATTGGCAATGCGCGCCAATAAAATAACATTTGAACAGCCCCAAGAGTTGATGAAATTAAACACTAACACTTTAAATTGTATAAATATATTAGTCGATTTAATTTTATTAAAAATAAACATGTAAATTGTTAAAATTAAAACAAACAATTTTATTTTAATATTTTATTACGTTTATGTATATAAAATTGCAATTGTTGTTAATTTGTACGTAGCGGTCATTTTCGGCGTTTTCCGGAGCCACACACCTGCACAGCAGGGCGCAAAAGGTTTTGGACGCGCGTTTAACTAATTTGAGTTTGCAATATGCAAATAAATTAATAGACATACAATACGAAAAGCTTTTACAGCTTACTGTTACTATTGCGGCAGAGTGTTTATGCGGCTCACGATTTTGTTGTTGCACACGCAGCAGCGCTTGAAGCGCGGCGAGCATTCTGCGCACACGACCAAATGCCGGCACGGCAAAAAGCACACCGATTTTTCGTTGGCGAAGCACACTTTGCATTCGGACACGGCGGCGGCGGCGGCGACGTCGGGTGGCGCGCTGGGCTTTGCAGGCGTCGGCGCGTTTAACTCGTGGGGCTCGAGGCGCGGCGGCGGCAAGTCCGACTTTACTATTTTAAACAGATCGCCTTCGCTTATGTCAAAGTCGACCACGTGCCGAAACGTGCACGCAGTGGCATGCGCTCGTTGCGCAGCGTCAACTGAAACGTACGCTGCCATGGCTTTGCAGCCAGCGCAGCGCAGGCGCGCGCGTTTGCCAAAACAATAAAAGCCTCGGCGACTCAACATGTCAACCACCCTGGTCTGTGACCTAAACTGCCGCCGCGCCCATTTGAAGCAGGAAAACGATTGTTTGCGCAAATTTTCGTTAACCAGCAAGGCGTTGGTGGCCGATATGCAGCTGTCGGAATACGTGTGGCGCTTGGCGCGGCGGGCGTCGACCTTGTCCATGGTCGTTCGACACCCGATGCATTTAATTAGGTTGTTGTGAAAAAACAATCCAGTCCTGGCCAAGTCCACTTTTTGGGCGTGATCAAGCGACATGGGGGACATGGTGGCCACGCGCCCGTGCGTGGACAAGAGCAAAAAATTAAACTTTTGCAAATCCATGCTTAGTTTTGCCTAACTCACGCAACAATTCGTTAAGATGGCGGCATTGCGACGCGCAAAATTTGCGGAACACGCGCGCCATGTCGGCTTTTCCGTCGCGCGGCAGCGGCAGCTTGCCCAGGCACACAAGGTACCGTTCCGAATTGGACGGGCGCGACGAGGGCGGCTTCATCAGCCGCCAGCTGGCAAAGTGGCGCGCAAACTGTTGCAGCGTGCGCAGCGTTTCGCCGTAGAACGCGTCAAACACCTTGAGCACGCAATTGCCTCCGGGGCGGAGGCAAATCAAAGCCAGCTGTGTTTCGCGCAAGATTAGCGGCGCGTTGAGTCGCTCTTGCTCGTCTTCGCGGCCGGTCGAGTCCACAGCTCCGTCGGCAAGCACCAATTCGCACGCGTTGCCGCAGGTCACGCTCAGGTCGAACAGCACGTTTTTGTCGAGCACGTCTCCCGTTCCGTCGGGGCCCAGCACCGCCGTAAAGTTGGAGTGCGCGTAAACTGCTCGCTTGTACGGCGCATTCCTGGTCAGCGTGACACCGAACACGCGACATAGCGGGCTGCGCCACAAAGTGTAGGCGGCAAACTCGCCTGGCCCGCCGCACAGGTCCAGCGCCGTGTTCACGCCGCGGCACACGTTGAACCGTTTGTCTATCTCGGCCAGTTTGCGCCAGCAGCGCGGACGACGCTCCGTTGCCCGATCAAAAAGACGTGCGCGAGCGCGTTTTATTTGCGCGTCCGTGAATGCGCCAAGTTTTTGTTTAAGGTGTCTGAGCTTCCGTTGCGACATGACGCAGATGGGGCCGGGGCAGAAACACGACCAGCACCGTCAACAACACGGCGAGAATAAATAGCAGAAAAACGTGCGCTGTGTTAACATTGATCGTGCGGTCGCTGCGCCGAACGGGTCTGTTTAGTGCAGCTCGTATTCTCTCGTTCAAAACAATTAGTTCCCTACTCTTAACATTGTACACGATCGGCGTGTTATAGTCAAAGTTTTCCAAATCGGCGCGTTGAAACATTGTTCTAAACGTGTATTCGAGCGGCGTGTCGTGAGCCACGTTGGCGATTAACTCACGCCAAGCTAGCGCGCGGTGCTCAGGCGCAACCTCCACTTCGTCCGAGCTCAACACTTGCCATCGGATCGTGTCCCACATGATGGCCACCAAACGCGAGCACGTAAACGATTGCGGCAGCGACCCGCCGCGCAAAAGAGTTAAAGAGAATTACAAACAAGTGACGGGAAAATTGCTTAACAAAACGACGATAAGCTTGGAGAATAACCTTTATTACACGTTTACGTTTCGCTTGTTAAACGACAACAAAACGGAGGCGTATTATGGCACTCTGCAATGTTTTAAGGATCTGGTTGAGCAAGAGTGTTACGCCGTCAGCTTAAATTTTGTTAAAACCAGATGCAGCCAGCGCATTGAGATAAATGAATACGAAAAATGCAATGCGGCGGTAGATGACAGCGTAGCCGTGAAGCAGAATTTAACTCGCGCCGACTTTGAAAACGAGGAAATCGTGAACGTTTTGGCAAAGCTGAAATGTGTATTTAAACGGCTCACTGTCAACAACTACAAACTAGTTTTTGAATTCAACATGCAGGACGTGGGCGGCGACATGTGCGTGCAGCAAGTGGAATGCTTTGCCAACTTAAAAGTGCTGGCGAACGCCGCCAAAGCGCATGTGAAAAATCCCGAAGACTTCAACGAGTTAATGAACTTTTATTTTAAACAAGCGGACACATTGTTTTACGTGCACGGCGTTAAGTGCCAATACACGAGCAAGGGGCAAAACGTGTTTTTAAACTGGACGGCCAGCCTGTCCACCAGTTTGGAAAAGCCTACCAACACCGACGACGACTACTACACAGAACTTGTGTACAGCCGCTCGACAAACAACATTAGTCGCGCCAACAAACATCTAAAATGCATACAATTGGCACAGTTTAAATCGGAGCTAAAAACTAATGACAATGGCAAGAATAGCTTCACTGTTCAATTTAAAACTGTGGATTCAATGGAGGAAGACGACAGCAAATGGAGCAAATGTGTTTATTATGTGGACAGCATTGGCAACAAAGAAGAGCCGCACGACATTAACAATATACAGAAATTGTCCATGGATTTTGACCAGTTGGCCACGTGTTTAACCGACGGACTGGCCAAAGCCGCCATCTTTGTTACTGTTGATAACGCGGACCCGAACACGATGAATTTGTTGGGTTTGCTGAAATACGATGAAGAGGAACGCGAGTACAATTTTCTTTAAACAAGCGGTCCTTCTTCGGCCGCTGCGCGCGCCAGCGACTCGTACACTTCCAGCATTGTCGTTTTCCATTTAAATATATCTTCCGTAATTGCCGAGTGTTTCGACAATAAAGAATTGATTTCGAGAATATTGTTGTTTAATTTGCTCATTTCCTCTTTAACGCTCGCGCTTGCCAACTGATTTAGATCGACAGATTTAGATTCTTTTAAACTCTTTAACCTGCTTTGGGCGACGATCAGATCGTCACGAACTTTCTGAATAGCCGAATTATCTAGATCGGGCGTGATGTTCACCAGACTGTTTATCTCGTCCACATTGCTAATGTTTTTAGCCAAATCCGTTTTCAAACTATCTAAATTTTGATTGCAAGTCTCAACTAATGTTTTGTTGTCGCTGAACAACGTTTTGTTGTCAACAGTGAGCTGAACGTTTTCTTTTCCCAATCGTTCATACTCGTCTACCAATCGCGACACGGCAGAAATAACTGTAACGTTGTCCACATTACCGCTTTCTTCGTATGAAATAATTTTTTTGTCAACCGTCGTAATCATGTTGGCCGGGATTTTAGTAACGATTTGGCTTTTTAGGTCGTTGACGTCTGCGAGGGACGCAAAATTTAGGACGTCGTTGGGCGCAATGCTTTGTTTTAAAATGCCAAACCACTGGTCCAACGCGTCTCGCTGCTGCATCGCTATCTCAAATCGCAAGTCTTCAACATTCTGCGACAAATCTCTGCCGCCCAAATTGCGGTCTAAAAGCTGTGCGTGTTTGTACATAATGTTTACGGCGCTAAGCAAAGTTTCAACTTCTTCCTTTCCTAAATTATCACCCTTTTCCGTTTTTATGACATTAGTTTGCAGAGTCAACTGCTCATTGGCCTCTTCCAGTCGTTGATTTAAATTGTTAATTATTTGATTAGCTTGAGTTAGTTGATCATCTTTTACTTTTATAATATCAATGGCCTGATAATACTCATTCCTACCTTGTTCAAATATAATATTTCTTTCGCTTAGTTCTCGTCGTAGCTCCTCAATTTGACTTTGGAAGGTATTTAATTTGGACATGTAATCTTCAGCGGCGCTTCGCACTTTATCCGCGTAATCTTTGTCTTTTTTATCCATCGCAAAAGCATGCTCTTTGTCACGTGTAGCGAGTTCTGCGTCCTTTTCGGCCAGCGACGCGGTCAGCTGCGAAATCGTGTTCTGGTGTTCATTGTCGGCGCTTTGGGACCGCGTCGCTTGCGTCGCTTGTATGTCGCGCAACTGTTGTTCTAAATCCCTTCGTTTTTTTTGCTCCAGTTGGAATTTTTTTTGTGCTTCGGTAAATTCATTTAGGTACGAGTTATTTGGCGCACCGACCGGTTGGTTTTGTAATTGGATTTCGGCTTTTAGATGTACATTTTCTTTCGTTAGCTCTTTTACATTCAACGAAAGCGCTGCTAAATTTTCCTTTAGCGGTAGCAACGTAAGTATTTGTTGGTTAAGCTCTAGATTTCTATTATCAACCGTTTGGCTGTGCAAGTTTGCGGTTTCTAAACGTTGCTCAATTTCGACCTTTTGTTTTTGCAACTCGGTATAATTTGCGCGCAGCGCGCGCATTTCCGAATGAAAGCGATCTAGTTCGGCGTTGTTTTGCGCCGCATTGGGCAGCGCCTCAACGAGCATAATTAACTCGTCGAGTGTACTGACAAAATGGTCAAAAGTTATGAAAACAAATTCGGTCCGTTTAAAGTGCACGTAAATTTTAGCAAAAAACCAAAAAAGTTTACGGACAATAGTTTGCAACGAATTGACGCTATCAGTTAAACTTTGCGCGTCAACGTAAGTAAAAGTCACCATGTATATCAACTCGTGGGTGTTTTGAAAAAATCGAATAAACGTCGCGAAAACACGACATAGGTATGGTGAAATTTCAAAGAGCAAAGCAGTCTCTTTGGCCACACAGCGCAAAAACTCGTAAAAATCATAATTGATTAACCGCTTAACGTTTTGCAAAGCTGCTATAGTGTCAACTAAAAACGTGTTGTTAACAATGCGCATTTGCACGATATGCGTCACGGAGCCAATGAAAGCGGCAAAATGGCTCCATGTAATGGTTTCCAGCTGCATGTTTAGGTGCAGTTTTTGTAGCTCGCGTATTTCGTCGGCCGACAACTCTATCTGTTGCACTAACGCCGGCGGCGGTTGCTGTGGCGGCGGTTGCTGTGGCGGCGGTTGCTGCGGCGGCGGTTGCTGCGGCGGCGGTTGCTGCGGCGGCGGTTGCTGCGGCGGCGGTTGCTGTGGCGGCGGTTGCTGTGGCGGCGGTTGCTGTGGCGGCGGTTGCGGCGGGGCCTGCGGCCAGTAATGTCCATACGGGTGATAGGGCTGTGGCGGAGGCGGCTGAAACGGCAGAGCGCCGGCGACGTTGTAATCGTACCTGTAGTTTATGTTGTGCGTGGTATTGCGATCCGTCAAGTCGGAAAAGAACTGCACAATCAGCGCCGGCATGGCGTCGGGGTCCAGCACTTGCAAGTTAAAGCCCGGACGCATCACCAGTATAACTTTGTGTATCTCCCGCAGAGCGTGCTCATACCGTTCCAGCGCCTTGATTCGCGCGCTCATGGAATTAATCGTGCTCAACAAATTGCGCTGCATTTTAACGAAATGAAAATCGTTACTTACAATCAGCTACAAGAGGCGTTCCGCGACTATTCGCCGCGCGATTTTGCCATATCGCGCGACAACGTTTTCCGTGTAATGCGCATTTACTACAACGAGAATGTGGGCCAACTGGTGGCGTTTTGCAACACGCAGTTGGCCGGCCGGCTGGCGCAATTTTACTTTACCATAAAAATGGACCTGTATTCGTACAAACAATGCTACAACAGCCACATATTCGCCACCTGCCGCAACCGCTGCTCCAGTTACAACACGTTTGTGGCGCCGGGCGTTAAAAATGTGTACATGGACAAGATTAACGTAATAAAGTTCAAGCGCAACGGCAGCTCGTTTGGCGAAAAGGCAGCGGCGCTGGACAAGTTTTTGCACAACGCCAACCGAGTGCACATGCAAACGCCCGTGATTGAGGGTACGTATATGCGTTTTCGCCGCGCGCAGCGATGTCGCAACAACTGCGTAACCGACGACGCGCGACCGTTTGAGTTAGAGCGTTTCGCGGACGATTTCCAAGTGGTAAACCCTGCCACGTTGACAACCAAAATTGAGCCTGTAATGGCATGCTTCGACATCGAGACTCATTCGGACGGACACAACAGCTCCAAGCCCGAATGCGACGTCATCATGTGCATCGGACTTGCGGTGCTCAAAGACAACCGCTACGACAAAATATGTTTCGTGTACCACAAAGAGCTTGTCGAAATTTCCGGAAACGACGAATACACGCATGTGGTGGTGTTCAACAACGAAAGCCACATGATAGCGTCGTTCTTTGATTTCTTTAAATACGCCAACCCTGACGTTATCCTTGATTACAACGGCGACGTGTTCGATTTACCGTACATCCGCGGTCGCCTGAAAGGCGACAAGCCCCTGTTGGGGCGGTACGACCTACCGGCACTACAACCAAACACGAAGCTGTTTATAACCAAAATTGGCAATCGGACTGACACTTATTACTTCAACTACTATATTCACATTGATCTGTACAAGTACTTTGGTGCGGACGCCAACAAACGCGATGTGGAAAACTTTGAGCTAAACACGCTCAGCCAATATTATTTAAACGACAACAAAGTTGATCTGAACTGGCAAACGATGGTGGCGATGTACAATAACAAACAACTAGGCACCATGATCGATTACAACTTGAAGGATTGCTTGTTGCCCATTCGTTTGTTCAACAAACTAAAATTGAACGACTTTATGTACTCGCAATGCCTCATGTACCGCTTGTGCACCGACGATTTTATATGCAACATATCCCATTTGATCAGTAGTACGTTTTTCCACCTGGCGCTGACCAACACTCGTACAGACCCCGTTACTGGCCTCGTCGTACACGACCCGTATTTTTTCAACAAAGACGACCTCGGGCGCATGTCCAGCAAAGACGCAGGATTTTGCGCGGGCATGTCGAGGCTGCAACGCAAGCGCATTCCGCTAAAGGACTTGCCCGCCAACTCGATACGTTTGGGCGCCATTAACGAAATTGTCAATTACGAAGGCGGCAAAGTGCTTCAGCCGCGCGCCGGCGTGTACGAATTTGCGTTTTCGCTGGACTTTAATTCGCTCTACCTGACCATTATGATAGATATATGCGCATGCCTGACCAACTTAATACTTTGCGAGGACGGTAACGTGTACTTAAATCAGGACAAGCAAGCCATAAACGTACAGTTGTTGCTGCAATTGCTCAAGCAACGCAGCGAGCTAAAAAAGTGTCGCGATAGCCAGACTGACTCCGAATTCTTGTACGACTTGTACGACCAAATGCAGAATCTAAGCAAGCGCACGGCCAACAGCATATACGGGTATTACGGCATTTTTTGCAAGTTATTGGCTAACTACATCACACGCGTGGGCCGCGAAAAGCTAACCGCGGCCATCGGCATGATCGAGGGCCTTAGCAACGATGCGGAACTACTTAGCAAGTTTAACCTGTCCACGCTCACGTTTAGAGTGCTGTACGGGGATACCGACTCGACGTTCGTTCTCCCCACGTTTAAACGCGACGAGATACCTGAAGAGAGTTGCATGGTTACGCTTACCCGCATTTGCGCGGCCGTGGAAACCCGCGTAAACGGCTTGTTCGCAAACGGGTACAAGATGGCGTTTGAAAACTTAATGAGCGTTTTAATTCTGTTAAAAAAGAAAAAGTATTGTTACATCAACAGCGCCAATAAAATCGTGTTCAAGGGCTGGCTAGTCAAAAAAGACATGCCCGTGTTTATGCGTGTTGCGTTCCGAACCGCCATTGAACAAGTGCTGCGCCACCAAGACTTGCAAAAATGCCTGGACAGCCTACTGATTAACATGTTGATGTATTTTGACGCGTTTGGCACCACCAAGCCACTTACCGATTACAGCTTCAGCATGACGTACAACGACGGCGCCGGCAAAGTGACCGAAAACGAATCTCGCCCTACGAAACGGCGCGTGGTGACCGTCGCGCGCCACTGCCGCGAGATTTTACTAAACAAGGGCACAGACTTTGTGCCCGGCAACGGCGATCGCATTCCGTACGTGTTACTCGACATTCAGGGCAGCGTGACGCAAAAGGCGTATCCCCTGCGCTTGTTTGACCCGCGAACTATGCGCATTAGTTGGCTAAAACACATGACCATTCTTAACACCTTTATGAACGAGCTGCTAGAAATATTCGGGGACGAGCACACCAGCGCGTTGAACAAGTGTTACGACGCTATCCTTACTAAATACATGCAGCATCAGGCCTATGACAAAAAGCGCGTTACGCTAATTAAGATTAACGCAGCGTATAAGCGAAAAGCGCCAAGCGACGATGCAGCCCGCAAGCGCGCCCGTGCGGGGCCCAGTGCTTTACGGAAACAAAAAGCGGCCAGCAACGACGAAGATTCCAGCGACGAGGACGACGAGGATTGTTCGCAAGCCATAGGCTCAAACAACACGTTTAAATTCTCTTTGTACAAGTATAAATAAAATACAAATTTAACCAAATTATTTTATTGTAAGTGACATAGAAAAAATGTACAAACTCGGCGTAGCCTTGTTTGCGCTGTTCTTAGCGCCCGCAGTGCGCTCGCACGGCTACCTGTCGGTGCCAGTCGCTAGGCAATACAAGTGCTTCCGCGACGGCAACTTTTGGTGGCCAAACAATGGCGACAACATTCCCGACGAGGCGTGCCGCAACGCTTACAAAAAGGTTTACTACAAGTACCGCGCCATAAACGTGCCCTCGCAAGAGGCTGCGTCGGCGGCGCAATACATGTTTCAGCAGTATACCGAGTACGCGGCGCTGGCCGGCCCCAACTACCTCGACTTTGACATGGTCAAACGAGACGTGGTGCCGCACACGTTGTGCGGCGCCGCGTCCAATGACCGCGCCGCGCTGTTCGGCGACAAGAGCGGTATGGACGAGCCGTTCTACAACTGGCGACCCGACGTGTTGTACATGAACCGCTACCAGAACTCGTATCCCATGGACGTGCACTTCTGCCCCACGGCCATCCACGAGCCCAGCTACTTCGAAGTATTCGTTACCAAATCCACGTGGGACCGGCGCAACCCGATTACGTGGAACGAGCTCGAGTACATTGGCGGTAACAACTCGGGACTAGTGCCTAACCCGGGCGACCCGCTGTGCGACAGCAACCAGATCTACTCCATTCCCGTGTCGGTGCCGTACCGGTCGGGCCAGTTCGTGATGTACGTGCGCTGGCAGCGCATCGACCCCGTGGGCGAGGGCTTCTACAATTGCGCCGACCTCGTGTTCGAGTCGGATGACGACGAGTGCCGATACGCGCGTGCCGCCAAGGCCGTGCGCGACCAACTGCGCAATCAAGATCAGGATCGGTGCGACGATTGCGAAGGCGATGACGCGGAGGACGTGGGCGTGGGAGACGGTGGCGCCGAAAACGGAAACGGTGATAACGATGATGAAGAGTCGTGCGTGCGAACCCGTCGCCGCGGCTACTACAACACGCACGATAACAGAAACCGCAGGCACCAGCAGCACCGCGACCACAATCGCGGTTATAGACGCGGCAACGGCCGGTCGCGTCGCTATGGTACGCACGGCAAGTCGAACAACGACCCCACCGTTCGCGAGACCATTGACGAGCTGTAGTTTATCGTGCCTGAGGCACCTACGATTTAACGCTCTAATTTGCGTAGTTAAAATACAAACTGTGGTCGTGTAAGACGATACCAATTATTATAAAGGAAAGTTGATATTAATTATTAAAAATAGCCAAACAAAACATGCAAAGTTATTTATTTTAATGAATGCGTATCAAATTTACCAACGTAAAAGGTTTAATGAGTGCCGTATTCAAACATGATACGTATTCAAACATAATATTTAGAATAAAATTGTTGTTCAAGTGGTAACAAAATTATATTACGTTTTTATAATTAAACAATAAAGCATATGTTATGTGTGTTTATTGTTACGGTTCAATAAAAAGATCCAATAAATGTTCGGGAAATAAATATTCGGACGGCAAAGCACAAATACTGGCAAGCTGCCGATCGTCGTTTTTGTAGCAAATGGCGTTGTTTTTCAAATACAAGTTCTGCAGTACCGCCGTATTGTGGTAAATGTCCGCGCCGCACACCTGCACTTTGTTGTGCGATGAAATGTAACTGTTTAGGCTGGTGGTGGCGCGCGTAGAAACGATGTCAATGTCTGTTGCGCGCGTGCGCGCGTACTGGCGCGTGCTTTCGAACAAAGCGGCGCTGCCCTTAGCGCCGCTGTCCACCATGTCGGTGAACTGGCCCGCTAGCCCAAAGAGCTCCTCGTCGCCGCACACCATTTCCTCGTCCTTAATTAATGCAGTCAATTGCCTGAACAGCAAGTAACTAGCGTTCGAGCTGGCAACCAGGCAAAAGTCGCGCAGTAGCAATTCGAGGCGCGTGGAGAACTTGACGTCGGCGTGTATGCGCCACAAGGCTTGCGCCAGCGGCATCGTTTTCAGCAGGCGTTCTACGGCGTCAATATTTTTATATAAGTAAAACACTTGCTGCGACACAAACGCTAGCCGATTTTTGTCGAAGCAGATGAAACTGTAGCGCGGGTCGCCGTACAGTAGGCACTCCAGGTCAATTAACGAATTGGGCCGAGGCAAAAAGGTGATAATTTTCTTGTCGCCGTCGCAGTCGGTGTTGGCGCCGGGAAAAATGCCCAGCCCCACCTTTACGTTCCAATCGGTGTCGCGGTCGTTGACGCGCACGTCTGACACTTGCGTACTCAACTGGCTGATGTTGGGGTGGCGCGTGGTCCACGCGCGCGCGTGCGACACGTCGCGCCCAAAATAACGCCGCACGCTGTGCAGCGGCGGCATCACCTCGTTGGCACCGTTTAGGCATTGCACGTTGGCGTAAAACGAAGCGGTGTTTAGAAACGTCGAGTATGAGTATTGAACAGCGTATCCGTTTTTGCTCTGCAGCTGGTCTTTTATGACGCCGTGCGTCAGCTTGATTTTCTGCAGCGCGCCCGAAATGTCCACCAGGTTGTTTTCGTGTTTAGAATTGAACGTGTTGGTTAAAAATACGACAAAATTGTAATCCCACAAAATAAAATTGGGCAGGATGAGATAATTTATAGAGTCGGTGAATTTGTTGGTTTTTAATTTTTTCAAAAACACGTTCGACGGCAAGTCCGTCACGATGACGCACGTAGCGTCGATGATTCGCACAAGCGCGTCGGCGTGAGCGCCGGCGCTTTCGCTGCTATACACGTTGATCATCTGGTCCAAAAGACTATTAAAATAGTTGGGCCGTTGATTTTTTTTAAGATCGCCAATCAGCGACCTTAAGACGATCTTGAACTCGTCGTTGGAAAAAAACGCGACGTTGTTCAATTTTTCGGGGTCCAAAATGAGGTCAAACTCGGTCGCGGGCTTGTCTAGAAACGACACCATGGCACGTACGCGCTGGCCGCTGCCCGCTACTATAAGAGGGTTTACAATTACAACTGCGGCGCCATGGACCGGTTTGAACAGTTAATCAACGTGGCGCTGCTCAAGTCGTTAATTAACGCGCAAATCGACGAATCGGACGACATCAAATCAATGAACGTAAAACTAAAGGCGCTGGAACGCGACCGGTTGAACGACAGCGTGGAGGTGTACGGCGTGCACGACGCACGTTTGGACAACAAAAAGATCAGGACCTATTACTTAAAAAAAATTTGCGCGCTACTCGATCTCGATTTTAAACATGTTATTGACTCGTCCTTTTACAAGAATCACATAATGGTCAGGTTGTGCGACGCGGCACGCGCCAAAGAGTGGCAGAGCAAGTCGCGCGAACGGCGCCTAAACAATCACAGCCTGGACATTGAATACGACGGGCCCGTGAAAATATTTGTGGCCGCGCCCCCTGAACAGAAGCTGTTGCTCAAGAAGGCGCGCGATGCGTTGCTTCCCGTCTACAAATACATTTCTTTGTGCAAGCAAGGCGTGATGGTGCGCCGCGACGAAAAAAGTCGCGTATTCATAATCAGGAACGATCAGCACATTGATTATTTGAAAACCAACGACCTTTTTGCGTTCGACAAAGCAAACGCGTTCCAAGCAGACGGACAGCGCATGCTGGAAAATATAATTTGAATATTATGTAAGTAGCTTAAATGATCAAGTTGAATCTCTGGTTGTGTCTTGCCATTCGCATCCGTCCCTCGGGTAAATAAAAGCCATTAGTAGTAATATCATTTTAATTAGTATGTTACCGGAAAAATTACATAATTTGCCGCATAATGGTAAGAGAATATTTCACAAGTTCTACGATCGCAGTTTGTGCAAATTTGGCAATAAAGAAATAGCTGTTAAGCTGGCCGTTTGCGCTGTTCGCAAAAAGTACACGCTGGTCAACGGTCAGTGGCGACCTAAATCGAACGCCAACGACGCGGACACCACCAGCTCGTCGTCTTCCGACTCGTCCACCGAAACTGACGACAGCAGCGATGCACCACCTGCCCGACACCCTGTATGAGGAGGAAAAAATGCCGCGCCGCGCCAAGCAGCTGTTTGTGAATACATTCTCTCAGCACCACAAACTCAACGCCGGCGACGAGGGCGCGGCTATGCAGAAGGCGCGCCAGGCGCTGGAGGAGCGCTACGTGCGCGTTAACGACTTGCAGTGGATTCCGCGACGGGCTGCGTACGAAATAATCCGCGACGACATGTCTTCGGACAGCGACGGTCCGCGCGAGTTGCCCGACCGCGGCAGCGAGTTCCGCCTTAGCACTGATAAGCGCCGCGCCAGCAAAACTAACAGCATCAGCGACAGCAGCAGTGCGCCCAGTAGCGACGACGAACTCGTCGACACCGGCGAGGAACACATTGTCAACACCGGCGGCGAGCGCACACAGCGGACGGCGTTCATGAAAAAACCTGCGGGCAAAGTAGCAGCCGGCCAAAAGTATGTTGGCAAAACCGCAAACTACAGTTCTGACGAGGACGACTATTAGTTTACATTTCAAAAAATAAATTTTTATTCACACAACGTATACAGTTTCATTTCTAGCTCGCGATCCAGCGCATTTCGCGCGGCCGGGTCGCTCTCCACAGCGGGCGCTAATTCGTGTCGGCGTTGAAAGTCCAGGACGCCGCTCGCGCGCTGATGGTAGCGCTCGTCGGCGCGCAACTGTTTGGCCACCACAATCCTGGCGTCCGGCGCAAGGTCCAAAACCAGCGACTGGTCGCGGTCCCAGGCGTTGTAAGTTATGTAGTTATAAAAATCGGGCGCGCGCGGTACAGCAGCGCCGTTTATAGTCAACTGTGCATTATTGTACAAATGCAGCGCCAACGTTTCCAAAGACATGTCGCAGGCCACACAAAAATTTTTGTAAAACGCGCGTTTCACGTTTAGAAACACAACGTAGCTGTGTTCGGCCGCACCGTTTAGTTCGACTTGACTCAGGTCCAAAATTACGTTATCAAACTCCAAACGTCTTGCGTGAGTAGATTGAATCATCGCGAACGTCCACTCGATAGACTCGCTACCTGGCACATAAACACGGCGTCTGCGTGGGAATCGTATTTATACAAACACGTAATATCATTTGCAAGCTAAACGCGGCTTTACATACAAACCTGAAAGTACAATTTGGCACATCACATATTTGAAACGAAACCACAATATTTACCAAAATACATTTATTAACACAAGGGGTAGTAGAGAGCGGAGCAATTTGTGTAATGTGACCAAGTTTTAGGCTCCGTTACAACTAAAGTGTTTGAACATGCGTCGGCAAACTGTTCATTAAACTTTATGTGCAATCTCGTGTAGTCTGCGACGGAAATGCGACCGGGCGCGACGAAATAACATTTGGGACACAATACTACGTCTTCCTCGCGGCGCCGCTCGTCGCTGGCGGGCATGAAACGGCGTTTGAGCGCGCGAAGCATGCTAGCACTTTTTTAACAGGTTGTCAAGGCGGTGTAATCCCTGTTGCCCACGACGTTGTGCGTGTTAATGTGCTGTCCCACGCGAATAGCCGCAAACGTCTTGTAATACTCGCCCAAGTTCGGCCGTTTTTGCTCGGCGCCAAAGCGATACCTGTACTTTTCCTCTACAGTGCTTTCTATGATTTTTCCCAGTGACACTTTTTTCATATTGGCGACCAGCCGCTAATCAGCCCAGATTGCAATGTTTGCACAGCAAATAGGTCAGCCGTTAAATACCCGCCGGCCGCGCGTTGGGCGGCGCGCCAAAGTAATCCATAATCGCGGTGACAAAGTTGTCCCAATCGAGCAAAATTAAAGGCGTAATTTCTTCGGCGTGCAAATCACCGTTAATGTTCTCTCGTAAATCTCCCGAGCCGGCACCTGTTGCCGCGTCGGACGGCCGCGCAATTAGCGCGCTGTAGCGCTGATCCTTGTGCGGGTTTAGCGCCCAATTCACGTAGCTATAAATTTTTTTAACGATCGCGCGCGGTGGACACATGATGTGTCCCGGCGCGGCGCCCCCGTAATTAAGCTTGCAGCAGTTGACGCGCTCCGGATTGTCGGGACATTTGCCCAAAGTGCGCAATATCACCGACGCAGAACTGTTTTCGCTAATAATGAACGGATTGCTTTGTTTTAGCATTGTCGTGAGCAAGGTCGCGTACACCAAAAAAGTTTGGTAAATATATTGCGATTGGCGCTGCCACTCATTGTAGCGCGAGCCGTCGTCTTTGTTAACGACGTTAACGTAGGCCGCGACCACAATCTGGTTCCAAGGCGCTTCAACGCGCTTGTCGCAACGCTCGTGGTCGCTGTCGTCGCTGTCCGCCGGCTCGCACGCCTGCCGCAAAACGTACGCGTGCTGCGGCAACACCACGGCGCGAAATTCCGAGTAGACCAAGTCAACAAACAAGCGGTCCACGATTAGCAAATACTCGTTGGAAGCCACGCGGCCCAAATAACTTAACAGCGTGGTTAAGATGGTTTTGAGCGTGCTCATGTTTGTTTCGCCCGCCTCCTCGATACTCTTGAAGTGCTCGCTGGGCGCCGGATCGAGAAGCAGGCAATCGTGCACCAAACCCGCGTTCAAAAACGTGCGGCGCGCCGCGGCGCCGTCGAAGCGCTTGCGCAGCAGCCGCCGGTAGTAAGGCCGCGCGCGCTCGTCTAGAAAAATGTCGTTGTACACGGTCATGTGCAGCAAGCCGGTCTCGTTGTTATGATAGGCGTTGTGAAGACGTTGAACTTTGCACGTCGCTCGCCGAGGATGCATCCAGCACTGCATCTTGGTCGGGCGGATGGGCCTGTGCGGCACCAATTTCACCGAAGTACACGGATTCAACGTGACCAGCTTCTTTGTTGAACACATTACACCTAAGGCTGTTGCCCACCAAAAACAAATTGTCTCTTAACACACACGCTATCAGGTCAACGTCCGCCGCCGACAACGCGTGCGCCATGTTTAAAATAGCGCGCAAAGTCGAGCTCCACGTCGATCGCGTTCTCGGTCGTGACCCGCTGGTAAACGACCTTGTACACGCGGTCCATTTCATCGTCGCCGATAAACCCGCGTGTGTGCTCCAACAGCGTCTTGCACTCGTGCACCGTCGGCGGCGGGAACGCAAAATAGTACCTGATGGCACGGTTGAACGGGTCCCGGCTGTACCCGTTTTTCCACCGCGCAATGCACTCGGCGTGGAACATTTTGTCCAAGTTGAGCAGCCCGTTGTCGGGCACGCCGACCACGCCGCCCTCAACCCCCAACGTTTCCAAACAAATTCTGCATTCGGTTGTGCACGATGACCAAATTTCTTTGAACATTTTGTACAAATAATATTGTTTGTCTTTCAGGTGCACGGTCAAAAGCATTGTGGTGTGACCGCGACCTTAAACTAACAATGTTCCGCGCGGCGACATAAGATGGCAAACATCGCATAATTGACGGGTGTCACGGCAGTCGACAAACAAATGATGTGCTTTTGGCAACCGATATCTAGCTATGTTGCGTACCGCGACTTCAGTTGCATTAACTGCTGTTGCGTGTCGCTCAAACGTTTGTTTAAATTGTCCATGTCTTTGAGAAGCTCGGCGCGCAAACTTGAATTGTAAAATTTCGTGAGCATGTATTCCGTCACAGTAAAACGCACATCTCGCGACCTACTTTGCTCGATGGCTTGTCCCTGCGCTTCCTGCGTTTTGTATTCAACTATAGCAGTGTTTTTGTTTTCGTCAATGTCGCATACGTACACGTTTTTGATTTCGCCGTAGATTAAAAAGTTGTTTAATATGAGGTCTTTTTTTTGTTGTTTATCAAAAGTTTTTTCACCCAAATGCGGTATCCATGTAATCAACACACGGTTTGTGCTAGATGGCCTTTCCATTACGACGGGTTGCGCCGCGAGCCAGTTCTCCAACGCCTCCGACAGCGTGCGCGTGATCACGTTTGAAATATCAAATAACGCCATGCTGTTTTTAAATATTGTCAAAGCTGTTAACAAGTCGGCGTTAATTTTATTGAGTTGATTCATTAAAGTGTCGCAGATTTTTAACACTTTTGCGTTTTTGTAAAATATGATGCTGTCATACCGCCGTTTTTTGTTTTTGTCCATAAGAACGGTCCGCGCGTGTTGAAGTAGTATCAACACGTTGTGCACCTTGTTGTTATGGTGCACATCCGTTAGTTTGGAATACTTGCGCACCTGTTTGACCACAACATTTGTTTGCCTAGCAACCAACAATGCAAAGTCGGCGTCATTTTGCACCGCTTCTTGTCCTTGCTCAAAGTTTAGTTTAAGCGCACAGTAATAATTTATTTCCTGCAGCGAGCAAAGCCCCAAAAAATCGTTGTTTTGCAAGCTGCATCTGTTTTGTTTTACGCGGTTGCCAACCTCAATTTCGGGTTCGGCTCTGCGTTTTAAATTTCGCGTTAACATGATTATCGACAGTGCTAAGCGCGCTCGCCAAGATGACGGACGTCGTGCAGGATTTTAACGCGTTGTACGCTAAATTAGAGTCGCCGCCGCACGAATTGCAGCTGGTGTGGGAGTGTTGCGCGTCGGAAGTGGGGTTGCTCGATTTGGCGACGATACAAGAACGCAAATCGTACACGTGCTGCGCCCTTAATAAGCAGCGCAGCTGCGTGCTGCACAAATGCGTCGTGGTGGTGTTGGGCACCGCGCTGGACGCGCGACTGCGAGCGGTGGACGCCGAGTTTGACGAGCAAAACAACCTGCGTGGCACGTTTATGCTAGACGGCCGTTTTCTCAGCTTTCCCAACATTATGATGAACAACAACGTGCTAATACACAACTTTTACGACAAGTTGTACGCCAAGCATTGCAAGCGCATGTTTTTGTACGGCAATGTGGACGCCGAAAAGCACATTAACCGCGCCATACAGCTGGTGTACGACAAGCAAAACGATGCGCTGTTTGCTCGTGACGTGTACGCGAGTGACTACGTCGTGACGAACGACCTGAACGCAGTCCTGGAAACGTATTTGTCCAGCAGCGGCAAGTGGCGCCCGCTAGACTACTTGTTTCAATACAGCAAAGCGCACAAGCTGCAGTTAGTCGATCACATCAAAATGATCATGAACCACGAAATTTGCTACTCCATTGACAACTTGGCCAACAAAATAATATACAAGCATGCATATTTGATGGAGTTGCTGCTGACCTCGATAGTTTTGCAGCATTACCAAAGTCGCGCCAATGAATGCGACGCGCCGGCGTCGAAGCGCCGCAAGACGCAAACTGTTCTTTATAATAAAGAGTCGAAGAAAATCATGGACAGCGTCGTCAACGGGCGGCTCATTTACTGCGTGTCCAAAACGTTCAGCAAACAGCGGCGCTCGTTTCCCAGCCAGCACGACAATTGCAGCAACAATAACATCGAGATTGCGCTGCCGGTGCTCAAATACCGAGTAGGTAACGAGGTCACACGCATCACCAACGACAGCGTGCGCCAAAAAATGCTTAAACAAAAAAAAGACTTTGTCAAGTTTATTGGCAGCTTTTTTCACGGCGAAATGACTGTGGCGGGCAAAAAGTTTTTTTTGTGCCGCAACGCGCGGCTGCCCAACGTGGACTACGACATGGTAGCCGAAAAGTTTGCAGAGTTGCAGCAGTTTAGTTTGGTTGCGCCGGTGCACGATTTGACGCACTGCGACGACACCTCGTTGCTCGTCGCGTTCAACGATCGGCCCACGAATTTGCAGTGCTCGCTCGCCGACGTGCCAAAAATCCTGTACAGGCTGAAGCGCAACCGCTGTCCGATCGAGCTCAAAGTTTCCTTGAAAATTTTGTACGTAAACCACCACGAAGGCATGGTGTGCATAGGTAAAAAGGTGCGCATTTCCGCGCCCGTAAACGCCACCATTAACGCGCTCCTGACCCCCTACGAATATCACTACAAAAAGTCACTTTTCCACGCGCCGACAATCGGCGCGTGCAACATTGAAGAAAACGACGACGTTCGCTGCCTCATGTCGAAGCTGGAACAATATTACTTTGCCAAGTACACGCATTTGTTCTACACCATTCCGGTGCCCAAAATGATAGTAGCCCTAACAAACTTGAAAAACGCAATGCCGGTGTTCCGATACAGCTCGCTTGGAACGGTGCCCGCCGGACTGTCCGTGGCGGTCAGCGACGGCGTGATGATGAACAACAAAATGGTTAGGCTGTGGACGTTGGTGCGCGATTCTAAACTCATGACCGCCGAAGACCCGTACATTCCGCACGTCACGCTACCCATTCGCTTGTACAACCACAAAATCAACAAGCTCAAGGGCAAACTCGCAATAGTCGGCAAAGCGGCGCCGGTGCTCAAATTCGTCGCCAGCACCGGGCCCCACAACTACGTGGTGCTGCCCGACAACATGGTGCAGTACTTTGTGGGCACGGTGCTGAGCAGCGTTAAAATCGCGTGGACGCATGACGGCAAACGGTGCATGATCGAGGCGTGCACCAACGGCACGTTCAACGTGTACAAAGTATATGCGTTTTTTCGACGAACGCGCAACCAGGCGGTCGAGTCGCTTAGCGCCTGCATGACCGTAGCGGGCGACGCGGTGGTCGTGCGCACCGCGGTCGTAACGTCCACCGACGACCTGGAAGGCGTTAAGGTGTGCAGTGTTCACCACGGTCAGAAGGGCGTGCTCAACCGCAGCGAGGACTTCACCGAGTGGATGGCTGAAGATGGCACGCACGCGCAAATTTGCTTGTCGCCCGTGTCGTACCTTTCGCGACAGTCCAACTTTGAGCGGATTGAACGCAAGTACGTGGTGCGCGGCGGCGACCACGCCGATCCGCACGCGCAGCGCTATCCCATATTTAACATCCCATACATGCTGTTTAACAACACGCCCGACAACATCTACAAGGAGTTCAACAAAAACAACTACACGGGCCACGAAAAAGTGGAAGGCACGCGCTTTGACCAGTGGACCAAAAACCAATCATTCGTGGGCAACCGCCTTGCAGAGAGCCTGCAGTGGATGCGCGGCGGCTCCAACCTGCCGCAAAACTGCGGCGAGTTCGACGTCATGTCCAGTCTGTTAATGTGCAACAACGTAGTTATGAAATAAAAGCGAGGAACGCTACTGCCCGCAGCCACAATGGAAGCCATTTTTGCGACGGCCGGCGCTTTGCGGAACATAGTGGACGCGTTGCGCGGCATACTGTCGTACGCCACGTTCGACTGCGACGCCAAAGGCGTGAGTTTGCAAGGCATGGACGCCGAACGCGTCGCGTTAGCGGATTTGCGCCTGAATCACGCCGGGTTCGCGCGTTACAAGTGCGAGCGCAAAGTGACATTTAGCGTGCCCGTGCGCGGTCTGGTGAAGATCGTGCACGCCGCCGACCCGCGTAAGAAACTGGCAATGCGCGCTAGCGCGCGCGACGACCGGTTACACTTTAAATTCAAGAGTGCTCGGCGCGCGGTCGCGTGCGCGCTGGCGCAGATCAGCCTCGACGTGGAACGACTGGGAATGCTTGACAACGTGCACGACTGTGTACTGGCCGTGCGCAGCGACGAGTACGCGAAAGTGTGCCGCGACTTGATGCGACTAGGCGCGGGTAGCGTGGAGGTGTCGAGCGGCGCAGCGGGCCTGCGCTTCACTGCGGACGCGGACGGCGTGCGCGCTAGCGTGCTGTTGCGCGTCGCGCCGCAGCGGCATTTGACTCAGGTGTTTGCGTGTAGTTATCTAAACACGTTCGCGCGAGCGTGCACTTTAAGCAAGGACGTTGACGTGTGCATGACTGCTGACGCGCCGCTACGGCTGCGATTTTGCATAGGACAGCTGGGCTCGCTCGATTTATATTTGGCGCCGCAAATGCGCATTGACGTTTAGGACTCGCAGTGAAATGGACGCTTTGCAAAGTCTGCGCGTGCGCGTCGATAAGCACCACGCGTGTCGCCGCGCGCTGTTTGAGACGCCCAACCGCGCGTCCTTTACGTTTGACCGAACAAGGGCCGACGCGCAAATTGCCAACATTGAAATAAGCGGGCTGCGCCAACAGTACGAGTGCTTCGGCAAGATGGTGATCGCCGACAGCGTTGTGCACGTGCGCGAACGCAGTGTTAATGGTAAAATTGTGGTGCCGGTCAACGGCGCCGCCGATTTTTTTACCGCTGTGCTCAAAACCGGGCTGGACTTTATTAACCTCAACGTATACGTGACGGACCGTGGCATAAATTGCAGTTGCTCAGGTGCAAAGGCACAATGTATATTAAATAAATAAAGATATTGTTAACATTCCATTGTTTTTGTTACAAGTTTATTCTATATCTGTCTTGTTTAGTCTTTGTTTAATTGTGTGGAGTTATTGTATGATGTCGAAAATAAATTGCAAACTAATAGTGTCGTCTTTGAGTTTAAAACCGTTGCCGTGCAAGTAGCAATTGTTGGGCGAATACATCAAGCTAGGTTCGTTGATTGCATTGAAAGCATTTGTTATCACACTGAACGGCACCAGCACGTCCTCGTTGGCCGACATAAAAACAACGGTGACCTCTTCTTTTAAAACGAGCCACGGATAGGCAAACAAGGCTTTAACGCCCGTGCTTGTATTTACATAAATTTCTTCGTCGTCAATGCGAAATGCGCGCAAAACGTCCGAATGGCCTTCGACGTTTAATTTGTACCAGGCGGTGGCCGAAGCCGAATACATGCTTTGAACATTAATTATTTGTTCGACAAGTTCCACGTTCGCGTTGGGGCTTCTCACGGTCAACGAAGGCACGGTAAAATTTGTGATTGGAACGCGATGGCAAACAACTCCGTTAAACGTCGTGCCCTCGGACGAGTTGTCATTGTTGGCCCTTTGAAGTTCAAATGAAAGGTCGTTTGTGGTCACGGAGGTGTCACGGCTCAGTATCACGACGCGCCCATTGACGTTATTGAGCGAGTCGGGCTCGACGCCAATGTTGTAATACAACTGGAACATGCCGTGGTCGTAAAAAAGCGTGCACGACTTGAACTGGAGGTTGTTCATTTCCGCGAAACGTGCGTTTATTAATATGGCGCCGGCGGTGCGCGTCTTGGCGAGCGCGGTGTTGCCCACGGCCGGCCTAAACGACTGCGTGGACGAGGTGGTGCTGGGCACGCGCAAAATGCCGGTCAGCGACTGCAGAATGACGCCCGACTCGAACGGCACCGTGTGAGAGTTGTAGTTGATTATTCGCGCGCGCCGGTTCCAAATGCGGCGCGTCATGGTCCAAAGCGGCGCCTGCGTATTGTTAACCGGATCGGCTTCATAGTAGGCCAAGCGCGTGGTGGCGCCCACCACACCGCCGTAATACGTATCCGACAGCTTGGTGAGCACCTTGGACAGGTCGGCCGCGTGGACGGCGATGGGGTATTCGACAAAGTTGCCTATGACGTTGGAGTGCAGCGTGCCGTTGCGCGACATGACGCCCGGTACGACCACGCCCTCCGGACTGCCCACGTTCTCAATGGCCCTCGTCAGGCCCGCGTTGTTGACCGCGTTGGCGCCAAAAAGCCGCGTATAGTAGGCAAACGTAAAGAAGGAGTTGATGAGGTAGCCGTATGCGCGCACGTCCAAGTGGTCGATGTAAATTGAGTCGTGGTGCAGACCGTTGCCCGTCGACACAAACGGAAACGCGACGGAGCGCAGCGTTTCTTGAACGCTCGGCTCTTGCGCGATCTGCCGCAACGAATGCCCGCGTAGCAGCTGGCTGTACACGTACGGCACGCCCATGCGGATGGCGTTGCCCGCCGTGCGGTGCCATCCCAACGAGTTGACGGCCGTCGGCAGGTACAGGCTCAGCCAGTAGCGAGTCAGTTCGGCGGCTTCCTCGTAATGTCGCGTTTCGTTGAGCACTATGGTCGCGTTCATAAAAACCTCCGGCATGGTGATGGTGAATGGTACCAGTCCGCCACTGGCCCCCAAGGCGCTTGTTGGTGCGGCGCCGGGTCGGGCAGCCGAAACACACACCATTCGCAGACCGCCAACCAAGTTGTCCGCCAGCTCGGGCGATTGGTACAAAGCGTCGGCGTAATTGTTGTAGCGTACGCAGTAACCTATTAGCGTATGGCACACGGTGCCAAAATCGGTGGCCGACGTCCATGGGCTCAAATTGTCGAACACCGTTTCGGTGTTCCAAGTGCGCGTGGGGTTGGCCACTTTCTCCGCCTTTTTTGCAAAAACACGCGTCAGGTTATCTTTGAACCACTGTTCAAAAAGTAGCAGCTCGTCATCATACGTAGCGCTGCTGAACTGGTCGCTGTAATTTAAAACATTATATGTAGACTTGTTGTCGACGGTGGCGTTGCTTGTGCTGGCAAACAAAATAATTAACAATATAACGGCCACAACCAAAATCAGAGTGATGATCATAATAAATGGCGCTTACATTTTTATTGAATAAAACAACACAGGGTTATTAATTTATTTATTAAACTTGAGCTTGTACTTTAATTTACATTTGCAATCAGAGCACGCGTTATGCTTATTGTACAATTCGTCGCAGTCGGTGCACAGGCACGAGTGGCCGCAGGGCAGGTACGACACGGCGGGCGCCAAAGTCAAGCTGCGTTTGCAGTGCGCACACCTGGAAGGCACGGTGTGCAACGCGCAATTTGCGTCGGCCGGCAGCAGCAAACCTTTATCGCGCAGCTTTCTCAGCAAGTGCGCTCGGATGCCGGCAAATCCCACGATGTGGGGATTGTAGCGACGCACCGTGAAAGTCACGCAGCCTCCGGGCTCTTTAGTTGCTTCAAACTGTCGGCCATCGCCGACTAGGGTGGCCGCCATCGAAATCCGAGTTGCAACGTTGGCACAATAACGACGCCGCCGCGCACAATGGCCATGCGCTTGCGGTATAACGCCGCTGCCGAGGTCGACGTGCGCACAAACTGCTTTTTAAACAAGTACACAATTTCGTCGCACAAATAGCAAGTGGCGTACTGTGCATTCATGCTTACAAGCTGAAAAACTTTTTAATGTCCTCGTAGTTAAGCGCCGAACGGTCGAACACTTTGTTGACAAACGTGAGCTTCTTGTCTTGGCGCGCCTTCATGTAACGCTCAATGCTGTTTTCTTCGTCGACGAGCATTTTGTAGACGAAGGTGCGCTTCTTTTGGCCCATGCGGTGGATGCGGTCTTGCGCCTGCAGTTCGATCTGCGGGTTCCAGTGGGGCTCCAACATAATTATGTGATTGCCGCCGGTTAAGTTCAGTCCCACGCCGCCGCACTTGATGGACATAAGCAGCACGCGGTAGCGCGAGTCGGCGGCGTTAAACTGGTTCTCGACCGCGGTGCGCTCCTCGACGCGCAGCGTGCCCGTGTACAGCAGTACGGGCACGCCGCGCTGCCGGAGCAGCCCGGCCACGAGCTGCAAAAACTCTACCCACTGTGACACCAACACCACCTTGTCGTCCATGGTGTCGAGCACGCCCTGCACCAGTTCCAGCACGCGCCGGCACTTGCTGCTCTCGTAGGCGGGCTCAAATATGCGCGCGTGCTCCTTGAACATGGCCGAACACTTGGTCAGCGCCGGGTGGCAGCACATTTGGCGCAAGCGGCACAACAGCCACAGCACGTCCTGCATGCTGCGCAGCTTGTCGCCGCCGGCGACCGCGTCGTCGTACGCGCGCTGCGACTCGTTCTTGAGCGAATCGTACACATGCTTCTCCGCCTCGTCGAACTTGACGTGCACGTACTCCACGCTGTGCTGCGGTATGTCGAGCGTGACTTCCGTCTTTTTGCGCTTGAGCACAATCTTGTTGACCACACTCTTAATGCGGTTAGTGTCATTGTTGCGGTTAAGCATCCGCCAGACGTTTACGTTGTCGAACGGGCGACAGCGCAAAAAATGGATTATGGCGTACATGTCCCAGTGCCGGTTGTGGATGGGCGTGCCGGTGATGCACCAGCGGTTATCGGCGTTGAGCGCGCAGGCTGCCGCGTGCACGTCCGTGTAATGGTTCTTTATGACGTGCGCTTCATCGAGCACCACTCGATGCCAGTGCCGCGCCAGCAATCCGCTTTCGCGGGCTTCCGCTTTTAGGTGTTTGTAATGTGCGCGCAACGTGTCATACGTGGTCACCACCACTCGCGGCTCGTCAAAGGGCTCGTCGAGATTGCCGCCGTGAAACTGGCGCAGGTCGAGTGGCAGGTTGTGTTTGCCGGCCTCCACGGTCCAGTGGTTAAGCAGCGACAACGGACACACGATCAGCGTCTTGTGCGCCAAATCGTCGTTCGCGATGAGCATGAGCATGGACAGCGTTTTGCCGAGTCCCATGTCGTCGGCGAGCACGCCGCCGTGCGGACGGCCGCGCTTTTCGCGCCGCCGCATCCATTCTATGCCGCGTTTCTGGTGCTCCAACAGGTTGGGCGCGTCCAAAGACGGCGCGTCGTCCGCGACGTCGCCCGCGGCGAAAAATTCTTGCAGCTGAAGTTTGTAATTGTCCATTGAGGCGGCTATTCGGCGACCGACTGTGCAACGACCTCTTCCACGCGCCGCTCAAACGGCGGCAGTTGAAAGTGCAGTGCTGCGGTTGTGCGGACTTGCGCCCGGCCGAGCGCGAAGTCCACAAAGTACGGCGGCCCGTCAGCGTGCAAGTTGCCGATGTACACAGTCAGCTTGATGGCAAGCACGCCTTTAAACATTGCGTAGTTCATGTACGTGTAGCGCGGCAGCGGGCCGCTGCACCGTTGCGCCAGGCTCTCTTCGAACAAAAAGTGCGCCAGCACGCGGCAAGGGTGCTGGAACGCGGCGATGCGCACGCGGAAGGACGCAAACGTACACACGTCGACGCGGCCGCACAGCCACGCGGCGGTGTCGTCCGCCCAACACAGTGTGTTCGCGTCTGCGGGCGTGCACGCGCCGTGCACGGCCATAAAGTCTAGCGTGCGTCGCATCATTGCCGCGATGTCGGCCACGTAGGCCAGCCGCGTCCGAAACTGGTTTTCGTCCGCAATGGCCAGCGACTCCATGTTCGCGCAGTCGCTGCACTTCACTACGCAATTTTTACCGGCGGTGTGTCGCGCGCACGACGAAACCTTTTTGTCGTATAATCTATACGCTAGCGGCGTAGACGCGCAGCTGCCGCGGCGCGTGGTGCGTAATGTGCAGGTTGACGCGCACGGGTTTGTGAGGTTCGTGTTCGAAGTCAAGGTTTTTCGCATCGCGTGCCTGACCGCCGTGGAGCACGTTACGCCCCAAGATGTGGACGACTTTGTAGAAGTGACGCGGCCCGAGCTGAGCGCGCATGACGCAGCCATGTTCAAGCTCGCGTGCCACGACCGCTGGTGCAAAGGCGACACGCAGCGGCTGCGCCGCATGCTGATGCAGCCGTGCGTGGACAACTTGATCAAGTTTGTATGCAACGTCATGTGGGAGCGCGGATACGAAGACCATTATACGCTTGGTCAGCAGCTGAGCATTTTAATTACCACCAAGTTGATCCAGAGCGGCCTGGACTTTAAGCACCAGCCCGACACGGCGCCGCCGGCCAGCGTGCGCGGTTGGCAGGACGCCGCGTTTGAAAAGTATTTGCTGTCGCTGTGTTCCGTCAGCGAGATCATAAAACGGCACGTGTTATCCAAAAAGTACATATGTTTGGAAGTGGCCGCGGCGCATTGGAGCGCCGTCGTGCAGGCGCTGAAGGACGAAAACTTTAAGCTAGTATTAAATTCGCACACGCCGCACGTGCTCCTGATTTGCGTAGATGAAGACAAAAACTCGATGCTTTATTTGCGCAAACTGGCCCACCTACTGCAAACCCGAGTTGTGAACCTGTTGTTTGCCACCGACGTCGAGTACTACATGCGGGCCAACAACTTTATGTTTTACCTGTACAATTCGCTAAAATTTTACTATTATTGTTTGAAAAACAAATACGCCTTTGAAAGCGCCGACAAGACTACCATGTTTTTGCTGTACATTATTATTTCGCTGGAATGGTTTAACAAAGGCCACCTCAATTCGTTTACACTAGAAAAGTCGTCGCTATACAACCCGTTGGAGCTGGCGACGCGCCGCTTAAACTCCATAAAGCGCGCCGCGCAGCAAAACCGCATCGTCGAGTGCGACAGCGAAATTGGCATCGACTACATTCGAGGCAAGCGCGTGCGAACGGGAACACATTACGGCCAACGCCTGGTGCAGTTTGAATAAAACACGTGCTAAATTGTGTTTGTTTATTAAATAATTATGTATAAACTTTATTTTTATTGTGTGTGTAAACCGACCAAATACTCTAAAGTGCACAAATGCCTGATGGCCGCGCATTTGCGCTCAGCCAAATAATCGGCGGTGGTATTGGGCGCGTCCAAAGATCGCACTGCGTCTATAAAGCGCTCGCTATGTTTCAAAAAGCTGTCGTAAGCGGCCTTGTGCGGCGCCAGCACTTTGGCAGCCTCGTACTTGGTGGCAAAATAGGCAAGGTCGCTGCGCGCGCACATTTGTTGCAAATCCTGCGAATCAATGTCCAAGTCGGAGCAGTCGCGCGCGAACGCAAGTTTCTCGGCGCGAGGTGCGCGCGCCACGGACAGCAACGCCTCTAACTGCTCCACCTGTCCGTGAATGTCGGCGGTCAACATCAACATTTTTTCGGCGTTGTTTTCGCATGGTTTAACAAAATATTTGGCGACCTTTTTGTCCTGCTGTTTAAGCGCAGCGTTGAGGAGTGCGCGCTTTTTGTGCACGACCGCAGCAAGGTCGGTCTCCATTTTGGCTTATTAAGGTTCAAGAATGAGGTACAGCACGGGCTTAAACGCTAGCGAGTACGGTTTCTCGCTAAATTTGCGCCCGTTGACGTCAGTCATTTGGATTTCCTTGCCGTACTTGACGCCATCGATGCGGCCGCAAACCAGCACCGGCACTTCTTGCGACGGCCCGTCGGTCTTGCCAATTTCAAACAAGAGGTCGAATTCGCTCAGCGTCATGCCTACCACCTCCAGCGGCCGGTCGAGCTGCCCCGTAGCGTACAATTCCGGGTTGTTGTCGCGGCGCACCCACAAAAATTGGCGCGCTTTGGCTTCGCGCTCGTGCTCCTTCTCCGGCAGATGCACACACACGCTCGACTCCAACTTGAGCGGATACTCGTATCTGTAGTAGTTGTCCATAACTTTTCCAAAAACGCTGTTGTGTTCGTGGATGGCGGACCAAGTCGTGCTCAAAAACTGGCCGTACGTGCTCTTGGATCGGTGCACGCTGCCAAACTCGGCTATGGCGAACCCGTTGGGGCGGCCTTTAACGCGCAGACCGATCGTGTAGGTGCATTTGCCCACTGCCGGTTCCATTATGCACAGTTTGTCATCGGGCTGCTCTTGTTTGCGCCATTCGTAGTAGCTCGACAATCCTTGCAATTCTGTAAACTTGTCTTTCAAATATTGCAAGTCGCTGTAGTGGAAATTGATCGCCGAAAAATCGAGCGCCTGGCAATTGACAAGCACCATACGCTGCCAGCTCAAGTTCTGTTGCGTGCGCATGGCGTTGATGGGCGTAAACTTGCGCAACATGCCGTCGTTCTCCACTTGCATAGTAAAGCCGCTACTGTTGTACGGCAGCAACTGCGTCTCTTTCGCGACTCGCTTGCTCTCTTGCGCGTCGTCTTCGGAGTGGGCGCGTTTGGCGGCCATGGCTTTTGTGCTGTCACTGAGTGCGCGTGCCCAGATATAAGGTATTTATAAAATATGGAGGACGCCTCGCCAAACGCGTGTACAGACGGCGCGTTTGCGTTCACTACTGACGATCTGTTAAAAAATTTACCGTTTAACTTTGCCAAATGCGCTCCCTTTAAACTGCACCATTACGCGCAGCTCAAGCTGTTAAGCAACGGAGCGATAGACAAGCGCGTAAACGCAATAGACGAGCTGAAAAAGTTTAATTTTAAGATTGATAACGAAAGGCGTTACATTTGCAACGTGCTCGACTACGAATTTGTGGTGCTCGACCACGACCTGTCAATTGTACACGTTGTCGACGCCGAGACGCGGCGAAAACTGGGCCACATTAACGTGTCGCTTGATCAAAGCGACACTTTGTCGATTTCGGCCACGTTGGCAACATGAGCGCGCCGTTATACGTGATCAACGTGTGCGATCATGAGGACAGCACCGAGCGCATGTTTGGCATGCTAATAGAGAGACACAACTCCTTTGAAAATTATCCCATTAACGACGACGCGTTTGTTAGCAGCCTAATCGTGAATGGGTTTCGTTACGCGCACGTTGACGACGCAGTGGTGTGCGAGTATTGCGGCGTTGTAATTAAAAACTGGTGCGAAGACGACATCGTCGAATTTGTGCACGCCACGCTGTCGCCATATTGCGTATACGCCAGCAGGATTGCACAAAACGAGCGCTTTAACGAGCACGCCAGTACCAACGCCGTGGTGGTGTCGCCCGGCAAACCGCGTTGCGTGTACAGCCGCTTGGCGCACCCCAGCGCGCGCCGCGCCACCTTCGAAGATTATTGGCCGAGAGCGTTACGCGCCCTCACGCACGGCATCGCGGAGGCAGGCATGTTTCACACCATGCTGGGCGATGAGACCGCCTGCTTTTTCTGCGACTGCCGCGTGCGCGATTGGCTGCCGAGCGACGACCCGTGGCAGCGTCACGCGCTCGCGAACCCACAATGCTACTTTGTAGTGTGCATTAAAGGCGACGGAATTGGCGATTGGGTCCGCTCCGCCGAGGCGGCGCCCGAACAATTCGCACCTCCGCAAACTGTACATGAGGCGTTGGAATGTAAGGTTTGCCTTGAACGCCCGCGAGATGCCGTGCTTCTGCCCTGCCGTCACTTTTGCGTGTGCATGCAATGCTACTTTGGGCTAGACAGCAAATGCCCGACGTGTCGGCAGGACGTGGCTGATTTTATAAAAATATTTGTGGCGTGATGGAATTACATTACAACGGGCAAATGTACAGCAAGCGGTTTTCGCGAGAGCTGATTGCGCTAATGTGCGCGGCCGCGGCGTTTCCTTGCGATGCTAAAAGGGGCGTCAATTGGCGCCGAAGCTCTCGGCGCTGTTTGCGCGTGCGCGATGAACGCGTGTTCAATCGCTTGCAGCGCTGCAGCGAGCGCTATTGTTGGCCGGACGGCAGTCGCTTTCGATGTCGGCCGCATAAACGGTGCCCTTCGCCCCGACAAGAAACATGGTCACTTCCCCGCACGTCGACGCCACGCGCAAACGACACTGAGCTTGAAGATTACCCCAGGGTATACGGCTACGACCAAGAAGAGGGCGAGCTTACACCGTGCGCAGTTTAGAATTCACAAGAAATAAATAAATAAAATACTTAAAGTTTTTGTTGCGTTTTATTAGAAATGCTTTACCCCAAAATTCAGAAATTTTTGTCTAGAGTCCATGACGCGCTTTTGCAAATCGCGCAATTCGGAAGTGTTTTTCGTCACTTTAAATAGCTTCTCAAAATGCTGACTCTCAACGGTAATTTTTCGTTTGGTCATGTTAATATGGTCCAGCTGCTGCGATAGCGGTCGCTCGCCGTCGCCTTTCACACAAAACATCTTTGCGAAATCTGTGCATCTGGCGTAAATTTCATCTCTTTTATCCCACAAAAACTAATCAAGATTCATCTGGGCGGCAATAATTCTTTCGTACACGTCCTGCACATAGTGCGGGTTGTCTCGCCAATACGTTCGCGCGTTAACATTTTGTAAATGGCGCCAGTTAAACGGGCACACCTGCTGCGTGGCAGATAGCATGTTCCAGTTCAGCAGCGCGTCCTCGCCGCCGTTGAGCGCCATGCGTTGCTCGCAGGTGCGCGCTTCGTCGTGTTCGCGCTGCGAAGCGCACGCCTGCACGAGCGCCATTTTGTGATACGCGTCGCGCACGCTCATGTTCAGCGGAATGATGTGTTCGCTGGCCGCCACACACTCGCCGCCGCGTACAAACTTGCCATACGCACGCCACACTCTGTCATCGTCATTGACCGCCCCGAGCGCGACAAGCGGCCCGTGCATGCGGTGCAGCGCGGGCAGGTTGATGAAGTTGTCGCTCGCCTGCAACCGGTTCCAGTCTACGCGCGATTTAAAATTGTCAAATAGCAGCAGGGCGAACGCGGCACTGGCCACGCTCGTCGTGCCCGAAGCGTATTCTATAAACTTGTCCCAATACACAGAATTGACAAACTCGCGTTCAAACGCGTTTGGCATGCGTTTCCGAAAGTAGTACGCCGGTGGCGCGCAGGCAGCGGTCCACGTTGGCACGGTAGCCCAGTCCAAGCGCAACGTGTCGGCCAGCCCGGGGTATTCGTCGAACACGGCCATGTGGTCGGCCCACGGCACGTTGCCCGAAACCAATTCAAGCTCGCGCACGCGCCCCTCGCGCAGGCAATAAAGAATCAACACGTCGCTAATTTTCTTTATGTCGCGCATGTACACGTTTAAGTCAATTTTGTTGATGCAATGCGGCGTGTTGATGTATGACTTGTCAAGGTGCTTGTGTTTGGCGACGGCTCTATAGTTAATATGGTCTGAAATGGGGCTTTTAAACCACTCTGGAAGCATAGAGTGGCTGAACACCACGCAATTCCAGTTCAGCGCGGCAGCGAACTTTTGCTGAACCGCCGGGGACAGGTTGTTGTAGTTGGCGCTCACGATCTGCAAATCCAAACGGTCGCCAAACTCGTAGATGAACTGTTGTCGCAAATGGGTTTGGCGGGATACGAGCGCCCAATTTAGTTTTGTGACAAACTCTCTAGCCGTGGCTATGGTCAGCGGGCTCGCCGAAACCTCGTCCCAGTTTAATTTGTCGCGAAACGCCGTTAAAAACTGGTTGCGGTTGTAGCAGACGCGCGACACGCGCGTCCAAAAATTCGGATCCCGGTAATCAAGTAAAAAGGTTCGATTTGCGCGTGATGACATTGCCAAATCCGCAACACGCGCATAGTCTTTTTTGTTCAACGCGAAACGCAGCGCGCGCGTAGGAGCCATGTCAAAACCCGCGCGGCCCAGCAACCTCTATCGCAGTAGTTGCAAACGAAATCCTTCTATGCCTTTCAAGCGAGTTCCCGCGCTGCAGGCCGCGGCGTTTGCGGCGGTTTTGCGCAACAACTTGTTTTCCGCTGCGCAGACGCTATTCGGACAGCAAATGTTTCAAGATCTGTGCTTGGCGTGGGCGGAATTGTACAGCGACAGCGTGCACGTGCCGTACCGAATCGCTTCGACGCTTGGTGCGAACGACGACAACTATGCGGCCGTGCGCACCACGCTAGCGAAATACTTGCCGGCGCCCAACTTGCCTTTTATTGACGGATTGGGCTGCATGCAGTTTATGCACAAAGATTTAAAATTTGTGGGGATACTGCACATGGAACATGTAGACAAATGCGACAAGTCAATAGTGCAGAAGGGTTGGGACTCAATACATGTGGTGTGCTACGTGACCAAACTGGATGCCGAGTTTTTTAGGAAATTGCGCAGTTGCGCTTTGCGCGGCAGCTGTGTTTTAGCCGCGCTGCTGTACAATTTTTACAACGAAACTTGTGACATATAATAAAAATAAATAATGTAATAAATAAAACGCTTTTATATTAATTTGTTTATTATTTTAAATTAGGCAAAGACATTGTGGACCACGTGCCGTTGTTTAATTTGCACGATGCCACTGACGCGTTACGCAACATTTGCAAACCGTTAGTGGGGAGAATTAGACCGGCCAACAAAAGCGCGATTATGTACAGCGCCGTGGCCACGACGGCGGTGGCAACGAACGGCATTAACTCGCGGCATTCTAGAAGCGTCACCCAACCGAAGAAAAGCCAGCGTGCGACGTGCAGCACGCTCAACGCCGTTAAGGCGTACAGCGCGCATACCAATGTGGAATCATCTAGCACAACAGCCTGCAAGCGCCCAGCGACGAGCGTGCCAGCGCCCACGGTCGCGCCGGCACACACCCTAATTATCGCCGCAATTAGGATGAGTTCGCTGCAAAATATTAGTGCAGACAGCACTAGCGCGGCGGGGCAGCGTGGCGGCAACGCGGTCAGCTTATCGAACAGCAGCCCGAGCGAAAACGCCAATACGGCAAACGCAACACAAGCGCTGTGCATTGCCTCGTGCGCGACGGCGGCGGATTGTAGCGTGCCGTTGACCCACACGCCGCCGGCCCCCGCGCAAGCTTGCACAATCATTTGCGGCGAACAAAGCAGCAGCGTCAGTGTCGGCAGGCCGGCCAGCATACTGATTATTAGCACTTGTAGTTCCGGTTCTGGCGCGCGATGCGCGATAAGCGGTATCATTTTAGATTAGAGATTCTTTAAATACACAGCGCACAAGCTTCGTCTTGTCAAACCGGCAAGGCGCACTGCGTTGCAGAATGAACGAACAGACTGTGGTCGTCGCGGACAAAGCCAATATGGAAGATGAAAATGCGCGTCTTGCCACGTACACAAATTGGACGGTAGAATTTATGTCGCCGCGACAAATGGCCGCCAATGGGTTCTACTACTTGGGACGCGGCGACGAAGTGCGCTGCGCGTTTTGCAAAGTGGAGATTATGCGCTGGGAGGCGGGCGACGACCCGGCTCGCGATCATCAAAAATGGGCGCCGCAATGCCCGTTTTTGCGTAGGAGCGGCGCAACCTTGTCTGCGCCGCAAGAACGTGCAGGTTTGCACGCGCCGCAAGAACGTGAAGCAACAAATCAACTGCCCTCTCCGCCACCCGCGCACCCCAAATATGCGATAGAAGCTGCGCGTTTGCGCACATTTACAGAGTGGCCACGCGGTTTGAAGCAACGGCCCGAAAAACTTGCAGAAGCTGGCTTCTTTTACACCGGCCGTAGCGACAAAGTCAAATGTTTTTACTGCGACGGCGGTTTGGACAACTGGGAGCAAGATGACGAGCCGTGGCAACAACACGCGCTTTGGTTCGGGCGCTGCGCATACGTACTACTTGTCAAGGGCCGCGATTATGTACAAAAGGTCGTGACCGAATCGTGTGCAATTCGCGACACAACCAAAAAACAAGTTGTTAAGCATACGGTTTACGAACCAAATCTGCCCGATGAAAAGCTTTGCAAGATTTGCTATTACGATGAAAAAATCGTGTGCTTCGTGCCGTGCGGGCATGTGGTAGCGTGCGGCAAGTGCGCGTCATCATTGACCAATTGCCCCATATGCCGTGTCACCGTGGAAACTGCCGTTCGCATGTACCAGATTTAAATAATAACATTTTACATTTTTTAATAAAAATACAACATTATTTTATTTGTGTTAATTAATTACCGATTGTCTAGATACCCTTAGTCGTAATTATCGCTCGTTTACATTTTTTCGTTATCAACAAAATCACATCATTTGCTAAATGTTGCTTTTAGTTTTTCTACCGCGATTTTTAGCAAAAGTGCGTCAACGCCGACCGTGCTTTTCTGGTACAAGCGTTGCCGTAAAACGAGTGCTATTTTTAGACATGGGTCAGCGCCGACCTCGCGTTTCGAGTACGGGCGTTCTCGTAAAGCGAATGCCAATTTGAGACGTGCGTCAGCGCCGACCGCGCTTTTTCGAGTACGGGCGTTCTCGTAAAGCGAGTACTAATTTGAGACATGCGTCAGCGCCGACCCCGCTTTTCTGGTACGAGCGTTGCCGTAAAACGAGTGCTATTTTTAGACATGCGTCAGCGCCGACCTCGCGTTTCGAGTACGGGCGTTCTCGTAAAGCGAATGCCAATTTGAGACGTGCGTCAGCGCCGACCGCGCTTTTCGAGTACGGGCGTTCTCGTAAAGCGAGTACTAATTTGAGACATGCGTCAGCGCCGACCCCGCTTTTCTGGTACGAGCGTTGCCGTAAAACGAGTGCTATTTTTAGACATGCGTCAGCGCCGACCTCGCGTTTCGAGTACGGGCGTTCTCGTAAAGCGAATGCCAATTTGAGACGTGCGTCAGCGCCGACCGCGCTTTTCGAGTACGGGCGTTCTCGTAAAGCGAGTACTAATTTGAGACATGCGTCAGCGCCGACCCCGCTTTTCTGGTACGAGCGTTGCCGTAAAACTGGTGCCACTTTAGCTGCAAGCATCGGCGCACGCGCTGCTGCAGAACTCATTGCTGTTTTGACAGTTTCGGCCAGTTTCTGCGCACGCTAGCGCGTATTGCACACCCAGCTTAGTGGGCGTAATATAAGCAACCATAATGATACCTATACAAGTGCCTCCGACCGTAGTACCGGCGTGGATCGGAAACGAACGTATGTTCATGGCGGTCAACCACAATCGCTACGACTGCGGCATATACTTGCGCGCCGGCGATTCGATACGCGTTAAAGTCTCCCACAACGACGTTTCGTTTAATTTGTGGAACGACGACAGTGAAACCGAGCAAAACTTGACGTTGTCCGCGCACGACATGAGCGACCCAGACGATTACTTCGAGCACGTAGTGGAACACGATAGCGTGCCGTTTTTCGAGTGTTTGCTTAACGGCAACGAGTACACGGCGCAAATTTGGGCATCGACCACAAGACAGCTGCCTAAATTTACTCACGGCGTCTCTGACCGGTTCGAATGGCCCGACAAGGCGCCGTTTGCGTTGCTAAGCTCAAAATACATTCAAATTTTGGTGCCGTTTATAGACAGACCTGTGCTAGCCGACGCGGTCACCATCGATTCAATATTGGCGTGGTACGAAGATGTGATCACCTTTTACGACGCGTTAATAGGTTTGGACGTTGACGTCGCGACCGTGCCAAAGGATCGCGGTCGCGACAAAAATGTCAACAAGCGCTTTTTTGCCAAAGCCAATATATCGGGCTCGGGTGCTGCCTATTACAACAATTTAACAATGGGACAAAGCAATTCGTCCGTAGAGCATTTCTATCTCAGACCGCTGCCCACCAACTGGGGCGGACTACACGAAATCGCACACGCGTACGATTTTCATTTCGTTCGCAGCGGGCCCGTGCCTCTAAACGAAGTATGGAACAACATTTTGTGCGACGCGTACCAAAGTCGTTATTTGGAGCTAGACGAAAAGTCGGTCAACTCGCCCAATAGCCTCACCATGGGGCGCAATATTGTGCGCAAAATTGAAAACGGCAAAGTTTTTGACAGCTATAATTTGTTTGAAAAATTAGCGGTGTTCAGCTACATCATGGACATGGATGCTGGCGTGTTTGCTCGCATCAATCGCGAATGGCGCGCGTACCAACTCGGCGAACCCATTGGCAACGAGCACTTTTTGCCGCGCCACTTTGTGCCGCCCATGCAAACGTGGTGGGCGGAGCTTTCGCAACTGGACCTTGTGCCCTTGTTTAGCACAATGCTGTTGCCGTGTGATGATTGGCAGCTCAAAGAACGCAACCGCCTCGCCGTAGACAGACCGGCCGTCATATTCCAAGGCTTGTTTGATGCCGACGCGCCCGTACCGCTGGCGCTAAAAACCATCCACGAAGACCCCAACGCCACGGGCGAAGCGACTATCACTATACACATTGCCGACTTTGGGGATATTGCAGGCCAGACCATGTCGTTGGTGGCGGGCGCGCAAATTGCCCACTCGTTTCGGCTCACTGCGCCAAGCTTTACAATTCGCGTGGTGAGCGGTATTTACAAGGTGTTCATGCCTCGCGGTAGGGGCAACCTCACCTACACCATCACTACCAGCAACTATGAAAATTACCTGTTAGTGCACAAAAACTATTGTTGTGAATGCCACGTGCACTATAGTGCACAGAATAGCTCGTTTTTGAGTAGCGAATTTGGTCGCTTTTACGGCCTTAACGACCGAAATGGGGGCTTCTTGTGCGTCGATTACATACACAAGCAAATAAAAATATTGTCTATCAACCCTTCCGTCAATTGGAACTACAACGATACAATTTACGTTATGTTTTCCCTCTTCGATACCACCGACAACAACAAAGTGGAAGATGAGTTCCGTATTGTGGGAAGAAACATGCCTTATACGCAACACGTGTACGCCGACTTGAAAATCGGCGGCGTTTACGCGTGGACAATTTTCCATCAACAAGCCAGCATGGAACGCATGAATTTTATGTTACAAGATACCCACAGAGTAGATTACGAGTTTACGCGGTACGGAGTAGCGCGACGAGGTATAGACGCCGCGCATACGGCCAGACAGCGTCTGCTCACCAAAATAAAAAACTGCGTGGATTACATTAATAAATCGCAGCTGCGACTGTTCAACGTCGACAATTTGTTTGCCGATTCTATATACGCGGCAGTGAATCAATTTGACGATGATGAGGATAAAAAAATTCTATTGCGTGAATATCAAAACTACTTGCCGCTTAGGTTTCGGCCGGCGGTGGCGGCGCCATCCGGCCCGATTTTGTTGTACGCAATTATTGCAGTTATTGTGGCCGTGGTCGCAATTATATTTTTGATCTTGTACAAAAACATGGCGACTCCTAATACATCCCACAATCTTGCTCCTAACATAAGTTAAATAAACATGAAAGCCATTTGTGTCATCGCGGGCGACGCACACGGAAAAGTGTATTTTAACCAGGACGGGCCCAACGACTCGCTGCGCATCACGGGCCATCTGCTCAACCTGCCGCGCGGACTGCACGGCTTTCACGTTCACGAGTTCGGCGACACCAGCAACGGCTGCACGTCCGCCGGCGAGCACTTTAACCCTACGCACCAAAATCACGGCGCTCCCGACGCCGCAGAGCGGCACGTCGGCGATCTGGGCAACGTCCGCTCCGCGGGCTGCACCGCGCTGACGCCTGTCGACATGAGCGACAACGTGATGAGCTTGTTTGGTCCGCTCAGCATATTGGGTCGTAGCTTGGTAGTGCACACGGATCGCGATGACCTCGGCTTAACAGACCACCCGCTTAGCAAGGTTACGGGCAACTCGGGCGGCCGGCTGGGCTGCGGCATTATCGCAATGTGCGCAAATTAAAACAACACAATGAAAATACAGCTTTTATTAAACAATAGTACAATGGTTATAAACTTTTACAATTTATTTTTACAGTTTCTCTTTTATAACGAGCTATGTAGTAATACATTTTAATATTTATATTACAACAAAAAAAGCGTGTGCTCAGTACAACTGTTGTAACCGAACAAAATAGTAAATTACCTAAGTCGGCACTTTTGGTGTTTTATTATTTTCGTTTGCTTCGGGCACTGTATAACGCTGGTGTAGTTTAACGGTTTGCGCATAATAAACGCGTAGATTCTTAAGTTGCGCAACGGTCTGCGCTTGGGCAACTGCACGGGGCGCGGTTTCCCATCTCTGTTTAACGCCACGTACGTCTTCTTGCCGTCGTAAATTTTAAACATAGCGTCGTAATTGTGTTCAAGCATAACTTCGTTTAAGATGCAGTCGCTAGAGAGCGCAATGGAAGCGTACATAGCGCCGCACCGATTCAAGCATACGTGCATGCACGAAATAGCATTGCGCAGCAAGATGCGGCCTTGGCTAAAACCGACGCGTTGCAGCACAGTGTCCATCGACCCGTGCGTTGTGCCGCCGATGGTGCCGTTAGACCGTACGGCCAAATATTGGTTGTGGATGAACACTTGCACAAGATGCTGTGTGCCGGTAACGTGGTCCAACTGCCGGCAGGCGCACAAGGAGGCCACAGTCGCCACGACTAATGCAAGTCGGTGCATGATGCGTTTTAATTTTGTGCAACGGATGCGCGCCTTTTATACAAGCGATACAAGGCTGTTTGCATTGTTATGTAATAGATTGCATTTTGAAAATATGCCTACCATTCTCAGTCTTTTTGATAACGCTCGTTCCCGAAAAGCGAGGTCGGCGCCGACGCACGTCCAAAGATAGCACTCGCTTTTCGGGTACAGACGTGCCCGAAAAGCGAGGTCGGCGCTGACGCACGTCACTTGTTTTTCCAGTACGAGCGTTCTCGAAAAGCGAGGTCGGCGCCGACGCACGTAAGATAGCACTGCGAGGTCGGCGCCGACGCACGTTTAAAGATAGCACTCGCTTTTCGGGTACAGACGTTCTCGAAAAGCGAGGTCGGCGCTGACGCACGTTAAAGATAGCACTTGTTTTTCGATAACGCTCGTGCCCGAAAAGCGAGGTCGGCGCTGACGCACGTCTAAAGATAGCACTCGCTTTTCGAGAACACCCGTACCCGAAAAGCGAGGTCGGCGCTGACGCACGTCCAAAATGTGTACTATTCAAAATCCATTAACTCGTAAACAGACGTGTCTGCGTCTGTATCAGAATAGTTGTAGCTGGCCAAAAGGTCGTTCAGTGACTCAAAGTTGGTAAGCGTTTTTAGCACGCGTTTGGCTTCTTGCCTCTCGTTGCAGGTAGCCAGCAAATGGTAGTATTCTTCGACAAGAGCCACCACGCCCATGTCACTGTTTAAATGATCCACGTAAGTGTCCACGCCGATGTCGCGCTGACCGCGGTAGGCGTGAGTTTTATGAAACTCGCACCACAACCAATCGGCGTGCGTGTAGCATAATCTGCAGTAGAAGAGCTTGTCGTGCTGCAAAAAGTTCAAGTATTCGATAGTGTTGTGTCCAAGATCGCGCTGTTGCACGACGCGAAACTCGTCGTCGTTTTTCACCAATTCGGGCAACAGTTTGCTTTGACGGCCCATCAGTTCAAGCACGTCACCAAGGTGCCCGCGCGACACTTTGCGACTCTTTAGTTTTTCCGCCAACTCTCCAATGTCGTGTTCGAAACAGCGCCGCTCGCGCGCCCGAACCAGCTTTGCCAATTGGGGTTGAAGACGCCCGTTTTGGTGAGCAATAAACCTCATGGGCGGCGGTGGTGGTTTGACAAGCGCCATTTATAAGAGATTTAAAATGCAAATTTTTGTCAAAACTTTAACAGGTAAAACCATTACCGTCGAAACGGAGCCTGGCGATACTGTCGGCCAGGTAAAACAGAAAATTGCCGACAAAGAGGGCGTGCCCGTGGATCAGCAGAGACTTATTTATGCGGGTAAACAGCTGGAGGACGCCAAAACAATGGCGGATTACAATATTCAAAAGGAGTCTACGTTGCACATGGTGTTAAGGTTGCGAGGAGGAAAACAATAAAATATTATAATTCAAAACGAGTTTTATTAAAATTACTCAGACATGTTGGTGTCTTCTGTGTTGTCGCTGACGTACGACGGAGTTGGCTTAGTGTCGTGGCGTTGCTTCGCGGCAACTTTCTTGGGGGCGGTAGGCGGCGCGCGGCGTTTTTTGCTCACGGGCGTGGGCACGTAACTTGCAGAGGGGAGCTTGAGAGCAATGTTCTTGAACATCTCCATATTTTTGGTGACCAATTCTCGCGTTATTACGCTGTCGTAAATGTTGCTGGAGGCGGGCGCCACCCCATTTTTAAAAGTCTCGTTCAGCACGCTATAAAACTCGCAGTACAACTTGTTGCGCTGTTCGCAATTTTCGTGGAAATCGACCACGTTGGGTGCCACGGAGTTCCGCCGCTTGTTAGTCGTTTCCGTCGAAGAGCCGGACGCGGAACGAAAAGTGATGTTCTTGCCCAGCTTTTGCGCGTGGTCAAACACGCGGACGAAGTCTGCCAATTCCTTTTGCGCTTTTACCGTGTCCCACATGGTGGGGCTGTTGGGCCACTCGGGTTTGCGGATCTTGGTGTAAAAGCTGTTAAACAATATGTACATGTTGTGGCTGTTCACCCTTTTAGGGCGCTTTGTGGCCTTTCGCTCATCTCCAGAGCATGGCAACGCAATAATCGTATAGTTCATGCTTTTCTTTTCAAAGAAATTAATGCAGGTTCTTAGGTAGTCAAAGTTGCTTCTATTAAATACGCTGTTGTCCAATTTGTTAAATAGCGAGGCGCTGTTGCTGGCAAACGACTCGTCGTGCACGGCTTCGGGTAGATTTACCATTTTGGAGAGCGATACACGTCCGTCACGGAACAGGCGTACTCGTTTACTAGATTTAAATTGAGCTCTAAGGTCCTTTTAATCCGTCTGTGATGGTTGCACACCTTGCGCTTAGAACATTTGCCGGTAATTACTGTAAATCGGCTCAAATTCGCTCTTATATAATCTTTAACATCGCCGGCGTCAGCTTCTAAGAGATGCGCGCACACGTTTTTCACTTGCAAAGTGCGCTTCAACGTGTTCACCGCTTCGGCCCACAGTGCGTACAATTCACTCCGTGTAAGACAATTAATGTTGTGGTCGAGCGCACGCAAATGCATCGCCAGGCTACACACGTTCCAACGAAGCGTGAAAAAAATCGTGCAGTTGCTTGATATCGAATAGCCTTTTGACCTGTCGCACAAAATCAAAAAACTCGCTGTAGTTGCTAGACGCGTACGTGTTAAGCTGCTTGCTGTTCATGTACTCAAAGTATCGGTCTAAAGGCACAATGGCCAGGCTGCGCGAGATTTCGCAGTTGAAACGGCGGGGCCGCAGCACGATGCGGTAATCGTTGCCCAGCGCGCCCGGCAACAGCTTGACCGTATACGTGTTGGGCTTATATTTGACGTCAGCTAGCGCCCCGCGCACCACACCCACGTAAATAGAGTATTTGTAGGTCACGCCTTCGTCTGTCCAGTGTAAAGTGAACGGAAACTTGTAAATGTAGGCGCTGTGAAAAAAGCGGCCCGTTTCCTCCACGAACTCGCGCACCGCCGTCTCGTAGATTTTGGCGTCCGTGCAGTCGCGGTGCCCGCGCGGAATAGAAATTTTCTCCAAGAACGTGTCGCTGGCAACGGCGTTGCCACGGTAGGCGCGCCGCGCGCACAGCAACACGGCCTTGTCGGGTTCCATAATCATAAACAGGCCCGCCGAGTTGCGCATTTTGCACATCTGCACTTAAAAACGCCGCGCACGTGCAAACTGTGTTAGGGTTTACGCACACTGGCCAAAATAAAACACAAAATACTCATATACATATATTAATTAAAAATTTTACATTCATTGGCTTTTGAGCATTATACTAATTTATTGTTGGTGCGCTCGATTTCCATTGGAAACAAAAACGCCTTCTCGTATTTAGGCGCGTTGTTTTGGGGTAAGTGTATGTTTGCGCGCGCGCTGTTCGATATGGCGACCATGGGCTGGTGATCGTCGTTGGAAAACGAAACAACTACCGAACAGCGTTTGTGCATGCGATGTCGTTTAAACGCGCAATAGGCTCCAATAGCACAAAGCACGCTCACAGCGCCCATCCCCACCAGCACAGAAACTAGATCGATAATGTTGTGCTCGTTTGGCACCGGAAGCTCGGGCGAATCCACGTCGTTGCGGCGCGGTGAAAAAAAGCTTTTGGGCGGCGCAGTGTAATCGCGAATGTAAAATCTTGAACGCAGCGTCTGCAATTGTTGCACGCTCAAGTCAGCGACGGCGTTGGCAAACGGTGTAGATGTCTGCATGAGCAGCGAAGCGTCCACGTAGTCGTTGTAATTGAAACGGTGGCGCGGCCAGTAAGAGCGAGAATCGGTTACGTATGACCGTGTATCAACATTAAACACTAGCGCACCCCTGTTGACGCGCACTGAACAAATCAACAGCGACTGCGCAGTTATCACGCCGACGCCTGCCGGCACGTTTACAACCGCGTCGTAGTGCCCGTCGCACGAGTAGTTTATTGTGGCGCTGCTTGAGAATGCGTAAATCCACTTGCGATTGTTCACCAAAATGCCCAAAAGAACTTGCTTGGCGTTGTTATCCGCGACGCGCACGTCGCACAGCGAGTCGAAGTTGTTCGCGTGGCGGCCCATGAACATTTCGATTTCACACACGCCCGAGTTGAAAGTGGCGACGCGCGGGCTTGCCGGACACAAAAACTCGTTGTAGCCGGAAAAGTGCTGGCATTGCGTTGTAAATTCGACCGGCACCTGGGTGTAAAAATTTCGAGTGTCGGTCACCGCGACGTGGCTCGCGGCCGGAACCATCATCAAACACATGGTTCCCCTGAAAAAGGGCCCTGTCCCCACTCTGTACAAATTGTACTGCAACGCCGTTGTGTCCACAAGCGGCATTGCAATGCACAACACCCTTGTGTTCTTGTTTGCGTACAAATGCAACTTGTAGGCCTGTGACAAGTCGAACCGCGCGTTCATTTCGCGCTCGAAATTTACAACCCAGCTTAGGTTGCGGGCGGCCAACACTTTTATCAATTGGCGCATCTCGCGCAGCAGCGCGCCATCGTCGAGCACGTTGTTGGTCGTGTTTAATTTGTTGCGCCGCGTTTGCTTGATCAGGCGATCCAAGGTGTAAGCGAAAGAAGCGGCGTCCGTCAGCTTACGACTCATGGCATTGTGCATTTCTGTTAAGTATAAGCACTCGTTTTCGGCGGAGCGGTTTGCGTCCATGCATGCCTCGTATTCTAAATATTTATCCGTCACGTTGGCGGTGGAGATGCGCGGCAGCACTTTGGCGTGGTCGCGCGGAGGCGGCGCTGCGAGCAGTGCTTTGATATCGGCGGCGCCAACGGTGCTCCAGTGGGGCGGATTGTGAGCGTCGGCGAAAGCGGTGTCTTGCTGCCGCGTGTCCACATAATCAAATTCAATTTCCACCTCGTTGTTTATGGGATCTGCCGAGTTTAGCGCGTAGCTCACAAACTCATTGTTTATTTGCGTCAACGAGGCCAGGTGTTTGTTAATTCGAAAGATGGTGGCGCGCGGTTTGCCCGGCTTGATCAGCTTTAGTAACGGACAGCCGGTCGCGTTGTCGCGCGTGTCCCGCACGAAGTCGGAGATTTTCGTGAGTTCCTGCAGCAGCGGATCGTAGTCGATGGTTTGCACAAACAAGAAGCGTTGCTCGGTCACGTGGCGGAGCGCGCCTACACGTTCAAACACAAGACCCGCGCTATCGTCAATAGGTTCAAAACTAATTAAATTGGTTGCACTAACGCAACCAAACAATACAATAATGCACGCTAGCAGACAAGCCATGTCAGTGCCGGAACTCAACTGAATTTGCAAGCCAACGCGCTAAGCTTACAATGCGCGATAAAACAAACTATTGGCTCCAATTACAATCTTTATTTGATAAGATAAAAGCATTATCGAGTCAGTAAGCCGCGCGTGTCGTCGTACTGCACGCGGGACCGTGTGTCCAGGAAAAAACGGTGGGTGGGCTCGTCCAGACCGTTCCCGGACAGCGGGTACGAACCGGGCACCTCGAATGCAAACGCCGCGTCCGTGTTGCTGTCGAACGTGTCGCTGGGACACAAAAGTTTGTTGCTGGAAAAACGATCGATTGGAGTGTACGTGTTGACACACTCTACGCGAAACGTGTGTGACGCCGTGTTGGCGTCCAGGCCGTCCACAATGCTGGCGCACATGGACGCGCGGTCGTCCGGCACGACGTGACGCACGCGCGTCACGGTCTCGTCGCCGCAATCGCACTCGCCCAACTCGAACAGGGGACGCACGCTGGAATGGACAAAATTAACGTTCGTGCACACGTTGGGCAAACACTCCAGGGGGTTGAGTGGGTTGACAAACATAAGGTTGTTGTTGCTGTCGCGCGCGTTGCAGCGCATTTCGAACCGCCTCGAGCCGTCCTCCAGTAGCTCGTCCCAGCTGCGGCGAAACGTGTTGGTGGCCACGTTGACTTCGCGGCCCAAAAGGCGGTCGAACAGGATGTTGCGATCGCTTTGGCCGGGCAGGATTCGGTCAAAGTGCTGGCGTCCCGCCAGCTGTGTCATGTTGCTGGTGCCGGCGAAATAACGTGGGTCTTCGGCGATGCATGTCCATTGATTGAGGCTCATGAGCACGACGCTGGTCTCGCGGTTGCAATCGCGCGGTACGCTATTGGTGGTGCAATACCCTCCTACCGCCAGCTTGTGCCCGTTAACCACGTACGTGTCGTGTTCGCCAACAAAAAAGTAGACCGCGCCCGGGTCCTCACATACCTCGCTGCAGTCGAACAAGGGCAGATCTATTTCGCTGACGTAGAGAGGTACAGACATGCATCTAAGGGTCTCGCCGGCCAACGTGCCCAAATTTGTGTCGAAGCGCACTGAAGGTAGTGCTTCCATCGGCACGTAATGCCTGCGTCGCATGACCTTCTCGATGTACTCTATCCTATCGGTCAAAGTACTGTTGTAATCTTTTTGGGCATATCGTATGTGATTATAAGCCTGATAAAAGGGCCACACGACTATATAAAGCAGCGCAAACAGGAAAAGCACAATCAGTATTCGATACATGCTGTTGATACTTAGTAGTTGAGCATGTTGGTGCAAATTAATTATTTTCTGCAGCTGGTGCTGCACGCGGCGCTCTACGCGGTTTGTTCGGGCGCGTTCGTGTTTTCGTTAATGGGCACGGTAAACGATCGGTACGCGGTTTTGCTGGAATTGGAGGACTCGAGCCACTCGGTCATCAACCTGTCCATTTTGTCGGCGTTCCTACTGGGCCCGTACGTGTTCACTACCACAACCTGGGCCATGTACAAAATGGTGCTGTGCCACAAACGGGCGGAAATGCACAGCAATTTTTACATGAAAACAATAATTGCGCTGGCGCATTTGATGGCGTTGAGTTGCTGGGTGCTTTTTGTTGTGTTTCAGCCGCAGATACACAAAAACGGGCACCTGCCCGTGTTGGATGCGCTGGCGAGGGATTACGACCGGCATTCGTTGTGTTGGAAAAACATTGCGTTTCTAAGTTACGAGGTGCACGACGCCAACGCCATAGACCCCGATCGCAATTGCGTGTACCAGGATAATTTTTTTAAAAAGTGCGTGGGCTGCAGGACCGAGATCAAACACGACGAGCCCACTGTTTTTAATCAAAATCAATACGCGCTAATTATGTTGGTGCTTCTCACAATCGTCGTGCATTGCTGGAACATGTACGTGCAAAGAAAAGAAATGCAGCGCCTCAAACCTGCCCGCGTGAAACAGAACAGACTTGGCGCGTCATTCAACGAAGCGGAAAACGAGTACGACAGCGCAGAAGACGAGCACCAGAGCAACATAAGAATGTTGCAGATCGTCAGCGAGAACCGCCAAGTAAACTTTGAGGGTCCTATTAGCTCGTTTATGAAGGCAGATGAAGAGGATTTTAGACTCCCGCTAATTAGCTCTTTTACACAAGAGAAGGCCGAAGAGAAGGCCGCATCGTCCCCAAGCTCGCCCGACAGCGGAATCGGCGCGGCACATTACGACATTCCCAAAGCAATATACAAAGTGCCTCGGAAAACCGCCATACCTATCCCGCCTCCCATGCCGGTAGCGCCTATTGTTGCGCGCTCTCGCCCGGTTTTAAAGTTAAGCTTTTAAGTATTGTTAGTTTTTAAATAGTATTGTTTACAGTCGTTCAGTATTTAATTGTATTATATGACATTAAATCAATATTAAATTATTTTATACAAACTAAACAAGTATTTTAATAATATTTTTCAATCAAAACCTCTAAAACCCGATTAAGCAGTTGGTGTTGCACAGTGAAGCCGTCACCGTTGCAGATACAAAAATTAACGAGCCCGTTTAGCACTAGACTTTTTTTGAACATGTTTCGTTCGACTGTGACCACCAGGTCGAACAAGTTAAGCAACGTCGGCCACTTAACCTTGTCGCCGGTCATGGCCGAGATGGCAAATGCAATGGCCCGTTCACAGTAGAGGTGGTGACCTGCATCAGCGACCATCGAAACGGTCTGTTGCGCGAGTGCATTTGTCCAGTTCAGACGTGCGGATTGCATTATCGCTTTACCATGGACCGCGTGGCAAATCAAATTTATTCGGGAACGCTGCCTTACATTACTATCAAAAACATGGAAGATTGCTTGCGCAGCCGCATAGCTGCTAAGGCGGGCGCGGAATTTTTTAAAGAATGTTTCGAGGCCGTGGTGTCCGACAAGAGCGGCTTGTTTGTGATAAGCGGCGGCGCGGCAGCGGCCTGCCACGTTGACGATGGTCGCGGCGTGCTCAAGTGTCTAGACTTTGACTACTACAACTTTACTAGAGAATGGTTGCAGTTGGCGCGCTTGCAACGCCGGTTGCAAGCGTGCGTGCAAGGCGCTTTTGAAAATTTGACACAATTGACCAAAAATGTGCGCGTGCAAGATGATTTGACAGTTTTGAAATGTTTCCAAAACGGCGCGTTTTGCTTTAACGGGTCCGCGCAACTCCGCCTGTCGCCGCATGTTGAGACGGTGCGCACTAACTTCAACGGAGAGTTTGACTTAGTGCGGTTTGCGCTGCAGGTGGAAATGTGGTCGTCCGGCGGTGTCGATGAGCATACCGAACAAAAATTAATCGTGGACCGCGGCGCCGTAAAATTCAATGTGTTTTTTGTAAACATACGGGCAATGAAGGGCCCGCCGTTTTCGACAGAACGTTGTACCAAAACGCTAACCATTTTCGGCAAAGACTACCGCGTGGTCGTATCGCCGTTACAGCGCGTGCTCAACGATCAGATTATGTGTCTGCTCAAAGACATATTTACAGACAAACCTAGTTTTAAAGTGGCGCGGCGCAAAGCGTGCATTTGCGCCTTGCGTGCCAAGCTGCCTCAAAAAGCGTACGACGAATGCATCAACAGCCATCACGACGTGGAGCCCATTCGGCGTTGCGACGAAAGTATTACCAATTTTTGCAAAAAGACGCTGGACATCCACGGGTCTGCGCTGGGGTGTCGCAAGCTTGTATACGCCTATTTCAAAACGGACTCGTTCACCAACCAAGTACCTGACTACGTCGCTAATTGTGTCAATTACCCGTATAAGGATTGTGATATTAGGTGGAAAGAATTTATACACTTTTTGTTGTAACTTTAGTTTATGTAACTTTGGTTTAATAAAAAATCAAATTCACACAACTACTTTTTTTATTATAAATATAAATAACTATCCGTGTTTAATTAGTAAAATCTAAAAATAAATAATACAGTTAACAATTGTCTACCCGTTTTATAATTACTTGCAGGAACCCATTTTGAGGAATTGGCGCCCCTTGCGCTATTATGAGCTTTGTTTACGCTAACAAATTCGACTACACTATTTACCAACTTTAATTCATACTCATTATCGCTAAAAAATAACCCTCGCAACGCGCCCCAGGCGCTTTTTAAATAAGCCTCGTTAATAAAAATTTTCACTACGGTTTGCTGTTGCTCGATGGCGTTTACGGCGGCGCGCACACGGCAGCCCGCGGAGCGCGCAGCGAACAGCGGTCCAACCACAAGCGGTACCGTGGCGCCTTCATCGTCGGGCTTGGCGAAGCCGTCAAACAATATCTGCTGTTGACCGGGAGTGTTGATGACGCACAAGCTGTCGTAACGGCTGCACACGGTGGCTTGCAAATGTTTTTCTTTAAAATTAGTAACTGAGATTAATACTTTATATTTGGCAAACGGCGATCGGCACTTTACGGTGAGGCAAAATTCGGCGTTGGCGCACACCGACGCCAGTTTGAAGCATTCTTTATGAGTTGGCTCCTCAACGCCGCGCAAGTTAATTGGCACCAGCGTCACGGTGATATCCATCGTGCAAAACCTGTTGTATTATTAACTTTGCGCTTACTATCTTTTCTGCGTCCTTGATTTCAAAGCGCTTGTTGTTCACGCTCGCCTTAACGCCCGCTCCCAACGAAGTCGCGAGCGCCTTTGCAATGCGCCGCCGGTCCCGCGCGCAATCGGCGCGCTGCGCACTAAACACCTGCTCGCCGCCAATTGCGTTCAATTTTGCTACTCGCTGTTCCACAAACCGTTTAGACCCACTTGTCGTGTACACGAGTTTTTTACAAATCGTGACAGCAAAATGTTTGGTTTTGGCACATTTTCGTGTACTCAAACGCGCCGCCAGGGTTGCAATAACTCTTCGGATCAACTTTTGCATGTTGCGCACGCGCTTCCTTTGCAATTGAGACAGTATTGAAAAATTGAGCCGCGTTTTTCGCAATTGCGCAATGATTTGTGCCATTTTATCTTCATTGTTTTTGCTTTCTGAAAACATCGTGGTGGTAACGACGGTTTTCACTAAAGCGCACACCGCGCCCGGGCGGCACTTTGGCGGCGCGTAAGGAGCCAATATTTGGGCGGTCTCCATATGTACGGCGACGTGTTGCGGCTGTGAGAGCCTTCGTTACAATAATGATTTGCTTGGGAAGTGAGCGTTTATAAAGGCTGCAAGTGCGCAATCGCGGAGCGGGGCAAAAAACACGGCAATAACAACGGTGACTCATGATCGTGATTCATGCAATTACAATGGAAATCGCAAAAAATAGTCCGAATAGGCTATGTTGGCAGAAGTTGTTTTCAGCGTACGTGCCGGGCGAGTCATGTCGTGTTTAAATATAATTACGCGTTCCGTGAACTTAACGGCTTTTTCGGCCGGCGCGGCGTCGTGTTCCAAAACGGCGCGCAAATCGTCGATACGCGCGCGGTACGCCTCCGCGTCGGCAATCACCTCGCCAATTGCCAGTGTGAGCTGCGCCGCCGAGACGACGGCCGTGTCCAACGTGCGCGCCACGCCAAACTGCTGCAGTTTGCGCGCGTGGTGAAATTGGTCGCCCATCATGGGCAGACAAACCATAGGTACGCGCGACTCCAGTGCTTCGTCGCTCGATTGAAGACCTGCTTGCATGACGAACGCCACCACTTTTTTGTGATGCAGCACCGCGCGCTGGTCAAACCACTTTTGTGTTACCACGTTGCTGGGCAATTTTACAGATGCGGGCACCGTGTCGTCCACTTTCCACAACACTGTATAATTGTTCAGTTGAACAAACGATTCCAACAACATTTGTATAAATTCGGCGTGAATAGAGTTGGTGTCGATGCTGGAGCCGAAGCTCACGTAGATTGCTCCGTCGACGGACTCATTGAGCCGGCGCTCGAGCGCGGCGGTTAACTTGTGCGACGGCGCCTGCGACAAATGCAGCCCGCCGCCCAAATATTGCACGCTGGGAGGCACCGGACGGTTGTTGTCGTACACCGGGTGCAGGTTGAGTAGTAAAAGTTGCACGTTGTCACGTAATTGGCGAATGGTGGGCGTGTCAAGACCAAACTGTTGTTTCAGCAGCTCGTTGGATCGCTGCGACGCCAGCAGCTCAAATTCGTTTAGTAGGCGCCATTCGCTGAGCGCGCCCGCCGCCTCGCCGCTGAAGCTGCTGCGCCAAATGTTGGGGTAGTGGACGGGGTGGCGCGCCACGGCGCCGGCGGCGTCAAAGTTCTCGGCCAAACCGTAACCCGGCGCGATTTGTATTACGGTCGCGGGCCGAAACAAGTGCCCAAACACAAGCTCGTAGTCGGCGGACGCTTCCACCACCACGGCGTCAAAGGTCCGGTTGGAGGCTAGAAAATGGCGCACGTTGGCGTTGTCAAATTGGTCCTTAAACATTTCTATCAGGCTCATGTAATTGTCCGCAGTGACGGTGGTTTCGTCTGCTACCACGCCGCGCTTGCGGAACGCGCCTGAACCGGCCATTAGCTTCTGGTATTGCTCCAACGACATGTCGGCGTCAATTTGCTCTATGCGGCCGCATTCATTTAGCAAGGCGTAATCCAGTAGCCGCGGCTTCACAGCGGTTACATTGTGGCAATTTTTTGCAAGCGCGTGCACGTATGCCTTGTACACAGCGTGGTGACTATAAGCTGGCGTGGGCAGCACCGCTAGAATATTCGCGGTTTGCGCGTCCGCTGCGAGTAACGTCAATGCAATAAGTAAAGAAGCCATTGCAATTGCGAGTGCACTGAGCAGTGTGATCGATTGCAGCTCTGACCTCGTTTTTATTGTTGCTCTGAATGGGGCCGTGCAAGTACACTTTGGAGCGGGTCGACATGATGTGGAAAGCCATTGCGTACAACGACAGTCGCAGGCTCGCGTTTATGATCAGCCCGCGGCGATGGGTGCACGCTAGCAGCCCCTTCGAAAACGCCGCGCAGTTGTACAATTACATCGTTAAAAACTCGGTGAGCGACGTGCACGTGCTACCATTGGACGAGGGCGGCCGTGAGTGGGTCATTGACGCCGATTTTAAAGATTACGAAAACAAAACGGACCTAATGCTAAAGGTAAACGTGGGCGCCACCGCGCTTATGCTGTTCTTTGCCGACAAAGAGGATGCTGTTCAACGCGTCATGTTTAGCGGCAACCGCGGATTCCACATGTGGCTAAAGTTTTGCGGCAAGTTTAGAGTGGACGCGCCGAAAAGTTTGCGCGAGCATTGGTTCGGCATGTTGAATAAACCGTGCAAACTGAACAGCGGCGAGATCAAGCCGGGCAGTTTTATTTATTGCGTCCGGCAGGCCGTGGAAATGTACATTGACGGTGCCGACGACAAGTCGATATTGCATTACTGGCCCGACGTGGATCGAGACGTGTTCTGCAACGCCAGCAAGCAAATTCGCGCGCCGTTCAGCTATAATTATAAGGGAGGCGAGTATTCGCGCTGTTTGACCCAGCAATTGCTACAGCACATTGAAACATGTTCACCTGGATGTTCGGCGGCTGGTGGAGTGGCGCCGACAAGCAGCTGCGTTTAAACGCCGAGTTTGATGAGCAGGCGTACAAGCGGTACGCGGTCGACCGGCACGCGCATTCGGACCTTGTGCGCTGGGACGTGTTCCGCTGTTACCCGTTCGCGTTTAAGTTTCGATACGTGACGGACGACAGCGCCAATCGATGTTGTAGCGTCGTCGATTTCTGCAAAGGCTTAAAAATTAGCCACGATCTTTTGCTGCGTTGTAGCTTTAATAGGCAACATGTGCGCCACCTCAACGAGCTAGTGCTCGGCGCGCCGCCCGCCGAGACGGATTCCTTTGGTAGCTTGTATGCAACGAAACACGGGCTTCTTCAATTCTTGCAGCAGTTGCCGTTGGACGCGAAGGAGGACGTGTTGCTGGCTATCAAAACAGACAAAGGCTATGACCGCGACGATATGCGCGACAAGATCGAGACGGTGCTGAAGCATATCAAAACGCTTAACGCCAACAGCGACAAGTTTATTAGCGCGCACAAGTCATTCAAGCATGAAGTGTGCGTCCGTTTTGAACAGTTTGAACAGCGTCTGGACGCGCTCGATTCAAAGATCAACGCGCCGCCTGCGTCCACACAGGGGGCGCCCGTCGTGGTGTTTCCGCGCGACGTGACCAAACACCCGCATCTGGCAGTGTTCATGAGCCGCGCGGAAGATACAGGCAACACGCAAATCGCGTTTGCGCGCGGCCAAGAGGAGCATTTCCGTAAGCGCAAGTTGGAGTTCGAGGATGACATGGACACCATGTTTGAGGGCGTGCACCCCAATCCGCTGTTGGCCGTGCATTGCATCAAAGAAGAGTTTGCCAACAGCGGCTATAAAATGCGTCGTTTGTCTAAAAAGGTTATCGAGGTCAAATGCACCGTGAACGCCGCCAAGGACATTGTTAAAAAAGCAATTTCGTAATATATAAAAATAAAACCTGAGTTTATTATTATGAACCCCGACGCTAGATTTCCCCCCATGGACATTGACGAACAAGCCACGTATTTTCCGGTAAAGCGTACGGCGGGCCAGCAACGCGTTTTACGACGGCGACATAGTGATGAAAGAGGTGCGCCACGAGCAAAATGGCCCACCCGTGTATTATGCGTACAAGTGTTTGCCGCTTGAATTTCCGCTCACGCTAAAGGGTACCCAGTACGAGGTCGTTGCCAATTTGCCCGCGCTGCAAAAGGCCGAATCCAAGCAGCTGTTTACCGCAAAGCAGCTCGATGAGTACGACCCGCGACAAGTCGCCACGGAGAAGGCTGCACCGGTTGTTCAACGTGCCGTGAGTAGCCTGCCTCTGCATAAGATGGGGCCACAATACGCGCACAGCAAAAACCTCAACCTGGCGGTGGTGCATCCGCGTATGAAAACAGTCGTGGGCCCGCGAGTCAATGGCGCGGCTAACAGCAACGCGCATTATCGCGAATTATTGCAGTTATCAATTGACAATGATCTCGCGCACGGTCACATCAGCGAGGAAGAAGCCAACGCGTTCAGAAACAATCTACAGCTAGTAATTAACAATGACCTCGCGCACGGTTTCATTGACGAGGAAGAAGCCAACGTGCTCAGGAACAATATTATATAATAATTATAACAACACTATCAAAAGAATATTTATTTTATTTACATATAAAATAAAAGTTGTCCACAATATAGTCGTAGCAGTCAACGTCGAGGTCCGCGGCGTTGACGCAACACAACAAATCAAACAGCGCGTTTTTTTTTTCGTCCGTCGTAGCGTTAATGTAGAGCAGATCGGCTTCCGCGCGCAGATCTGTATAAGTTTCTTTGCATAGACGGCCGAAATCTTTGATCACGCCAAAAGACGGGTGGCGCTCGTCTTTCGGAGTCAAGTTGTTGCGCATGTACTGAAACAGGATGTACATACTAGCAGCTTTATGTTGCGAAAAGTGTTTCCGTCCGATGCCGCAGAAGCGTCCGTACACGTTGGCCATGGCAGGCGCGCAGTTGCCTTTGTTTTGGGGCTGAACAAATTTGATGACTGCGTCTTGCAAACGCGTCATTAATTCTGTAGGCACGGCATTAACGGTTAATCGATGCATGTAGGTTAGCACGCAAAATTTGTAGTACCACCAACCTTCCGCTTTAATCTTGGGGTCGGGGTCGAACACGTCCGCGACGTGCGCTAGGTTGTTCATATCAACAAAATCTTTAAAACCTTCATATATTATTGTTTGAAAATCGTCCAGCGCGTTGCTAGGGATGTCAGCAATCGTATCCAGAGCAAAAATGTTGTTGCCAATGGAAACGCGCTTTTCGAGAGGCGCGTATTTGTCTATTTCGGCCAGCGCGAGCTGCACGTTCGCGCACAGACCGGTTTTGTCGCCGCGGTTATACCACGCCGCCAGTCGCGCGGCGACATCCGTTACATCAAGTAGTTGGCGCGCCAGATTGAAGCAAAACCCGTTCTCGAAACAACGCGCCGTGGCAATGTCGCGGCGCACGCATGACGCGTTGGACACATACGTTTCAGTCAAATGTTCGTGCACTATTCTGTACAAATGGTACGACTCGCCGTACTTTTCGTGCAGCAAATTGAACGCGCCGTAATAAGCGTACACGAGAAGCTTAGAAGACAGGGACATGTTGCTGTCGAAAAGGTTGCGAACACTATGCATACAGCATTGCCGGCGGCTTGTTTATATACATACAGTTGCGTCAGTCGCCCAGTGTAAGGGCGCGCGGAATGTTCCCCGATCGCTGGCACGAGTTCACTCCGTGCGGCCGCGTTATCGACGGCACCAGGCTGATATGCTTTAAGGTGCCTTTGAGTGCGGAATTGTTCGAGTATGTGACCAACGACGAGGACCGTTGGACAGTGGCCAGTCTGCTAACGCGGCACAGCGCGCTGGGCGCCGTGATAGATTTAACGAACACCACGCGTTACTATGACGGCGAACAGATGATTCGGGAGGGCCTGTTGTACAAAAAGATCCGCGTGCCAGGCCGCGCGATTCCGGACGAAGACACTGTGCAAAAATTTTTCAGCGCCGTTGACGAGTTCCAGGACCGCTGCCCGACGATGCTGGTCGGCGTGCATTGCACCCATGGATTGAACCGTAGCGGCTATTTAGTGTGTCGCTATATGGTGGACAAACTGGGCGTGTCACCGGCCGACGCAATTATTCGCTTCGAAGAGGCGCGCGGACACAAAATTGAACGGGCCAATTACTTGCAAGACCTTCTTGCGCGCAACCATGTACGACGCGAACCAAATTGACAAGTACATTTTTGTTGGTGGATATTACGGAGACGACAAAGCCATGCTGCAATTTATCAAAAAATATGACATTGCCAGTGTGATCTCGCTGATTAACGCGGACGTGGGACCCATCAGGCAGGCGCTCGGCCTGCCCGCCGGCGAACACATTCACGTTTATTGCGAGGACGCGCCGACGTGCGTGGCCCTTCCCAACGCGATGTTTGCGCTCTACGAGTACATGACGCGCAGAATCGGCGAGGGCAAGCGGGTGCTTATCCACTGCTACGCGGGCGAGTCCAGGTCGGCGGCACTGGTGGTGTACTATTATATGCGCAGTCGGCAAATGTCGTATGAAGAGGCGTTAAGCCTCGTAAAAAACAAGCGCCGCGTAGCCATTAGCAACCATTTTGTGCGTTTTCTGGCCAGCAAGTGTAGCTACAAATTTGTAAATAATGTATTGAAAATACGAGTGTCGTAGTGTAAAAGTTGTATTATTAAGGCAAATAAAAAAATTAAATGGCAATGTTAAAAACATTTTTGTTAATATGCGTTTCAAGCGCCGCACTAAGTGTAAAGGTGACAACAATTAACAATGTGCTATACACCGTAAATGACACGCAAAAAACGATTGCTGTTAAACAAGTCGACGACAAACCGGCTTTCATTCAAGTTATTCCTCCGCAAAGCTTTACCAAGAACCAAGAGGAATTGGATATGTTACATCATTTTCCAGGTGTAGCAAGCAATGTAATGTTTCCACGAATAGCCAACAACACCAAACTGACGGTGCTGTTAAGCGATGGTAGTTTGGCGACGATAACGGTCGATCGTGTTTATACAAATTTTCACAGTCACAAAAATCGCATGGTTTATGGCCAATTGTATTCGTTTGCGCTTAGCAACTTTTCGTTGGCCAACCAAATTTATATTGGCGCACCCATTTTTGAAAAAGAGCGTATGGTGTCCGTGATCACGGCGCGCCACGAGGACTACAAAAATAAACTAGTGATCTATCCCGTAACCGGTATCAGCGCTCGAGGACTGGTGTCGGGCCAAATCAATTTTGATTTACAAATTTTAACACAAAAATTGCTCGAAGGTTCATCGGTTTATGGCAAAATGCAGTTGCCGTACAAGGCGCTAAAAGATTATGCCATTAGTACAAATAGAAACAAAAACTTGTTCAAAGGTTTGCCACGGAACGTTGCCGTGTTTTACAACGAACGCGACATTACCATCGCTTTGGTGGAGGGCGAATTTGAAATCGACAGAATTCGATTAAGCGGTCCTTTAATTTTACGTAACATTAAACAACAATAATAAAAGTCAATAAATTTATCTAACAATTGTTTTATTCAAATTGCAAACTGTGGCGCGTCCTGCGCGTAGTTATTATTTATTAACACTGTGTGCGGCTGCAGATACACCGGCCTTTTAACAAAGCTGTTTGAGAGACAGGGATGATGAATCCCCGTTCTTGTGTAATGTATGCACATTTTGAAAATCCATGTATCTGTTACAGCATTTTTTTTTATGTTTCTATCCATAATTGAACCATGTTGGTACGCTGATCCGCTCCACCAAACTGGCCAATTTTTTTACTTGTGCCATGACGTGTGTTTTAACTGATCAACAATTGCGCGACAACTAAAGGTCGCCGCCCGCATTAATACGCTGCACCTCTAATAGCTCGTTGACGCCCTCTTCCGTGTCGCCAAACACGTGAAGCGGGTGGTCGATAACCAGCGGCGTGCCGCACTCGGGCCACAGGTAACGCGCAATAAAGTGGTCGTCGGGCGCGGGCACGTCGGCCACCGCGCGGAAGTTTCGGCACACGCGATAGTAAATGAGCGTAGGCTGCAGGCGAATCGTGCCGTCGGCACCGTACGCTTGAACGTTGACGACCATGCATGCTGCCAAGAGCGCGTCGCGGTCCGGAAACCTGAAGCGGCGTACGTCCGCGGGCGTGACGTTTCTGTCGATCAGCTCGCGCACCCGCGACAGGTGGCCAATGTGCGCGACAATGTTTTCCTTAGATTCTCGCGTCAGCCGCAAACTAAACTTGACGAAGTTGGGCATAGTAAGTTACTTTCGTTTAATGCAACTTTACACAATAATATATAATGACCCGCCCCACAATGAGGAACGCGGCTGCGGTGGCGGCCGACTACGACCGAGAGCAGCTTCGACGCGATTTAAATAGCTTGCGCCGCAGCGTGCACGAGCTGTGCACGCGGTCAACGACTGGGTTTGATTGCAACCGGTTTTTGGACGGCGTCGACAAAGCGCCGGCGGTTATAATCAAACCTGCAGCGGCTGGCCAGCACTCGAGCTTGATCTGCGATAAGGTGTAAGCATGGACCAGGTGTGGAACCCCGCCGCAGGCGCGGGTAGTGTAAAAAAACCGGAGACGTATTTGATCGACCCTAACGACTTCGTGGGCATGCTGGAGCTTACGCCGTACACCGTGTTTGAGCGCGGACTGTTTATACGCATGTCGGGCATGCGCCTGCTCGCGCTGCTGGCCGCACCCAAACCGAAGGTGCCAACGACGCGTCGCTTTCCGCAGCGCAGCAAGCGCAACGTGTGTTTGAAGGAGTGCGCGGACGGGCCGCAGAGTCTCACTAAGGTGTTGACGGCGCGCATGAACATGCCGTTGTGCATGAGCAAAATTATGGCCGACCTCGGCAGCGCCCCGCGGGGCAACATGTACAGAAAACGATTTGAGTTCAACTGTTATCTGGCCAACGTGCTCACTTGCACAAAATGCAAGGCGGCGTGTTTGATCGGCGCGCTGCTGCACTTTTACAGGATGGATGCCAAATGTGTGGGCGAGGTGACGCATTTGTTGATCAAAGCCGAGAACACATACAAGCCGTCCAACTGCGCGAAAATGAAGGCCGTCACAAAGTTGTGCCCAAAAGCAAACATGTGCAAGGGCTTGAATCCAATTTGCAACTATTAGTTGGTGTTAGTAAGCATGGGAAGATGGCCGCCAGCGACCAAAAAATTTTAGAACTGTTTTACCGCTGGAGCAGTCAAACTGGGTGCGAAATGCTGGACGACGAAAAGGACCTACACTGTTTGTACGACCTGGAACGTTTTGTGGGAGCGCATTTGAACAAACGATGTGACGCGAAGGCGAAAAAAAATAAATGTGCGGAAAAGGCGGCCTTAAAGCGTGTACAAATTTCGGCGGACCGCCACGCGTTGGAGGCCGCTGCTGCGCCGATCGACGCCGACGACGGTCAATGGTCAAAGCTGACCAGCGCCCAGTTAGACGAAATTGCACGCGAAAAGGACATCGTCGACCGCATTTATCAATTGCAGCTAAAACAGGACCGTTTAATAAAAATGGATGGTTTGAAAAAACAATAATTTGATTAATAAATAAACAATTTTTGGTTTAACCGAATTTTATTTTATTAGTAAGTAAATTGCTGGTTTTGTAGCACATTTGTAATATAATTTCCTATAACTATGCCAGATTATTCGTACCGGCCAACCATTGGTCGCACCTACGTGTACGATAACAAATACTACAAAAACTTAGGATCCGTTATTAAAAGAAAGCGCAAGAAGCACCTGCTCGAACATGAGGAGGACGAAAAGCACTTGGATCCGCTGGACCACTACATGGTGGCCGAAGACCCCTTTCTCGGTCCTGGCAAAAACCAAAAACTAACTCTCTTCAAAGAGATTCGCAATGTTAAACCCGACACGATGAAACTCATTGTCAACTGGAGCGGTAAAGAGTTTTTGCGCGAAACCTGGACCCGGTTCGTTGAAGACAGCTTTCCCATTGTTAACGACCAAGAAGTCATGGACGTGTTCCTAGTCGTAAATATGCGTCCCACCCGTCCCAACCGCTGCTACAAATTCTTGCGCCAGCACGCGCTCAGGTGGGACTGCGATTACGTGCCGCACGAGGTGATTAGAATCGTTGAGCCATCGTACGTGGGTATGAACAACGAATACCGCATCAGCCTGGCGAAAAAAGGCGGCGGCTGTCCCATTATGAACATCCACGCCGAATACACCAATTCGTTCGAATCCTTTGTGAACCGCGTCATCTGGGAAAACTTTTACAAACCCATCGTGTACATTGGCACAGATTCAGGCGAGGAAGAGGAAATGCTCATTGAGGTTTCGCTGGTGTTCAAGGTTAAAGAGTTTGCGCCTGATGCGCCTCTGTTCACCGGGCCCGCATACTAA